GCCTGGCAGGCGTTGGATAAAAGTCCTTGTTATCCCCGGCCGGTAGGTACGCGACATCAACTTTTTCTCTGGTCTTGCGCCCGACGTTGGTGGTGGCCGCATCCTCCAGTTCCTCCGGGTGCTTCTCACAGTACGTACGGATCTTCTTTTTGGCCTCCGCAATGCTGTTCGCATCGCCGATGTGGTCAATGCTTCGCATCTCACTGGGATGGATGCTGCCGTGATTCACTCTGAGATAGATAACGTACCAGCCCTTGTCCCAGGTTCCCTTCTTCTCCCTTTTATGGATCTCGAAGGTGGCGAGGTCGCCGTCAACCTTGCAGATAACTTTTCTCGGCTGTACACTTTTGTGGTCTTCATAGCAGTTAAGAATCATTCCAGCGGCGGCTCCTTTCTGCAAAGCTCTTCTACTCTCTTCTCATCTTCCTCGAACTGTGCTCGCTCTTTAAGGTAATCGTCGATCTCTCTGTTGCACCATTCGACTCTATCCCAGGCACCCCACGCTTTATTGATGATTTCGAGCCTTTCTTTTGTTATCGCGTATCGTGAAAACAGATGCTTCCTCGCCAGGATTCTCGTTACCAGAGATACCTTGGCCCACCTCACTCCGTAGCAGGTGTCGGTCCAGAACTCAGCCGCAAACAGCAGCCCTTGTCTACCGATGTCGGCGCGTCGGTAGTCTTTCTTGCCGATCAGGTAGATCTTTCTCCAAAGTTTTTCAAGCATAGAGCTTCCCATTGACCCCCTTCTTGTAGTCCTCATGAATGGCGATCACGTCCTTCATGATCGCCTTCATGTCTTCGAAGAAGCCTGCCTCAAAGCAGCTATACTTCGATTTCATCGTAGTCACTCCATCGTGAGAGGAAGTGACCTCATAGCCGAAGTCCTTCGGGAGATCCTGCCAGCCCTTGCAGATCGCGAAGCTCCCGCCGGTGAAGAACTCATACACATCACGGCGGCCGCGAGCCGGTCTGAATGTGAGCTTGACGACATCCCTATGCTGGGCATAGGTCGTAAGCTCCATGCTCTGGAACACGATTTTCATGGCTGTAGGGAAGCCGAAATCGTCCAGCTTAAAGATCGTGTATCTCTCCCCTCGCTGCATGTCCGCCTGGAGAAACGCCCGCTGGTTCGGCCCCGCCTGATTTTTCAGGACCTCCGCGAAGTCAAGAAGCGCCTGCTTCTCATCATGCGTCTGCCGAGACTCGATCTCGCTGCCGTTCGGCCGGAGAGCCATCGTCTCAAACAGGCCGGGCATGATCTCCGATGTGTCAACAGTGATTTTCGGGCCGTGCGAATATCCGCCGCCAAGCTCCTGTCTTGCCAAAGTCCTGATCTGAAACGTCATGTCGTGTACCTCCCTAATATTTTCTCTCTCAGGCCACCCAGTCCATCGCAAAGCGAATGACCGGCTTTCCCTCTTTATGATAACCGTCAGGCGTTGCGCTGATCTCGCAGGCGACAACGCCCTCCTGCATCCAGCTCCAGCGGTAAATGCTGTTCAGTCCGGTGTTTTCTGCGCTCATGGCCTGCCGGATACGCTTCTCAACAGTACTTGCTTTCTTGCACGAGAAGCGGTAGAAGTCACGCATGCGGCCGGTCTCATCCACAAGCGCCGCAATGTAAGTCTGCTGCTTCTTATTCGACACTGGCGAGCCCTCCTCAGCCGTTCGGCTCCAGATTGTTCATCAGTTCAAAGGCCGCCATGTGATAGGCCTCAGATTTTCCAAGGAACAGCATTTTGTCCTCGATCTTCTCTGCTCGACGAGCCTTGATTGCGAAATCACGCTCCAGCAGTACGAAGTATTCGATCATCTCCTGGCGCGAACGATAACGCTTCGCTTCATTCCCCACTGCGCGGCCTCCTTTCAAGCCGGTTTCCCCCAGATCCGTGCATTCTCCTCGTTAATCCACTCCTCTATCTCCATGACTCCATTGCCTTTCCGGTACATGTTCCAGAGTTTCAGGTAGATAGCGTTTCCCTCGTCTTTGCTGCATGTCGTGTAAAACACTGTATGAACGCCAAGCTGAATCTCCACGCTCCTGTTGTTCGGCGTGTATTCCGCAACGCCCCAAGCAGGACTGACACTGTCAGACATCTCATCTCTCATGTCCTCGTAGAGCGTTCTGAACAAAACGCGCAGAGGACCGAAGCTTTCGACCTTGTTCAGTCTCCATTTCCTAATCATTTTGGCGCCCCCTTTCAAGTGCCGTCGGGGTCAATCTCAAACGCCTCTCAGCATCTATAATATACCACACGGCACTTGCTTTATCAACAGTAAACATTCACAAATAATTGTGAATGTTTTTGTACAGGATTATACACTATTTTCTGTGATTACTTGGAGGGCTCAACGCTTACGGTGATCCGGTATTTCTGATCTCCGGCGATCAGACTTGATACGTAATCAAAGACCGCTTTCGGTGTACCTTCGCAAGAGAAGGTGAGGCTGCGCACTGTGGCTTTGCCAGACGGAGGGGAGCTCTCTTTTGTGTTACTGTCTGCAGTACCCCCCCCCGCATTGACAAATGAATCCCACCATTCGAGAAATGATATTCTACTTGCTTGCTTCTTCCCGGCAAAATAGTTTTTCCCCTTGTGGTACTTGTTCAGGTATTGCGACAGGGCCGTCTTGGTCGTCCCCATCATGCGGGCCATATCCTCGCGGCCGGCGCCCATTGCGACGCACTTGCGCAGGTACTCTCCCTGCAGGTCGTAAGGCATCTGCCGGAACATCCCCCAGGACATAGGTTTCGAGATATCGTACATTTTGACCTCCCCATTCAGTTTTCTTTTCTGCGCGGCGCTCAGGTAATCAGAGGGCATAGTGCATCTTTTGGACTTGCTGCCGTTCTTCTTAGCTGCCGCCCATCTTCCGGATCTCTTTCTCTCCCTCGCGGTCTGATCGAATATGTATTGCGCTTCGCACATTCCCTCTGCACCCTTTCTCTCTCTTGTATTAGGGGCCTATTCTGAGCCAGCGCCGGTTTTTATCGTATTTCCACTCGATACCGCCGCCGTTGATCCGCGTGACGATCTCATCGACCTGCCCCTGGGACAGGATATGCGCGCGGACCTCCATCTTCTTATCGTCGGGGATGGCATACAGGTAGGCCCACCTGTCGAGGGTCCTGTCTATATTCTGGATGCTCCACTCTTCATCCGAGAGAGCAGCTTGCTTTTTGCACTCTGCCTCTATGGCGTCAAGCTCGGCCTGCGCCTCCGCATACGTAGCGTAGCAGTGGAGGAAATGGACCATCAGATAGTCCGGGCGCTCTTTCACACCCATATACTCTCTGACGATTCGCCAGCCAAGTCTCCGGTCCACGGCCGTCTGGAAGATCGCGTGGTCATTCTCCCTCGGAGGAACGAGGAATCCAGCGCCGATCATTCCTTTGATCCATTCAGGGTCATTGAAGTGAGCCGGCATCCGCATCTCTTCCGGCACCTCTCTCTGGCCGTATTGGATGAGGGGCATATCGTAGGACCAGTTCTTGGGGAGCTTGCGCCATTCTGTGGGCGTTGAGAACTCTTTCACGGGAACGCCTTCGATCGTTCTCAGATCCAGCGGCTCATAGAGCTGGACGGCCACATCGCCGGGATAATGCTCCAAAACCATCCCGTATTCGATGTGCTTCCGGGTCTCCCCCGGCCGGCTGCCAAGAAAGTATACGATGCTTCCCACGGGGAAGCTCTTCGGGTTAAGATCAGACGCGCGTCCGATCACTGTAGGTTCAATAAATTCCATGGCCTTCTTTATATCCTCCTCTCAAACTTTCCATACCTTGACGATGGTATAGTCAGGCAAATCGGCAACGAACGAAGCGTTTGCCGCCTCTTCGTTCACGAATTTCCCAGCAAAGAACTCCGTTCCCCCATATTCGTTTCTGGTTTCACACTCATAAATGCCCACACGATCGTATTGGAGAAGGTCCCTCCATCGCCTCTCAATTGTAGTCGTCACAGCACTCGTACTCATCCACCTCCTGAAAGTCCTTGATGGGACAGACAAGATACATGCTTCCGTCCTCATGATCGGCGGACATGGATCTCCGGCAGGTAAGGCAGCACTTGCAAGGCTCGATCTCCTCATCCAGAATATAGACAAGATCGTCTCTTGGCATTATTACCATGACCCTCGACCCTTCTGCTCTTTCTGGGAAGCCTTTCTCAGCTCCCTATTGCGTCGGACATCCTCATTCCATTGCTCGGCGAGGCGATCTTTCGCCGCCTTGTCCAGCCTGGGATTAAGGAGCATGGCGAGGAACAGCCGCGCCGCGGTATATGGATTCATTTCTACCGTTTCTCTGGTGAACATAGCTTTATCCTCCCCCTGCTGTCAGGAGTGTGCGTGGAGCTCGGCATCTTCATACGTTTTGAAGATGCGGGAGCCCAGTTCGTGTGCGACGATTGGGTAGATACTTCCGGCGTCATCAGCAAAGATGTAGTGGATCTCCGCAGCTTTCCCCCGAATGCCTCTCTTCTCCACGCGGAGGAGCCTCCCCTTTCTGACCTTCCCGAAAAAGTCGTACGTGTACACCACATCTCCGAAGCTGTACGGCAGATGCAGGAGCCTCCCGGCCTCTTCCTCATCCTCATACCGCTTGAGCTTTTCTCTCAGCGTTGCGGCAGCGACGGCCGCAGCGTAAAGATCAGCAATGAGGCCCTCTATAGTTTCAGGGCCATCGAACAGATTGTCCGTCATCTCTTCTGCGATGTCAAAGGCATCGCCGTCCAGATTGACGTCGGCATTATGGCAGGCCGCGATGCGCTTCACGTAGTTTGTCAGACTCACGTTTGGAAATTCCGGTTCCTCTCCTCCACCGCGGACCATTGCCCACTTGTCCGAGTTTATATAGAAGCGATTGAGCAGGTTTTCCATGTTGCTTTCCGGTGTATCTGTGGTCATTCTTTCGAACATGTTTGAAGATTTCCTCCCCCATTTGTATTGTTTCAGGCGACGCAGACAGTCTTGAACTGGCCGCTTTCGTTGTTCTGGTACAGGCCGTAGATCAGATCCCCGCGCTCCGTGTAGGCCTTCCAGCACGCCGATCTGTCTTTCCAGTTTCTCACGACGGTGATCTCGAAGGCCTCTGCCTCACTCTCGCACTCCACGGTTTCCACCTGGAGATCCTTATTCTGCAAAAAGATTCTCATGTCGCCATCATCACCCGGCTTTCTCTCTCAGGACACATCCGGTCCAGACATAGCTCACGGTCCCTTCGCACTCCAGACCGTTCTTCTTGCAATCGCGGCACATCGGATTCTGGAGCACGGTGTAGCCGTACTTCTTGCATTTGGCGATCGCCTCCCGGAAATCCTCATAGGTACTGCACCGCAGGACCTTTTCGCTCAGATGGCCGCCGGCTGTCGGCACCAGATAGTGAAGCTCAAGCACTGGCCTTTACCTCCCTTTTTCCTTTTTCGATCTCCCGCCTGTAGTAGCGGATCAGCGCCTTGAGTGCCCCTTCGTCCAGGCAGATCGGTTTCCCGTGGCCGCTCCAGTGAGAAAGGTGGGCGCCGTACTTCTCCGCATCCACCTGGGCCTCCTCGTACTTGACCATCTCCTTGATCTGCTCGATCTTGTATTCGTACATGCTGATTTTGTCTTCTATCATGCTGATTTTGTCTTCCATTGTTTTAGAGCCCTCCCTTTCCCCTGTTTTTAATTAAAGCCAGTCGTTTTCGAGCCACTGCTGCCGGATCTTCCGCTTCGCACGATTATAGATGGCGATGGTATCATCGCCGAAGCCAAGCGCTCTGAGATAATCCGCGCCGGTCCTGTATTCGTTCCACTCCACGTCGCCGAAGCAACTGCAGACATCCCAATCACCCTGATAGGTGTTGATCGGGTACTCGTGATTTCCCATTTCGTACATGAAAGCCTCCTCAGCGAAGGCCTCATCCTTTTTGATGAGCTCGCGCAGCTCCGCCAAGTGGTCCCTGTTCATCCACGCGCGGACCTGTTCGGCATCCTTGCGCAGATAGAACATTCCTTCTGCTTTGTAGAGCTGATCCGTGTCAGCCGCGGTCAGTCCTCTCTTTTCCATCTCCTCGATAAGCTGATCATCAGAGAAGGCGAAGAACACCGGCAGACTGTCCATCTCTGCCCTGAGCTGATCTCTGTATTCCTTGTATGTCATCTCAGCATATCCTCCCTTTTACGCGGCCGCCGGAACGCTCTCCAGCACCTCAATGTAGAAGCCGTTCGTGCTGCGCTTGGCATCGAAGCCATAATCCGTGACCTCATTGCCCAGCGCCGCCATGTATCGGGCAAAAGCCCACGCAGAAGCCGAGCTCGCGAAATGATATCTGACTTTTTCCATTGTTTACGCAGCCTCCTTTACGTCATCCGCGGTGGCAAGGCTGCCTTTCAGAATGAGATCGACAGCCTTGTCCGCCTTTCCTGCCGCCTGCACAATCAGATCCGGATTACCCTTGATCGCATCGGTCCATCCCTTGAGATAGGCCGCAGAATTCTGGAAGCTGGACCGGCTCTCCACACCGCACTTCAAGCACAGAGCCGCGGCGCCCAGCTCGGCGATCAGCTCCTCTTTGCTGTACTCCTCATTGCCGAAGCCAATCGCCCCGTTTTCCTTGAAACGCCCAAGGCGGGACCAATGGCCCGTCGAGTGAGTCATCTCATGGAAGAGCGTCGAGTAAAACTCCTCCACCACCTTGAACTGCTCCACGCACGGCACCGTGATCAGATCCTCGCTCGGCCGGTAGAAGGCCCTGTTGCTCTCCTGATCGCGGACGATCCGCAGCGTCGGATTCGCGGCGCAGTACCCCTCGATGATCTCCTCGGCCTCGGCCACGGTGTCATGCTCGAAGCGCAGATCATCATCCGCCAGATATTTCTTGTCGATGCCCTCGCAATCGTCCAAGTTGAAGACGTTGAAATATCTGAGCACCGGATATGTCTTGGCGACCTCCTCGCCGTCGTCGTTGGTCTCCACCTTGTTGATCACATTCCAGTAAACGATGAAGCGAGCCTTGGCGCCCTTCCTAACGTGGCCGCCCTCAGCCGCGATCTGCTTGAACGTCGCGTACTCGCCCGGCTTCCCCAGCAGCATGCAGTTGAGCAGACTGTAATGCTTGCCCGTTGTGTGACTCACAAAGCGATCGGACCCAAACCACGGCTGATGCCAGGGGATGACGCCCTTTTCCAGCTCTTCCAGAACACGCGCAGCGACCATTTCACAAACTTTTCCCGGCATAATAGTACCTCCCATATTCCGTCCCGCAAGTGCCTTTCGCTTCTCTCTGAATGGCACGAGGCATTTTCAGCTCCAAGAAAAAAGCCCCCTGCCAGCGTCATAATAATAACACAGGCAAAGGGCTTTTTCAAGTGTAAATATACACAAATAATAGTGTTTGATTTTGGTGATTTTATCCGGGATTTCGGCGGTTTCGCTGATCGACGGTTTGGCCGCATCTTAAGACTAACTTGCAACTAACTTGCTTCAGTTGCAACCATGTTGCAAGTTGGCCTTGTATAACTATCGTGCATATTTTGCGAAAAGGCGCACGATAGGTCAAGCGATCCTCTCGATTTTCCGGTAATTTTCGAGAGAACTGTACGCTTTTTCGATGAACCTCCCGAACTCCGGGTTCTCACGGAACAGCTTGTAGAGGCTCTCGCCGCTGTTGTCGGTGATTGCGTCCATCATCTTTTCTGAGTTAGAGAAAGCTCCATATTCAGCGAGGGCAAACATGATGTGAAGCCAAAACGGTTCATTTACGAACTGCTTTTCTGTGCTGTATCCGCACAAAGCGCCCAGGATCTCTTCGTACTCCATCTCAACACCACACTGGGCGATAATGTTTATAATGGAGTGAAAGTCCTCGTTCATTTTTTGTGCCCTATATCGGATTGCACTTTTGGAGCCCTCGGGGTTTCCGTTTTTGGCCGCCATCAGGTAGGTCTTGCTGCCTTCTGCGACGCAGATACCGCCGGCCCTTCGAAGGTCCTTTCTTGTATCGTCGATGATCGCGTTTGCTTTCTTCGCGCTTCTTGGGTACAGAGACGAAACGCTCGTGTTAAAGCTCTCCATGTTGACCTGCCCAGTGACTTTCAGCTCCTCAATGAGCCGACTGCGCAGTTTGTTTACGATCTCATCCTTCTCCTCTTCAGCCAATTTGTCTCCAATTTCCCGCTTGTAGACTTGGTCGATCGTGAGTCCCTGGGAGCACATACGTATATAGTGGTTTCGCTCTTTCTCGCCCATCTCATAGAGCCATTTTGCAACGGCACGCTGTTCCTTCCTGCGAAGCTGCTCAATGCCGTCAAGCTCCGCCACTCTCACAAGGGCCTCTGCTTCGAGCTGTGCATATTGGACAGACATCTCGTGGAAAGTCTCGTTTGCCTTGAGTGCTTCCCCGAGAGCGTTGATTTTGTTGACTTTCTTGATGAGGTCTCGCAGATCAACAGTCTGCCGTATACTGTCCAGATCGAACATTCTGTCCCTGATCGCAATCTCGTTATTTGCCATACTACCTCCTTGATTTATATATTCTTACTCTGACTTTGCACGCTTGCGCGAGTCACATCCGGGAATTGGAGGACGACAAGCGCCAAATGATTCTCTGACTCTGCACGCTTGCGCGAGTCACATCTATGACGCTGGCGGGGGCCTTTTTTCTTGGGTTTCTCTGACTCTGCACGCTTGCGCGAGTCACATCTGGAAACGCCCCTGCAAAGATTGATGGAAGCCATCTCTGACTCTGCACGCTTGCGCGAGTCACATCGGCAAATTTGCACAATATCTATCGCGCCGCTTTATGCAATTCGCGCTTTATTCGCAGTTGCGCAAGCAATGCCTACTCTGTAGACCACGCCTTTTTCGTGGAACACTACCGGCTTCTTACGCCTATTTCGGTGCGAACGCATAGGCTTTTACTCATTGTTTACGGTTCGCACCTCGCCGGGGTCAGCCTCCGGCGATTTATATTACTTTACTTCTTTCACATTGTCTCTTCTGTTCATATCATTTGGCGCACTCGCGCCGGTTGCGTCGGGGAGAGATAAGGAAACACCCCACCGGGACCTTCTCTGGCCCTGCGCACTCGCGCCGGTTGCGTCGGAAATCCCAGAAAAGGAGGCCGACGATGGCATCCTCTGGCCCTGCGCACTCGCGCCGGTTGCGTCGGCCCATCCAGCAGGTGCTGCTGGCCTTTAAGGACTCTGGCCCTGCGCACTCGCGCCGGTTGCGTCGGAGGAGATCCGGGAGGAGCTGAGCGCCACAGATCTCTGGCCCTGCGCACTCGCGCCGGTTGCGTCAGCAAAAGTGTACAAAGACAGTTACGCTATTTTGTGCATTCAGACGCGAGTCTCAGTTGCGTGAGCGATAACTACCATGTGGTCCTACGCGGAGTTCGTAGAAACACCACCGTTTTCTCACGCCTATTTCGCTCGGCTTTCGTCGAGCATCGCTGGAGCCAGGTGCCAGCGATTCATTTATTTACCCCGCTATAAGCGAGGGATAAAATGCTGCGTGGAGTATGTTAATGGCTGCGTTTACATCCTTGTCGTGAACAGTTTTGCACTTTGGGCATCGCCAGTAGCGCGGAACGATGGATTTTCTTTCCATGATATGCCCGCAAGTGTGGCACGTTTTCACCGAAGGAAACCATTCATCGACGGCTACGACCTCTCTCCCGTGCCATTTGGCCTTATATCTGATATTGTCCAAGATTGTACTGATTGCCGAGTCCGCGAGAACTCTCGCTGTGTGCTTGCTCTGAAATTTTTTCACGACATCCAGCGTCTCTATGCCGATCCTTCCGTTTTCCTGAACAATTTTCCTGCTGATGATATGATTTTCGTTGGCTCGCCTGCGCGCGATTTTTCTTTCCAGTTTTGCGAGCTTGAGTCTTGTCCTCTCATAGGTTTTCGACGGGCGGATGGTCTTATCTTGCACGTGTGCCGCACGGAACTGCTCATTTGCCCACCCCCAACGGCGCGAAAGTCTCCTGCTCACGCGCCTTTTATGCCTCTGCTCCTGCTCCTTAAACCGTTTGTTCTGGAACTTCTCGTTATCAGAAAGAGTAACCAGGTCCTTTGCTCCCATCTTTATGCCGACTTCCTTGCCCACTTTTTTGCTCATCGGCTTGTAGACCGCATTGTGCAGCTTGAAGCAAATGTAGTAGCTGTCGCAGTTATCCTTGCTGATCGTAATGGTTATCTGCTTGCTTTTGTTCTCTTGGAGCCATTCAGGAAACTGCATTTTTCCTTCTGGGTCAAAACGGATCTCCTGATTCCAGCCTTTGATTTTGCAGGTGCTTTCTTTGCCTTCGTCACCACAGTCGCTCAGCCTTGCAAGGCGCGCATACATTGCATTGCGATTACTTTTTGTGAAAAATTTCGAGCATGGTTCTTGGTATGTATAGCTCATTCGAGGCTTTTCCGAGTTGTAATAGCTTGGCGCTCGGAGGCCTTTCATCTCTTCTTTAAGTGCATCTATTACTTTTTGGTCTGCTCCCCTTGAGCGAAGATCTCTGATCCTCTTTCTGAGGTGCTTTTTAAGCTCGATCATCTGTTTAGTTCGTTCAACTGGCATTACTACGTGCTTTCCGTCTTTTTTTCTGGGGGCCGAGAGCGCCCTTGCAAGATCGTACTTAATGCACCCTGCATTTCCTGTGATTGCATAGGCAGGAACCTCTTTAACGATGGGGTTTTCCTCCGTTATTTTTGCCTTCCACTCTTTTGCCGTGAGATAGCCAAAATTTGGGTAGTGAGGGTATTCGCCATTTTCATTCGGCTTATCATCCTGCTTTGAAGCTGCTGGATCATTCAGGACGGCGTACAGGCTGCAGTTGTAGGCAATACGGACACCGATGAGTATTCTGTCGATTTGCTCTCTCTGCTTTTTGTTCGGATAGAGCCGACATTTCATCGTGTAGTCCTCAATAAAATCGTATGTCATCTTTTCCATCTCCTTGCCGTAGCCTTGTTTTGTGGTTAAAAGCCGGGTCTCTCAGTTCCCGCACCTGCGCGGGTTGCGTCGCATACGTGGGTGCCTTTGCTCGGATGCTCAAAGGCTCTCAGTTCCCACACCTGCGCGGGTTGCATCGGAACTAAAAGAACTGGAGGAGGATCTGTAAAATGCTCTCAGTTCCCACACCTGCGCGGGTTGCATCAGCAAAACCGCACAAATCAGTGAGGAGCTTTTTGTGCAATCCGTGCATGGTGGAGATTGACCGAGCAATAGCTACTTTGTCTGCTGGCCTACGGCCATATTGACTACCGCTTTCTCGATCTTTTCGGCTTACGCCGCGGCGTGGCTGAGTCTCACGCCGTTTTTATTCTTGACAAAACTATTTTTGCACACTATAATTTGTGTATATAGACCACCATAGGAGGTGATATTTTGGCGATTATATGGAAAGTTGACCCTGTCGAGCTTCTGAAATCAGCGGGCTACAGCTCGTACCGCATCCGGCAGGAGAAGATTTTTGGTCAACAAACGTACCGCAACCTTCGTGAGCGGCGGCCAGTCGGTTTTGATGCTCTGAATACAATCTGCAAACTCACAAAAAAGAAACCCGGTCAACTCCTTGATTACGTCCCTGACAGTAAGCTCCCTCCAAAGGAGCAGGAGACTATCCCTGCTCCTTGATGCGGTCGAGCGCGAGGTAAATCAACGCGAGCGATTTGTCCGGATCTCCGTTCTCGGCGAGGAGGGCTGCGCCCTCCAGAAGAGCTTCGAGCTCAGCGACGAGCTCGCTCTGATCGTTCTGATCGTCATGGATGACAGTCGTGCTATGCACCGTTACGGTGCTGTGCGTTGGCTTCATGGCTTTTCCTCCTTATGCTGCGTCCGGCTTAATCGTGTTCAGCGTGAAGCGCGTGCCGGTCGTTGCCTTCGTGAAGGCCTTGTACAGATCACCGTGCTCCTTCTTGAAAGCGGCGCTGTCGAAGCGATTGCTCACGGTGTTGTGCCAGGTGGCACGCCAGCCGGCGCCCTCCAGCTCCTCAGTGCCCTGCTCGACCATCTCAGCCTTGACCGCGTCCTTGATGGCCTCGGCCTCGGCCTCCAGCTCGGAAATCATCTGCATAATCTCAAAGTAGTTGCGCACCTTGTCGTTAAGCTCGATGTTTTTCATGTTCGGCAGCTCCTTTCATTTTTGAGGGGGGAAGCGCCGGGCGGCATTAAGTCATCCCTATGCTATGCAATCGCTTTCATCTCTTATCGGCCCCGGTCTTACCTGTGGTAGTCTTGGCTCGGTTGGCTTTTTGCCGTACCCGCGGGGCGCATCGGATCGCCGGAGCCATCCGACCGATTTCCTTGGGACCTACTACGTCTACCTTGGCTTCCCTCTCTTGAGTACGGTTAAATAGTACACCAAATTTCGTCTTTTTGCAAGTAGTAAATTGCACGAATTACGGTGCTTTTCTATGTGCGTTTTGCACTAATTTTCGTCTTTTTTTATAAGGAGGAAACGATGCTTGTTTGGAAGAAAGATGTGTTAAGTGCCCTGAAAGATGCCGGGTATAACTCTGCGAGGTTGAGGAAAGAGAACATTTTGAGTCAATCTACCATCCAAAAGCTCCGTGAAGGTAAGGGACTTGGCTGGGAAAACATTGACACAATCTGTAGTATCCTGAACTGTCAGCCCGGAACGCTTATCCGCTTCATACCAAATTCAACAGCTCCCGCCGATCCCCCGCAGGACTAATCAGTCTTGCGGGGATTCTTCTTCTCTGGACTTGTAATGGCCGCAGTATCTCGGCGGTTTATCAAAGTGCTGCTCGAAGTAGCACTCTGGATGTTTGCAAGTGTATTTCCAGAAACCTCCACCACCTTTCTTTCGCAGATAGCGGCATGAGTTACACGGTATAGTCTTCTCCCGAAGCACCACGAGAGCAGCCACGCATCCTACGGCAAGGATGGCAACTTCTTTGGCAAGCGCGGTGAAAAAAATACTCATAATTTATGCTCCTCAAACATCTTAGTCGTTCCGAGCCTCTTGTGGCATTTCCGGCAGTACACAGCTTTTGATTCGGCAAGCTGGTCGATCTCAAACCCTTCGGGCTCTCCGTCGAACGAATAATCTTGGAATCCTCTGATTTTCGTGTAAACGCCGTAATTGGAACCGCAATACTTACATTTGTTCACACTTTGTCCTCCTCATCCACGATGACCACTTCCCACTCGGCCAGGGTCGAAAAATCGTAGAAGATGTTCTGGCCGTACTGGTAGGGCTGGATCTTGTACGCCTCCTGCTTATCGGGATAAACGATGAGGAAGGTGTTTGCAACCTTCTCGTCAAAGTAAACTTGCCTATCCTTGTCTGACAAGTATTGGGCGACCATGGTGCCCGTCTGTCGATCGAAAAACGGGCAGGCAGATCCTTTGCGTTTCCGGCCGACGTCGAGGCCGGGATAGTGGATATTGTCGCCTTTGATATTGAAATAGGCCAGCCGCGGCCTGTTTACCTTTGCAGCGCTCATTTGCTTCTCTTTCCTCCGGGAGTCCAGCACTTGGAGATCTCCCACAACGACCACTCATGCAGCCTGTACATTTTCCTACGGTAGGAGCCTATCTTCATCTGGAAGTCAGGTCGATCCCCGTACAGTTTACGGAGGATCTGCGGCCACGGGCGGCCGATGATGTAGCGATCAATGATGATCTGTTCGGCGCCGTCTCTCCTCAATTGGGATGCAAGATCCTCGATGGTCCACCTGCACATGTTCTGGCTCTCCTGCTCGCGCTTGATCTCCTTCTCCAGAGCTTCCTTCCGGATGAGATATTCGGCAAGCTGGTCCCGTGTGCTGCTGTTCGGCGCCTTCGGCATGTCCGTGATCTCCTGGGCGCCGATGCTGTGGGCACGGGCCTCCAAGGCTCGAAGCCGCTCATACTTCTCGTTCAGCTTCTCGGCGGATTTTCTGTAGGATGTGAGCCATTCCTTGACGGCTTCCGTCTGTTTTTTGTACATGCAAGCCTCCCGTTTGATGGTGTGTGGATATGTAAGGTCCTAAAAAAACTCTCTCTGCTTCGCCGGCACTAATCATTGCGCCGGCCTCCTTGAGTACCTTACCGTCCACTAACTGCATGTACCAAACCGTCCAGATAATCGCCCGTTGTTACTCTTCTTCAGCGTCCTGGGCATCGAGATAGTTCTTGCCGAACTCTCTGTGCCAATCCGCCATTGTCCAGTGCTGTTCCTTCATAATTTTTGCCTGTGCCCACCGAGACAGCTCATCCCTTGTCTCTCTGCATTTGTGAGCTGCCCGAGGGCCGTTTTCATGGCAGCGGTCATGGCATAGGTATACGACCGCGCCGTATTTCTCAGATTTGTTTCGTAGTGCTCCAGGGAATATGTGATGCCTGTCAAGTGGATCACTGGCTCCGTTTCTCCCGCAGAGCCAGCATCTTTCAGACATCCTTCTTCTCTCCCGCAACCTTTATCAGGATCTCAATCCTGGGATTTTCGCTCCACACCTTGCTCATCTCCGCATCCACGATCTGCGAGTCGTCGTAATAGGCGACCTGATTCAGCGCATCGTAGACCGTCTTCGCAAGGTTTTCTATGTCTGGGACCTTCGTGGGCCGCATCCGGCCCATGATCTTCTCCAGCCTGGTTTTCTTCGGCTCCGACTTGGCGATCTGCATATAGAAGGTCGTCTTGATGTAAAGCGGGATGCCTTTCCCGAATCCTCGCCCCCCGTACTTGCTCTTGTACAGGAGGGCTATTGTATTCTCCGCATTATGCGTTTTCGTCGGTGTGAAGACTCCCTGTCTCGTGACTCTCGGCCTCGCCTTTGCCACCGGCTCGCCGAAAACCGTCAGCTTGACCTCCTCCCCTTCTTCCAGAGGCTCAAATTTGACCTCTGAGCGCTTTTGCCTCTTGGTGGTCCCCGTGTGCCTTGAAGCACTCAGAAGGGTGCTGTGCCCCTTTTCTCGTTTGCCTCGCCCGTATTTTATCGCCATACTCTAAAATCTCAGGCGGCAATGATGTCCTGGATCTCCTTGCCGGTCTCCATCGAGATCCTCATGAGCGAAACATTGAACATGTCCTTGTCAAGCTCCATGCCGATGAAGTTGCGGCCGGCGGCATAGGCGGCGACTCCGGTAGATCCGGAACCCATCACATTGTCCAGCACAGTATCTCCCGGATTCGTGTATGTTTCGATGAAGTAGCGGCAGGCGGCCACCGGCTTCTGAGTGGGATTGAGATTGCTGATCTGGGTATCCCAGCGGAATTTGAGTACATCCCGCGGATATCTTATTGTGCTTCCTCCCCCGCTGATCCCGGCCTTCGTTGCGCCGTAATTGGTGCCGTCGGTCGTATGCTTCGTGTAGCTGTGGACCGGCTTGTGGCCGGTGGTGCATTGTGGATTGTAGGTGGGGAGCCTCTTGTAAAAGATGAGGACGTTTTCGTGGGCCTTCATGGGCATCTTCTTGGAGTTGAGATGCCCCGTGGCCTTCGTTTTCTCCACAATCCACTCATAACGAAATAATTTGAGATTGCTGCAGGCCAGGATCTTGTCGAAGGGGCTTTGTGCCCAGAGGGCAATGCAGCCGTCGTCCTTAATAATGCGCTCATACTCGGGCCACAGTCTGGAGAGATCCAATGGCCGATCCTTTGGATTTTGTGTCGTTCCGTATGGCAAATCCGCGAGTATCATGTTGACTGAGGCGCTCGGTATATGTTGGAGGAGATCAAGGCAATCTCCCTGATATAACTTGATATCTGACATCGTCTATATCTTTCTTCTTCCTTTGTTCCAGCACTCTCTCCACAGCTCGAACCCCGAAGCCGCGTTATCGTTGCAGCGGATGAAAGAGTCCGTTGTCTCTCTCAGTATTGTGCGGTTTTCGAGCATGCAGGAGAGGATCGCCAGATAGGTTTTTGCGTTTTGCTTTCGCTTATGATCCTTCAGATCCGTCTGAATGTTTTTGAAGGTCTCAACGACATCCTGAAGCGCCGCGGTATACCCCTGAACATAGCAAGGGTCAAAGCTGGGGACAAAGACAGGCGGGCGTTCTGGTGTGGGCGGGTATTGCGTCTTCGGCGGTGTATATCCAGCCTGATCATGCGCCGTCTTCACAGTACCGGACCTCTCTCGGCTGATAGTGTTTGCCCCAAGCAGCCTTCATTTCATCCTCGAACTTCTGGTCAGAGTACCAACCGTCCTTGTCTTCGCGCATATCCATGATGTTTCTGGTCTGGATCTTATCGAATTTCTCCATGAACTTCGTGCCAAACCGGAAATTGCGCTCAGGGCCGAAGCCGAACTCCTCATGGAGCACGGTCGAGGCGATATCAAGCGCCTGTTGGATTCCGTTCTGGTGGAGCTGCATGTCACGCGCCATCTGATAACGCTGATGCTTCGCCACATAGTCCTGTGCCTGTTCGGAGTTTTTCTTGATTCCGGACATCTTTCTCTTGCTTTTTCCCACAGTAGTTACCTCCCATCGGCCGGGCGCGCGGCTTTGGCCGCACGTTGATCCAGCTCTCTCATTCTCCAGTTTTCGTTTGGTGCAAGAATCGCGTATCCGCCGCGGGTCCTCTCGTATATACGGCCGGCAAGAGCCTCGTCGATATCGAAAAGCCCCCTCAATGTGCATTCGCTCGTGATGATCGTCCTGAGCTTGCTGTTGGCGTACCTCGCATTGATGATGTCAAAGGCCGTTCTGACGTCAGCCTCGGTCCCTTTCTTGAGGAAATCGTCGATATAGAGGACAGGGACTCTGATCAGCTTGTCTATCTTCTCTGTGTATTGGGGAGTGTTCATCAAGCCCTTGAGTTCCGTAATCTCATGGCGCCAGTCCATGTAATACAGATCATTCCCGGCCTCGATCAGTGCGCTGCAGACCGCGGTGCAGATATGAGTCTTTCCGCTGCCGCTTCTGCCGGAGACGTATAACCACCAGCCGTCCCCCTCTTTCACATACCGCATTGCGCGCGCCTTGATCTTCCCGCGGAGCTCGTCCGGCGTCTCATAATTGGCGAACGTATAGCGCCGCAGCAGGTCCTCCATGTGGCTGTTTTTCAGACGCTTTATGGATCTCCGCTTTGACATACACTCGCACTCGCGGCTGTGCATTACATGAAATTCATCCTGCCACACGATATGTCCGGAGTCGTTGCACTTGTCACAGTGCAAGACATCAAGCCCCGTGCCATTCAGCACGTCGCTATGATATGTCGTAGTGGACACCTTGCCATTTGGGGTCCGTTTCCGGATCGCTTCCAGAGCCGATGCTATACCGGCTGCGTCGATTTTCTCCAGAGCCATTTCTGTTATACTTCCCCTCCAATACCTTCACAAAGTTGTTCGGACAGACAAACCATCCGAAATCAAACCACGTCTGTTCCTTCAAGAATTGACTCGCAGCCGCTATTTCAACAGCTCGGATTACCTCTTCCGTTCCGTATTCTTTGATCCTGGCAATCAGGCTCTTCCCTCTCACTGAGCTTGGGCTTACTCGAACTACTTTGGGGAGATCTGTCTGATTCCACTTGGAGACAATCTTTTTCGCCTCATCCGTATAATTTGTTGTCTTGGTGTCTGAGCCTTCTGCCAGATTATCGCAGTCCCTTTCTTCTCCTTCTTCCCCCACACCCCTATTATCCTCTTCTTTCTCTATATCTTCAGATATAGCTTCAGAAGAAGAATAAGAATAAGAAGGAGACTTTGACAAAGGCAACCTTTGTCCTTGACATGTCAATGACATGTCTTCTTCAGTTTCTTCTTTTTCTGGGCTTCCAGAGGGGAGACGTTTTTGCTTTTGACGCTCTCTGGAGCGCTGTTTTGCAAGACGGTTATACTCACGTATCTCCGCAAGGGCAGGCTCGTTCTGATGCTCTTCCCAGCCCGTGATCGAAATAAACCCGTCTGTGCTGATCATTTCAAGACGTTCGAGCGCTTCGATGGCGAGTTTGACGGTGTTTTCCTCAAAGTCAAGCTCATCCGCGAGCATCTTTGTCGTATAAGGAATATTTTGCGTCAGGAAGATCATCCCGCCGGCATTGCACTTCCCGGCAAGGGTAAGCAGCGCAATCCAGATGAGGAGGATATTGTTCCCCTCCGGGAGCTTCCTGATATGTCTTATTTTCCGGTTGTTGAACAACTCAATATCGAGTTTGATCCACTTGACTTCGCCCATATTGCGTTCCTGCCCCTTACTCTCACGTTATCTTCGTGGCTTGGTCGATCTCTATACCGAGGTATATGTCTTCAAGCCGCATGCCGTCCTTGATCTCAATGCCGTAGGCCCGTTTCAAATACTCGACATCTTCCGTGGAAGCTACGATGTGTATGACATTCTGCACTTCGCGGCCCTGTCTCTTCTTTCTGCGGTTATAGCAAATGCCTCCGATTTTCTCAAAGGCATAGGACCAGCACTTAGCACGGTGATACCTGTCAAAACTGATGTAAATTGCTTCGATAACTTCTTCAAAGCCAAACTCTTTGATCCAGAAGACAAGCTGCTCAAAGCGAGGTCCTTCTAATGGCGAATAGTACGATAGTCGGCCGATTTCTTTGGCAGCCTCTTCCGCAAGGGCTACGTATTTAGCTCTTTTATCTCTATTTTCGAGAACCGCAGACTCCGCTTTCACTGTTCTCTCCTCCTTGGCATTCACAAGTGCTTCAAGGCACTTTTTTCTGAATCAAAAATGGCCGTTCTGCGGCCTACTCCACGAAATCTTCTTCGCCGCTGTAGGTCCCGTTGAAACCGTTCTCCTGGTCCGCCCGGCGCCTGTTTCCGAAGTATATGGACGTTGCGGACGATATGACATGCTCATTCTTCCGCTTTTTCTCGCCGCTCGTAGATGTGTATTCCCTGATCTCCTCGCGGGCATTCACGACGATCATCGAATCCCCTTTATGGAAATGTTGGGCAACAAATTCAGCCGTGCCGCGCCAGCAGACGAAGTCAAGGAAATCGGTAACACGATTTCCCTCTGCGTCTTTTCTGTCGCGGTCCACGGCCAATGTAAATGACAATCTCAGGTTTTTGCCCTCTCCCACGAGCTGTGGGTCAGCAGTCAGGCGTCCGCAGAAGGTGCAACTGTTCATTCTGATAGTTTATCCTCCGTGATAGTGTCAAGGCTCAGCAAGCCAGTACTCTTTCCAGTGTGTGCGCTCTCCGTTCTCGGAGACTTGGTAGATCATCTCATCGCGGATGGCGATCCCCCTCTTGTTTCGGAGATCCCAGATCCGGGCGCCGAGCCTCATAATCCCAAGCTCTTTCACGGCGCGCATTTGGCTGATCCTCCCGTGGCGAAGCATGTAATCGTACACCTTCGCCTCTTGCTTTGAATAACTCATTTTTGACCTTTGGCCTCCTTCTGTAAGCTCTCCCACCAGAGTTGCTTGTCTGGGGTTTCTGTATCTATGTCAAGTTTTTCAGCCTCAAATATCAAAAATTCGATGAGTTGGGTCATCTGATCCACTGTGAAGGTGGAGCTGCCGTAGTATACGATAACATTGGTCCAGCCATCGGCAGACTGTGCGACTTCGGTTTGCCATCCGAGGCCCTTTTCCTTCCATTCTTGGCAAAACCTCGGGACGGCGGCGTCTTGCATTTGAAGAATGTCAGAGACTCCGCCTATTTCCCGTAATGCACTTCGATATACATCGTCCTTCGATGTGAGTGTTTCCGCGGCGATCTTGTCGCAGAGAACCCACATATAGCGGTTCGCTGCGAGTGATCGCTTGCTGCGCCAGAGCTTGAATGTGACTTCCACGGCCTTGTCCCTGAACTTATCGGCAATGGTGGAGAAGTCTGTGTCAAACTGGATTACAGCTCTGTTGCTGCGGAAATCGTAATCAAGGATCTTGGCACGCATCTCTTGTGGCTCCTCGGTCTACGTGTTTATGGAGGAAAATGTACTCGCTTTTCTGTTGGTCCATATTGGCATAGAGCCAATTCGTGATCTGCTCCTCCGACATATGGTAACGGCGGACGCGCATCTCATATGGATACTTGCCTTCGGCAAGCTTCGCGTCCATACGCGCCTGCAGCTCATCTTCCTTGTAGTTGTTCTCCACCAGATAGAGGTCATAACCTCGGGCGTTGACGCCATTAAGATGCCCCATATCCGTACAGTAGAATACCTTCTCCTTGTTGGGGAAAAATATCTTGTACGCATAGTTCTGGACATCGTGGAAAACAGGGACAGGGAGTACACTGCACAGATTGTATGGCTGGAGCATTTTGTCGTAGAGCACATTGATCTGCGACTTTTTCACTCCAGTTGCAAGCAGCTTTTTTACCATCCACGGTCCGCACCCGAATCGGAGGAGTGGCTTTTCGGTAGCCATCCTCCGAATGGTGCTCGGGAGGAAATGATCTTGGTGCTCATGGGTGATAAGAACGAGCTTCACCTTGTCCAAATATGGAGACACGAGCTTAAAGGACACGCCGCAGTCTACCATGACAGCGTCATTCAGAATGACACAGTTTCCGGTGCTTCCGGTCGCAAGTATATTAACCTTGATCATTTCTGTAACTGATCCTTACGGCTTAGATATCGTCCAGGTTGATCTGGCCTGCGACATCGGAAAACTCCGATTCGATGATTTCAGAGTTGCCGCGGAACGTAGGAGGAGTGAACGGATCTTCAAATGTCGGCTCGTCCTCCATAATGATGTCGCCGGTGTCGGACACGCTGATGATCTGGTTATCCGTCTGAAACGCTCTCTGGAGGCCTTCCGTCTCAACGGAGATTGGACCGTAGTGGCCGATAAGCCGGCGCACGATCGTTTTGTTACCCATCGCGTCGAAGTCCTTGTACCAAAAGCTGGAGTATTTCCAGAGCTCGTCCTGGGGGATCTCGCCGTTCTGGATCTTGTGGAAGGCCTTTTTGGAGAACGCCGGGGAGAAGGTGTCGGCATAGTCGATCATCTCTTCCTTGGTCATATAGAGGGACTTCTGGAATCCGTTTTTCAGGAGAAACATGCCGTAGTAGCCGACGGTAGGCGTCATCTTGCGCTTGTAGGGATCTTTGATGATCTGGCTGTCCATCTCCTCCAGAAGGGGATTCCAACCCCGGAACTCGCCTTCCTTGATCTCCAGAATGACGATCTTCCTGTACATCTCGCTTCTGAGTGCGAGCTGCCAGTATCCGCGCCAGCCAAGGACGAACTCGGCCTTATCGCACTCCGGCACAAGGATTTCTCCGGTTTTGCGATCCCGCTTTTCCTTCTGGTGGAACGGCACCATATAGAAGAGACCGAGCTGCGGTGAAGGAGGGAGCTTCAAAGCCGCGCCATTGAGGGCGGCGCCGATGACCGAGGCGGTCGTGCATTTCTGAATTGCAGGCGTCTTGTTGTGCGTGGTGATGATGGACGTGGTAAATTCCTTTGCCAGCTTCTCGTCGCCCAGCGTGTTAAGAATAGCCTGCTGGTAACGCTCAGTATTGACGATCTGAGAAAAGCTGAGTTTCTGGCTCTTTGCGGGCGCAGTAGTAGGCTGGGCAGCCTGCGGCGTAGGCGCCATCTGACGATTAGCAGTCCCCATACTTCAATCCCTCCTCATCCAAATATTTCTTGAGCATTTCTTTGAGATAAGCCTTGAGAGCCTTGAGCTGAGGCAGTGTACCGTAAATCTGATAGCCCAGATACTTCGTGCAGAGCACAGCTTCGTCCTCTTTCGGCGAAACGGGAGTCTCTGCCGCCGGGATCTCCTCTTCCTCCTCGGTATAGGCGACAGGAGCGTCAGGAATAAGCTCCTCAGCACTTTCCGAAGGCCTCACGGCATTTTCGGCGATGGCGGCGTCCACGGATGCCTCGTGAGCTTCGCGCGCTCTGCGGGCTTCCTCGGCGGCCTCACGGGCCTGTTTCTCTGCCTCCTGACGTGCGATCCTGTCCTTGACGGTACGGACCGCCATGTTGAAGTCCAGATTCAGGCGATACTCGGCCATGATCTCGTCCCTGTTCTCAAGGGTCTCGATCGTTTTGAGATCGCTGTCGATCTTGTCCAGATATGCCTTGACTCTCTCCTTCAAGGATTTCATGGATTCGCTGAGGCCTGCCACTACAGGGCAAGACGGCACAAGCGTAGGGTCAAGGCCGAGGCTCGTGCGATAGTCGTGGAAGTATGTCTCAACTTCCTGCTGTCTGAGCTTCTTCTTTGCGGCCTCCACATCCTTGAGGCCGGTATCAAGGCGGCCAACGGCCTTCTTGATGTCTGTGTAGAGATCCTTGTAAGGACCAGCTTCGAACTGTTTGTACGGCGCCTCAATCTCAGCCTTGACGCGCTTCCTTGCTGTTTCGAGGGCGTCCAGCTTCTTGTTCCACTCTGCGCGGATTTTCTTGAGCTCTTTGTAATTCTCGTCCGTAGGGACAAGATTTTCCAAGATCCGGAGATCATTGTCGAGCTCACGATGCAGAGCTTCAAGCTGGTCCTCGATCACGGCGAGCTGCTTAACTGTGATAAGCTCCTGGCCGGTCACGATTGCGGTTTCATTCATTTTCTCTTTAGTACCTCCCAACACTCTATTTGCAGGCTCTCCGATCAGGGAGAGCCGTGCGCTTCATCAAATTCGTCCCAGTCGGACTCGTACCAGTAGTGGGCATTGCCGTCCATAGAGTCAAAGATCTGAATCTCTTTGGGCGTCCAGAGCAGATAGATCATTGAGTAGGACATCGGGCGGATACCGCTGTGCCACCTCACGACTTCCTTATATGCAATGTCATAGTTCTCCTGAGTAACCTGATTGTCCTCGCTGTATCCCATGTACGCGGACTTCTGGCTCAGGACCTCTTCCAATGTGTTGTCATAGTTCGGGCTGTCTACCCGGCAGAAGGCGCTCCAGCAGGCAGACCTCTTGCCATTCACGGTGTTGCCGTTCATGGGCTGGAGCATCTTCGCGCAAAGTCTTGCTTCTTCCTCCATGCGAGCCTGCAGGGCCTCGGCCTCCGTGATGCCATACTCATCGCGCATCTTTGTGGCAAGCTGCTGCTCCGCCTGAAATACAGCGAGCTTGAGATCCATCGCATAGCGCTCACCCAAGACCTTGCTGGTGCGCCAGTACGTGATCCCGCAGCCGATGAGCACCGCGATCAGCATGATTATCACATTGCGGACGATGTCCCTGTTCTGGGACAGGAACCGTCCAATGTCCATTCCTCTTCTGCGGTATTCGCGGCGCCTGCTGTATCGCTCGGTCTTCTCTTCCGCCTCCTGACCGGGGGCATCGTACTCCGCCCGGAAGTCCTCCCTGTTGAGGAGCAGAGGCTTGATCTGATTTCTGCTGTTGGGCGTCCAGATTGTCAATTTTTCGTCCATTTCTCTTTGTACCTTCCTTTCACCTTTTACGCCGTAGTTCCTTTCGACTTCTCTTGCTGCATGCGCCTTAAAGCGCGGTCCTTGATAAGCTCCAGTTTGGATATGATCAACGACAGATCTTGAAGATCATCAATGATTTCGACCAGTGCCGGTATCTCCTCTTCGGACACCTCGCCGTCAGCGGCAATGTCCTGCAGCCGATGTTTGATCCCCTGTACGGTTTCCTTCCGCAGGGCCTTCGTAATTTCCACCGTGGCCCTCTCGATCCCGACCGGGACCTCAGCAAGCGATCGTCTGTTCCCGATGGGACACTCGTGCTTGCAATAGTAGTTTAAGAGTTCCGGTGATCCATATGTTTCTGCCATGAGCACAGCTTTTTCCACCGGCATGCGTTTGGTAAGATCCAATTCGGCATCGGCCAGAGCCGATACGCTCATATTCAGCACTTCGGCCGCTCCCTCACGGCTGGATAGCCTCTCGTCGTGTTCTGAGGCCTTTATCCTCGCCTCATACCATGGGTTTCCGGCCGCTACGATAGCTCCACGCCCCATTTATTTCTCACCGCCTCCGCATTATAATTTTTACTGTGCAAAGGGGAGGTCATGAGTCATCCTGATGTGACACTTGCCATATTCAGGGCGTGAAAAAAGCCTGGCTGATTCCTCAAATCCCACGCCGAGGACATCAGCAAACGCCACCAGCTCATGAATCATGATCGGTGTTTCGCCTCTCTCCCTGCGCCGCCACGCCTGGACGCTCATATCTGCTCCATGTTCCCGGAGCGCTGACACAAAATCGTCGAGGTCTCCATAACCCTTGATCTTGCGAAGCCCTTCAATGCGCTCGCACTGCGCCTTGCTCCACGCCTCATATTTCGGTTTTGCCATCTTTTCTGCTCCTTCTCCAACTTTTTCTTTACTTTACTTTGATTATGTCGAGGGGCACCCTTCTTCGGTGTGATACCTCGATCGTGCCGGATTCAAGCTCCGCAAGCCTTTCGGCACACTGTTCATCCGTCTCATACCCAAAGCAGAAGACCATGTTGTCCGGACCTCTGATCCCCTCCATCACGTCGATGATGAAGTACCGCACGGTCTTCTTAATATTCATGGGCTTCGTGCAGATGATATACCTGTCGCTTCGGCATCTGACCTTGTATGGGCGTTTCTCCGTGGATACCCACACGCGATCCCCCGCCTTGAGATTCTTCAAGCTCTCCATATCCAGCACCTGTCAGAAAAGCCGCGTCCTCATCCCAGTGTGCATCTCGAAGATCTCGCACATCTGGTCGAAGAAAATGTCCTTATAGACCTTCTCGTGATCTTCCTTGATCGGAGTGAAGGTCCACGTCTTCTTGCTGAGATTCCCGCCGGTGCGGCGGAAGAAACGCATGTCGTAGAGATCGTTGCCGTTGAGCGTGATGTAAAGGCGATTGGCCTTGCTCTTGTTGTTGCCGGGGATGCTCATACGCAGCGTGTTACCATCGCCGATGAAGTCTTTGGCTCCCGTCATGGCGATGAACTTATTTCCGCCAAGCTGGCGAAGAATCATTTCCTGAACACTCACTTTCATACCCTCCATATCACTCACAGTACCTTCTATTTCTCTCTACCTCTCAGGGACAGCCTTATTATAAAATGCTTCGTGGTGTTTGTCAAGTGCCTTGCGTCATTTGTTATAAAAAAATTTTGACAGTGTGCCATATATGGTATACAATAAAGCACAAAGAAGGGGGAGCTTAATTATGCCTCAAAATCGTAAATTCAAAATCCAAGACGACTACACTTGGACAGACTTCCGCACGAACCTGCGTACACTCCTGGACAGCCACGGCTTCAACTGCAAAGAGTTTGCGGATGCTGCCGGCTTCAATCCCACAACCATCTCGCGTTATCTCACTTCGCGTTCTCCGGATCTCACTTCGATTTGGCGCATCGCTGATTACTGGGGAGTAAGCATCGACTGGCTCCTCGGTCGGAAAGTAGATGACGCCGCTTCCTACATCTCCGAGGATGCCAGGAAAGCGGCTGCCCTCTATTCTGCGGCGTCAGCGGAAGACCGCCGCATAATCGACATGATGCTGCAGAAATACGACCATGAAGCCAAATGAGATTGATGCTTGCGTAATATCCCGCAATGTGCAGCTCTCTGATCTCCTTTTAGCAACGGCTATTTACGTCTCATCCGACGGCAGAGTCTTCATAACCACAGATTCTATGTATGCCAATGAGCGTGAGATCCTCCCCACCTTATCCGTCGAGTATCTGGACGCGCTATGCTCCAAACACTATTTTGGCGGATATGGACATCAGGGCGCCATAGCAGATATACTTCTTCTGCATGACGCCCTGACCAAAGATATGTATGACGATTTTTATTCCGCGCTACGTTCTAACCTTGCTGCGGGGAATATTACGATTGTTTCCTCGCAGTTAGCCCCATAACTCCTCCCAGCAGATCGTGATAGTCGAGAGCTGCCCAAGACAGGGCAGCTCTGTCGGCGTCTTGGAGTTGGCAGCCGTCAAGCACATTCAGGATTGCTCCCAGCTTTTCAAAATATTCAATGGCCTTAGCCTCTTCGATGGCCGTAAGTCTTACATTGTTCATCTTATTGTTTATCTCTCCTATCTTTCTTCTGTAATTGGTAATCTTTCTCATTTTTTGGAAAAAAACCGTCACAGGAAAAGACTACTATATTCAGTCAAATTTCTTTGATTTTATGGCACTTTTGCGTGTCACTTGCCACTTTCGGATTATAAAAAATCAGGTCAGATTTTTGTCCCTCGTATTGGCCCACTCGATCAAGCGCTCCTTCGGTATCAGGATTCGTCCGCCCAGCCGGAACGCTGGGAAGTCCTCTCTGTATAAGAGGTTGGAGTATAAGGTCGATCTGGAGATCCCCAGAAGCTCCGCTGCTTCCGTCACATTCAGAGTGATCTTGTCTACACTGGCATATCTTGACATTTTTTATCGGCACATCCTTCCTGGCTGTATTTTTACATTTGTTAATATGATTATAGTCGCTCGGATGCTGTTTGTCAACTGTAAATGCCTCTTGACACATTTCTTTTTCCCTTATTGATAGTGAGGTTATGGCGCTATGGCAAAACGTAAGAATAAGGAAGGCACCATATATAAGAAGACCGTTGTACGGAACGGGAAAGTATACACGTATTGGGAGTCCCAAGTCAGTCTCGGCAGCGATCCCGGAACTGGGAAGAGACTCCGCAAGACTTTCACCGGTGCCACGCAGCGCGAGGTAAGGATGAAGATGCAGGAAGCCTCCCTTGCTGTCGAAAACAAGGAGTATTTCGAGCCATCGCGCGCTACCCTCGGGCAGTGGATAGATAAGTGGCTGGACCAATACTGCGACGAGGTCAAATACCAGACCTTGAAGCATTATAGGGCCCAGTGCGAGACGCATATAAAGCCGGCGCTCGGTGCGGCCAAGCTCGCCGATCTCACGACCGATCAGATCCAGTCCTTCTATAAGCAGCTCTCCAAAAGTGGGAAGACTGTCATGCGCAAGGACAAAAAAACGGGGAAGATGATCTCTGAACGCTACCCCCTTGCTCCGAAAAGTATTAAGAACATTCATTCCATCCTCTCCAAATGTCTGAACGTGGCTATCGAATTGAAGTACATCAAGTTTAATCCCGCCACAGCTACAAAGCGCCCGAGAGTGGAGAAGCATGAGATCGTTCCCCTGACCGATGATCAGGTACGCATATTCATTTCCTCTCTCGATGAGGAAAAATACGGGGATCTGTATAAGGTCATTATCTTTACCGGTCTCAGGAAGGCCGAGGCACTGGGCCTCACATGGGACTGCGTGGATTTCCGTACCGGAAACCTCAAGATAAACAAGCAGATGATCCGTCGGCCGCAGAAGGATGGAGGATACACACTCGCCTCCGTGAAATCTGATAAGGCGCGTACTTTGACAGCCACTCCCTACGTCCTCGCTGCCCTCCGTCATCGTCAGGAGGAGCAGGACCAACACAAGGCCATCGCCGGCGACAACTGGGAGATCTTCCGCAATGAGAACGGGAAGAAAGTGGAGCTCGTTTTTACGGATGATATTGGACACCCATTGAGTCCAAAGCGTGTCTACCTCCATTACAAGAATATAGCCCATGCTCTTGATGCAGATGAAAGCCGGGTCCATGATCTCCGTCACACCTATGCTGTCATGTCTCTCCAGAATGGGGATGACTATAAAACGCTCCAGACGAATCTCGGTCACTCATCGGCAGCCTTCACCCTGGACGTCTACGGACACACTACGACGAGGATGCAAAAGGAATCGGCAGCCAGGATGCAGGACTTCATCGACACCCTAAAGCAGGGAGAAGATGACGACCAAAAATAGCGAAAAAAATCGAATTGGCAGAAAACATGGCCGAAAACTTTTCGGCCATGTTTTTTCATTGAACTTTTTCAGATACATTTCCTTCATAAAAGCAAGAAAGCCACAAGATTCAATAACGAACCCTGTGGTTTTCAAGTGGCAGGGGAAGAAGGCTTCGAATTATCGGCTGTGTGTTTTATGCCGTCCAGGCGCGTCCGGAGACGCGCTTTTTTCAATGGTTTCCGTCTTTTGCTGTCCGATGTTATCCATCCGTGTGGCAGAAAAAATGGCCGAAAACTTTTTTATTGGCAGAAAACTTTTTCGGCCGGAAATTGAAGTAACCGCCGGACCCTCGAACAGTCGGCGATTACTTCAATGACCAAGTGATCGGAAGACCACTATTATTTGCAAAAGTCAAGGCTTCCTTTTGACGGAGTTCTAATGGAGAGTATTGTTTTGCCGCCCACATTCGATATTGAGAAATCGCAGTTCTTAATAACATCCATCCCAATAAGCATTGCCAGTTCTCCATCAAGCAGTTCCGTGCAAGCTACCTCTACATCTGGAAGTCTGTTCCTATTCGGCAATTGAATATCGACGATGTATGTATGCACTGGGACTTTACCTTCTATGGATGATACCGTACTCTCGCCAAATTGTTTGAGTCCAAGTGCCTCCACGATTTCCTTTGAAATACACGAATTTGTAGCTCCTGTATCCCAAATTCCGGTAACTTCAACTCCACGTTCTTCGGAGATTACATAGGCGGTTGTCTCGATCTTCTTAACTATCCCATCAAATTCTTTTGTATACGACAGAAAACCCTCTCCGATTTTCAGACTCTCTTTCACTTCAGACCTCCAAAAAAATCGAGGGCTGCTATTTTGATGGTATAGCATGATTCGTCTGGCCCGCATTTCTGAATGATGAACGAATCTGGAGGTTCTTTTCTCAGAGTTTCTCGGAAAGCGACTCCGGGAGCATCATAAACGCCAATAATCTGTTTATCTCTTATCACCAGATATGAGTCTCCGTACTTTTTGTGCAAGGCTTCAAGATTCTGCGTAAACCATTTGAAATCTTGATGTTTTCTTTCGTCTGCTGTCATTGTATTCACCCTCTTTTAATATAACAGTTCCCTCTACCCTTTGTCAATCGGCAGCTTAAGCTATAAGGTTCCGTCCTCAGACGGAGTCTCTTTCTTTTCCTGATCGCGGGCCATTGTCTCGTCGATAGCTCGATTGACAAAAGCGTTGACGCTCTCCCCCATGTTTTCTGCGTGCGACTGTACTTCCTCATACTTGTCCTTCGCCATTCGGATACGAGCCAAAGCAAACTGATCCATGTACTTTTGCTGCGCCCTTTTCTGCGCGGGTGTTTTCTCTCCCATCATGTACCTCCGGTAGTAGATTTCCTGATAATACTTCAGAGTCCTATTATAACCAGGTGCGATATCTATGCCAAGATACAAAATAAACAAATCTATGCTTAGATATTTGTGTGAAGTGTCTATTATTATCTATGCTTAGATATGCTATATTATAACCGTGGAAGGGATCTAAGCCATTCCGGAGAAAGGGGGGACATCATGGAAAAGTATTCTGTCAGCTATGAGATCGAACGGTACGAAGTTCATCTCTATGTCGGCAACAGCGACATCGGCGGCAACAACTTTTTCTATTGTGAAGAAGACGCGGTTGCCTTTGCTCGCAGCTACGTAAAGGAGCACCCGAAATGGACCGCGAAGATCCTGCGCGTCGAGCGCGCTATTGTGGAGGAGGAAGCATGATGATGCACACAGCCGAATGCACTGTCACTGTAAGGTTCACCGACGAAGAGGTCATTGAGAGCCTTGTCGATGACGAGATCATAACGGAGGAGGAAGCAGAGACCTACACTCCGACCGATGAACAGCTCCGTGACTACGCCTGGCGCTTGATTGATGCCGACGACGGTGAGTATGGGCACGTAAGTGTTGATTAAGAAAGGGAGGTACTGATAATGGCAAACATCGAACTGAATGAGAGAGTCCGTAATTACTTCGAGATTCTCCAGACGATCTCCGAGCTGGAGGCTGAGGCCGAGGCCATCAAGGACGCGGTCAAAGCTGAGATGGTCGAGCAGGGCACCGAAGAGCTGGAGGGTGCTGGCTGGCGTGCTACCTGGCACAACACTACGACCAACCGCTTCGACAGCTCCGCTTTCAAGAAAGAGCACGCTGAGCTGTACGCGGCGTTCACGAAGAAGACGAACAGCACGCGCTTCACGCTGAACTCGATCAAGCCCGAGGCTGCATAAAGAGAAAGGCTGTATATCCAATTCGCCCTTGGATATACAGCCGGGACCATCTCAGACACATACAAATTCGTGGGAAGGTCTAAAAATGATTTTACCAGACCTTCCCCCATTTTACAAGGAGGAATTTTCAAGAAATGTCCGATGTGAAAGAATTTGGCTCTACGGTAGGAAGCGATAGGCTCCGGGCCGCAATGAACACCGAGAAGATCGTCAGTGAGACGCAGACCTTGATCGAAGCAGCTCTCCTCTTCTTTGAGAATGGGAAGGAGGACGACAGCATCGCCTGCATGTACATGGCTGGCGATCGAATCAAGGAATACTGGAAATCCTGATCCACATACATAAGGAAACGGGCGCTCTCGTCAAGATCAACGAGGGCGCCCGATTGCTTTATGGCTCTTCCATGATGCCTTTGTCCAGGATCTCAATCCATGGGAACTTGCGTTTCCCGGCCGCCGGGTCTCCGTCACTGTAGTGTACAACATAATACTCATCGTACACAGCATCATAATAGTATTCATCGGCGCGGTGATCCCGGTACTTGTTGACGCCGTCATAGAAGAAGGTATTGGAGATCGCGCAGGCTCGTTTCGTGTCATAACGACGCCCTTTCACGACGCGGATGACGCGCTCCCCAACCGCGGGAGATATCGGGACTATTTCGCCATTTGACTCAATCCTGATCTGCATGCCGAGTACATCCAGGACCTCCAGGAGATCAGTCACTCGCATGGAGCCATTCTTCACTTTTTTGAAGAAGTTCTGGCGAGTCTTCGGCTGCCCGCTTTTCTCTGCCAGCATCTCAGCAACTTGCGGATAGGACAGGCCGCGATATTTCATGATGCCTTCCATCATGTTTATCAGCCGGTCAGTATTAAGATCGTCTTTCATACTTTTATATCTGCCTTATTGGTTTTGTTGTTGCAATTATAGTTGACAATCTTTGCTTTGTCAACAGCGTTTGGACTTGGTTATGACCGGATTTATGTGGTACTCATCACGCAGCACCGTCAAAAGATCAACGACGGAAACACGGCCCTCTGAGACTTCCTCGGCCAGCTTTACCACATCATTCCATACGCTGTTGATGTAGTCAGCGCCATTATACTTGTCCAGCAGGACCGTCAGAAATAGGGCCGCATACATCAGGAGTGCTTTTTCCTCTGCAAGCTCGGTTGCTCTCGCCTCGGCTTTCTTTACGTCGGCAGCAGAGACCGGCACATTTCTCGGATTGACCTTCCTTTTCCCCATATCGTTTCAGTTATGCGTTTCGATCTTGGTCGCAAGCTGGGCAAGCTGAACCTGAAGATCTACTTTTGCTGGTTCGGTCATGAGCATGTTACTGAAGATGGAGGCAAGTGTCTTGATCATGATATCCTCGCCGCGCTGCTCAACAGCGGCAAAAAGCATTTTCCTGTACTTCTCCACTTCGTCGGCCGTGAAAGAGTTTTCAAGGATTCGTACAATCTCATTCCTCAGCTCGGGCCCACTTGAATAATACTGCCTTTCCTTGAAAAGTATTTTCTCCATCACTTTCGGATCAGAAAGGTATGACGAGATCGCGTCCTTGGCAATTTGCGTGATTGTCTCATTGCTCAGACCCTCGATCCCCTTTTGTACAGCTCCGTCCAAAACAGAGTCAGCAATTTCAACAGATAATTTCATATATTATTATAATGTAGGCGCTCCTCACGCGCTCCCGCGCTCTACGATGCTCCATAAAGGGAGGCACCGTAGAGCCTTTTACCAGCTTTCAAGAGGCATTCAGGGAGTCAAAAAACTCTCTTGTGCCTATCTTCTTCCCCTGCTCGGTCCATTCCTTCTCAAAATTGAACCTTCGCGCGAGGTCGAAAACGCTCTTGCCCTCCCCTTTCATGGGCTCCGGGAGACGTGCCTGCATATCCTCCAGGCGCTCCCAGTACTCAGGGAGAAGGCCATGCATAGCTCTGAGCTCCTTCAAATTCTTGTTTCGGCAACACCAGCAGCTCACTCGATCCAGCACATCGTACAGGTCAACATCGCCGTTCCTTGTGTGTTCGATCCAGCCCCAGCCGCTATTTCTGCAATACTGTAGGCAATCGGCTTCCTTCATGCCCCAATCCACAAGGGGCATTGTAGATCCGTCGGAGTGCGCTTTTTCAAACCTCAGCGGCTCGTCCGCTGCAATCCCTATGTAATCCGTGACAGGTCCTTGTAAAGACCTTTTATATCGGGAAATGGCCTGCATTTTCTCAGCAGTACCCCAGCGGCACACGCCGCCGCACCAGCCATATCCTTTGTGATAGCCGTCTTTGCTGCGGTATTTCACCAGCTTCTCAAACATTGAGAACAGAAACGGCTCTTCTGGATGCAGTTCCACATACTCGATCCCGTGCCGCAGCAGTAAGCCGGCTGCTTTGTCCCTGACTCTGTAAATGGCGTCAAACTCCATCCCAGTATCATAAAACACGACGGCGTCCAAGGGCTTTCCCTCTTCAATGAGTCTCAAAAGCATTGCCAGACTATCTTTTCCGAAGCTCACGCTCGCTATATACTTTTCGTTCACACCGACCACAAACCAGATTCCGGCCGTGGTCAATTCTCGGCTCCTCCCGTGCTACTTTCCCTCACAGTGGGGATTTGACGCAGTTATCGAGAATTTTACCCAGAACTTATGCAAGCTGTAAGGAACCCGGTTTACCGGGCTTGGTGTTACTCCTTTCTGTTCTCAAGCATTTTTGTTGTTACTGTCATACAATTGTTACTGTCATACAATTATGGTCTATATCATTTGTTTGCGAATACCCAAGGTGATTATTGTATCTCCAGTGAGGGCATCCGATTCCGGCATCTGAGAAGAATGCGTACGATTGTTTCAGGTCTTTTCCTGAATAAAGGCATTTTTCGAAAACAAAGTTCTCAAAATATTCGCATCCTTCAAGCTGGTGTTCTACCTTCAAGTGAAAAAGGCATGACTCGCAATTATGTTGCGCCTGTTCCTCCATCACTTTCTTGACTTTTTCCCTTACATTTGGAAGGTCCTCTTTGAAGAGTGCAATTCGATTGCCTCTGTGAAGTGACAAATCGCGCCTCGAGACATAGATCGGGTCTTTGGCGGGAACATTCACGACACATACATTGACCATCTTTTTCATGCACTCTTTGCATAGATCCAATGGATAAAAGCCAAGTTCTGTCGGATTTGTCTCCATTTCCAACTGGTCCAGTGCATCATCAGCGTTGTTGAAAGTCATACAAAGCACTTTATCGGGAACCTCGCTGTAGAGGACCGGCATTCTCACATCTTGGTAATCGTCAAATCTGAGTTCCTGATTACAAAAATCACAGTAATGACGGTCATTTATCTCCATGGCTTTTTCTCCCCGTCATGCGGTCAAACGCTTCATTGTAGAGCCGATATCGCTCTCTGATGTCGCCGATCTGCTCAGGACTCCAGTCTTTCGAGATCTTTTCCCAATACCCGCATGTCCGAAGTTCCGGGCATGCTCCGCGGTAGACGCAGTTCGGGACAAGGACAGTTCCGATCTCAGGCTGCACCTCAGCGATCACGGATTTCAGGTCCTCGGCGTACTCCCTTGTTTCCGGAGATGCCTGATAGCACAGGCGCTTGCGCATGGTGTCAATGAGGGCCTGGACATTTGCCTCTCCAACGAAGTTCACTGGGGCATCCTGTGGCAGCTTGTCCCGCGGGACGCCGGTCCTGTCGCTGCGCTGTGTCGAAACCCTGCACTCCCAGTGATGACGGACCCAGTGTGTAGCAATCCAGCTCTTAATCCCGGACCACCGCCAACGGAAAGAGATGTCACGGATGGGGCTGTGCTCCGCGATCAAGATGTCCTGTTTGAATTTCGATGAAGGCTCATGGCCGAGAGGGGGCTTGCTGACGGTCGATCTGCAGTCGTCAACGACCTCAAGCCAATCGCCTTTCATCTTCAAGAGTTCTGTTTTTGGCACTTTTCATCATCCTTTCTCTCTCGATTTAGAGAATATGCTGCGCAGAAACCAGCTCACGAGCCACACGATCAGGACAAGCGGCCAGCTAAAGGCAACCGTCCACGATCCTATTGTCGTAATTCCAACGGCCTTGAGCGCCCAGCACAGGACCCACACAACGCCGCCTTCGGCCACGAAGCTCACGGCAAGGATTATAAGTACTACGAAAATTCCCATAACTTTTTCCTCCTCTCTTATCGACTATCGGATATAAATCGCTGCGCATAATGGCATTTTTTGCAGGCATACAGTCTTTCTTCGTACTTGTTGTCCAACTGGAATCTGTAGACAAGCTCCCAGTCATGATGGCAGAATAATGACCGTATGAAATTGATGATTTCCCTTAGCATTTTTCGCGTTCTCCTATGATGGTAAGCTGGAGTACAGAAATTTGCTTTCCACGAATGACTTTCCCAGAGAAATCACGGCCGAAGTCATCAGTGACAAAGACGTTAACTGAGGGAAGCTCAGGGGAAAAGGCGTTTTTCAGAGAAATACCCCCAATCCTTACTTTATTCTTATGCCCCTCAAACAATTGAGTGAGGTTTAATTCAGGCAGTTCATCTCTCTCTTCTTTGGGGATTAAGCGCTCAACGCGGGTAATCATTTTGCGAGGTTCAGTTGTGTCGCCCGCTGCAGCTTTACCGTAGTAGTGCCCATACTTCTGCAAGCAGTAATTGGTCATTTTATGCCTGCACATGTTTTCCTTCACATCATACTTTGGGCACCCACGGCACATTTCCTTCAAAATCGAAGATACCTTTTCCGGAGGATCAGGAACAGCCTCTTCCCGATCCGGACCACATACCAGACAGTGCTCCGAGAAGTCCGGTATGTACAGGCCGCATTTTCTACAATACCTGCTCATTTCTTTTCCTCAAACAACATGTAGTTTCCGAGTGGACCGCACCACCAGTCGATTTCTGTTTTCTCTTGATCAGCTCTGCCGCTTGCGCAATATGCGAATGGAATGCAGATGTCCATTGTATGTTGAGGAACGGTCTTCTGACATGCTGTATATAGGGGACAGTCCGTGCTCACGCAGATCATTGAGGATCTCCGCCTTCCGTCTTTGCTTCATAGTCGTACCCCATCCGTTTAAGGGTGCGAATCATGAGCTCACGATGATTCGGATACTTCCCCTCATCCAGCCGGCGAATAAGCTGTTCCTTTTTGGCCGGTACAAAATCATCATCGCCGTGACCGGCAAGGCAGTAATCTGCCGCGCATACGGCGCATTCGCCGGAACAGTCTGAAAATAACTTCATTATTGAACTCCTTCATATTTAAAACCCGTATCTCACTATCCATGGATAAGGCCGCATTCTATCTTGCAGCAGGTCATCGGCGATTGGATCGCACGGCTGGACTTGGTAAGGGTAAAGAAAAGGCTGCTTTTCTGGAGTAATCTTGAGCTTGTCTGCGAGCTTTGCCACATCGTCGAAGTCGAAATTGGCAACAGATATGGGGCTGAGGTATGGGGTATCTTTTGCCTTCTTCATGATGGCCTTTATCTTAAGATAATCATCCCGAGTGACCATCAATACCCCGCCAGAGACCATTGCCTGCCCTTTTTTAAGCGGTTGTCCACTCCACACCCCGTACCGTTTCAGCCATTTCTTGTTAATACGGCGCTTGTGGTGCTTCCTCCGCTGCTCACCGTTTCCGTGCCGGCAGACAACAACGACTTGATATCCGAAAAGTCGCTCTGGCTTATCCAATTTCAGATAGTTCACTTTCATGTTTCTTCCTCATGCTCAATGATCCAAAACTCTGAGAGGATTTCTATAGCTTCAATGCACATGGCCCAGAGTCCTTGATTTCCGCTTTCAAGAACCTTTTTTCTGGCTTCATCCCACACTTCCTCCGGAAGCCGTTTGACAATTTCTGAGATATAATCGCCCATAAAGTGCCTCCTTCACAGGCTACCATCGGTCCTGACGCCGATAAGCTTGCCGATCTTCTGAGCGCAGAACGGGCAGATCCAGCCGTCATCCCGAACGAACACGGCATAGGGATCTTGCTTCTTCAGACAAATAGAGCATTGCTTGGTAGGCGGCCTGTCGGAGCCTGGGACTTTGTCATAACGCATTACGCACGCGGTTTTTTCTTCTGACATCGGATGCTCCTAACCGAACATACAGGGAGAGCCTGTTTTTTGCTGCTTGAAGCTCATTCTCTGCATCGTTCACGAATTGTTTGTTGCGGATTGTAGGCGAAATCGAGTATTGGTGCTCCGCGATCCGCTTCCTTTCGAGGGCAGCGTAGACGGCAGTCCAAAGTAATTTTTCACGATCCATCTTTGTCTCCATCTTTGTTCACTTTCCTCTTCCAGCACGGACAGCCGCGCTCGTCTGGCTCGGGTGGGCAGTCGGCGCAGTACTCACTATCTCCGTTGCAGCACACGCCAAACCAGTCATAGTACCAATCGCAGGTTTCGCATACCTGCTTCACCGGCGTTTCGTTATCCATGCAAAGCCTCCATGCAATACCCGCTGTCCACGAATCTCAGCGTTTTCTCGTGATTGACAGCGTTCCCGATATAGGTGTATATCTCGTCCATATCCTGCTGAGTGAAGCTGGTGCCGAGGAAGCGGTTGATCCCATCAATATGGTATTTCTGAGACCATGGGTACACGCTTTTTGACGCCTCTCTGGAAAGCCATTCGAGGATCTTTGCGGTAAGCTCTCTCTCGGTATGCACACCGTCAAGGCTGAAATAGGTGTTTCTTTTTGGCTCAATAATGAGCTCAAAGTTATGATTGATAAAGAGCCTCGGGAAGGCCGCTGTAAGCCTGTTCCGGATCTCCTTATTTTCCATGACGTTCACGCCACTCGCCCTCCTTTTTGATCTCATATTGGTTTACCGTCCCCAGAGTATTCCGGGGACGGTTTGTTATCTTGGCGCTGAGAGATCAGGTTTCGTCGATGAGCTGGCGCAGCTCTTCAACAGATTTCTTGCTCAGCTCCTCCTCTTCCTTCTTTTCGAGCAGGGCCATGTACTTTTCGCGCTTAGCCTGGCGATCGGCCTCGTTGCGTCTCTCAAGGATCTCCTTCTGTTTCTCCTCGAAGACATACTTGACGATCTCGATGCGGTTCTCCAGATCAACGTCATCCTTGGTCTGGCCGATGGTCATGAGCAGGGAATCTTCGGTCTGGACGCGGCGGGACTTGACGAGGGCCTTGTAGATGGAGTTGAGCTGTTCCAGGGATAGGTCCCACAGTTCCTCGGTGCTGATCATGCCCTTGAAGGGGAAGCGATATTTTTCACGAGAAGCGATTTCAAAGACGTTTTTCATTGTTTGATTTCTCCTTTAGTTTTTTTCTTTCGTGAGATTGGAAATGGTATTTTGCTGTTCCTCCAAACGGTTTGCGACATCGCTGCAAAGTAAGTCCCAGCGCATTTCACCTGTTCCGACGTGATCATTCTTGTGGATTTCAGCGAGTCTGCGCAGTTCACGAATCATATCATCTGTATCCATAAATCACTCCTTGTCTCCCTGAAGGTAATCCGATGCATTCACGATGGTGGACCCTCCGGACGTGATACGGGGAAGCATACCGTCCCAAGCCTGCGCGTATGTATAGTCAATCAAACCAGACGTGATAGACTCTGCGATGGCACGGTTGGCATCCGCCTCAGCCTCCGCCGCAATTCTCACGGCTTTTGCATTGGCTTCTGCCTCGATAATCTCCCGTTCAGCATTGATCTGTGCAACCTGCTTGTCTTTCTCAGCTTGTACTTTCGCGGTCTGAGCTTCGATATTGGCAAGCTCAAGTTCCTGCTGCGCGGTAACTTTTTTCTGGATGGCCGCGGCCGTCTCATCATCAACTGAGATATCTGTGAAGTTTACGGTGTCGATAATGATGCCGTATGGGTCAAACTTCTGCTTCAGGTACGTATCAAGCTCGGCGTTGATTGCTGTGCGCTGATCTCCAAAAATGTCTGTGACGGGATAATGTGCACTGACCTCCTGCGTCCAAGCAATGATCTTCGGCTTGATAAACGTGTCTTTGATTACTTCGCCGCTTTTGCCCTTAAAACGAACAAAGGTTTCTGTGACGCGATCCTCATCGAAGCGATAGGAGAACTCAAGATTGACGCGGACTGTCTTTCCGTCTGAGGTCGGAATACTAAAGCTCTCGTCTTCCTTGCTGTCTCCCTTGTTGTCTGAGGTAAGATAGCTCTGTTCGAGGCCAATGCTGTATGTCGTCACTTTCTTTGTCGGAGACACGACATGCCAGCCCTGCGTGATATACTCACCGTCAACGCCGCCGTTCATGTTGTACACGACTCCGACATAGCCAGCCGGGATCTTTTCCAGGCATACGACGCCGCACACGAGCGCCACAATCAGTATGATTGCGACGAAAACTCCTCCAACTGTACCACTTCTCATCTTTCTTCGTCCTCCTCTTCGTAGACGTCATTCATTTCGTCGCGGGTGTATTCCACCTCGCCCTTGATGGCTCTGCCTATGGCTCCAAACACTGGGCGGAACAGAGCCCAGATTGCTACACCAATCACGGCGATAGCAAGCCAAAATACGATATTCATTGAATACCCCCTACAAATTTGCCAGTGTATTGTAAAAAATGCGGGTATTTTTTTAATACCCGCACAGATTCGCGGGATTATTGCAAGACTACTTTAAATATTTCAGAAACAGATCCGCATGATACGCTCGGTTGCCCCCTTGACCTTCAGGACAATGTCGCCGCGCTTCGTGGTGCTGAATCCGAGGCCGGAGAGCTGATCATCCACATAGGCGACCTTCATTTTGCCGCCCAGGGCCTCAAATACGCGCTTGTGTTCGACAAGCTCCTGCTTGAGGAACTCATTGTAGAAGCCGTTTGGCTCCTCCGGATTCTTGCAGTCCTTCAAGATGAAGAAGAGGTGCTTGTGGCCGATGCCGGTCTGCTCGTCCCAATAATTTGGAGAGAACATCACGACGCTGACGGGGACAAAGTCCATCGTCTTGATGCCCCAGATTTCAGTGCTGGAGGTATCGACGGGAAGAGAATGCTCAATGGTGAAGTTGCCCTTGGAATCAAGGGTAACGACAGCCACTTCCACCTTCTCGTTCTGGCGGAGTTCCTTTCTGTAGTCATACTTGAAGATCTGACCGTCGAATTCAATTTCGGCGCGGAAACCGTCACGGCCGCCGCGATTGGTGTACTGGTGTACGAAGAATCTGTACTTGCCGGGCCTCATGCGCCGCAAGTCAGGCCAAGTGATGTTTTCGACCGCGGCAACCGTATTGTACGGGTGCGTGATATCCACATCCAGATTGCCGCCGTCTCTGCACAGTTTGTTATAGTAGGCGATCTCCTCGCCGCTGGGCTCAAAGCAATGTGCATCAAGGTCGTTCCGGCTGTATTCCCCGGTGTCGTTCCACTGGATGCTGAATCTGAGGACACCATCGACACGGCCGCCGGCTGACTTGACGTTCTGCTTCACATCGCTGTCGGTGATATTCCCGGCGTAGGCCCACGAGAACGGGTTGTTCCACTTGAACATGGAGGGCGCATCGCTGTTCTGAGGGGCGATCACGGAAACGAAGTTGGGCGCGTGGCGGTTCTCCACATAGGCCTCGATCTCCTTTGCCGTCGGAAGGACCTCCTTGATGAAGGTCTCCGCGGAGATCTCCTCCACTCGATCGAACTTCTTCGGGGATTTCTTTGCATCGGCCTTCATCTCATCGAAGACCGTGGCGCCGACGATCCGCTTGGCCGCATCCCTGTTTGAGAACAGGATGTTGTTCACGCGGATATCGTCAAGCTGAGCGTAACGGCGGGGCAGAGACTCCATGTATCCGAGGTCCCGGATGGTCTTCTTGGCCTCCTCCAGCATCTTTTCGGTGAAGATGGCCTTGGGCCTTTTGTAATTTGCTGGGGCTACAATGGCCTCGTAGCGCCTCACAGCCTCATTGAGATCCACGTTCTCGGAAATGTCCACCAACAGAGTGCCGATGGAGTGATTGCGCATGCGGCTCAGGACAGGACCGGCCTTCTTCGACGCTTTCAGGGCATACAGGTTCTTCTTTTCCTCAGAGATATTGTCGTACTCCGTCTTATATTTCTTGAGCTCCAGAAGGCTGTTCTTCCACTCCTGGCCCTTGTACAGGGTGTTGCTGCCGATGAGTTCAAGGACGGTGTCTATGGACTCCATCGTGATCTCCCGCAGGGTACGGGCGAAGACCTCGGCCGCCGATCTGCGGTGGGCTTTCTCGGTATCAATGGTGTCCCTGCCGCGGTACTGCCACGGATCAGGGATGGGGAGGTAAAAGTGCTCCCAGGTCGTGAGGTTGCCGGTGTTGCTGTCGTACTCGTGGCTCTTCTCTGTGCCGGCGAAGGTCTCCTTGGTGATGTACTCGTCGGTGATGCTCCGGCTGAGCACATATGTGTTCACGGCGTCAAGGACAAGCTGGAAATCCGGATCTTCCACGGTGAAGCCCCAGATCGTATGGCGGTCCAGATTCTCGTCAATGAACACGATGCCGCCGATCGTCTTGATGAAGTGACGGCAGCAGGAGCAGTCGAACTCCCGGCGGGTCCTGTAGATCGGATTGACTCTTGCGGGGAAGCTCTCCAGATAGGTGCTCCAGAGAACGTCCTTGTCCACATCGGTCTGGTAGGCCGTGCCGTAGCGCGCCACCAGATCATCGAAGTTCTTTCGCAGCGCAAGCTGCAGATCGTGAAATCTCATCTCTCCATTTCCTTTCTCAAGCTGTCTTTTATATAGTAATCAAGGCCGATTCTCTGGCAGAGGGCCTCAGCCTCAATCCCAAACTGTTTCCAGTCGATATCCGACTGATGGTAGTTCAGCTTCCCGATCTTGACGCGGTCAACAAAATAGTACTTCGCCAAGACGATATAGCTTATAACGCGGACGTTGTTCAGCACAGGCTCGAACGAAATCCATGTATTTATGCCCTTTGTTTTCGCCAATCTGAGCGTTTCGAGTCTCGAAACTGCTACGTTGCCGTCTTCGCTGCCGTCAAGCGTGACACCATACCAGTCGTTTTCGTCCAGCAGGTCTAAGGCATCGCTGCCGTCCCCTTTGGTGAGGATCTGAACATGATTCCCGTGCTCTTTCAGCAGCTTGATAATCTCAAGCGTCGTGGTGTGATCATAGCCCGTGGGGAATGGATCACAGGTGAAACACAGGAAAATCGTCTTCCCGGTGATCGACTCCTTTTGGAGCTGTTTTCTGACCTCCTCAACGATGTTGGGGCGCGGTGTGACGGAGGCATGGAACTGTGCCCTATCCTTGTGCAGGACGTTCGGAACGTAGCAATAGGGGCAGGCATGGGGGCATCCGTCATAGATATTCAGTGCGAAGCCATCTTCGGCGTACTCGCCGGCGGCTCCTCGCGGCCTATATATTGGTGGTCTCATTTTTTCTCCTTTTCAATGCGGCTTCGGCCGCTTCCCGAGTGAGGAAAACATCTTTCCCGATTGCATCGGCCCACACGCCGTCAATCTTGTGTTCTCCAATTATGCCTTCTTCGAGCCTCCAAGCGCAGAACATGTATCTTGGCGTTATGCTGACATGAAGCACACGGAACACAGACACAAAGTCCCTTGTCAGGGCATACAGCTTGTCCCCAGGCTTACAGGGGAGGTCCACAGTGAGACCGGATTTCCGTTTCTCCTTGTTTTCCTTGTACTCCAGGCAAATCGCGGCGAGAGAGGCCAGATCCTCGCTCTTGTATATTGCTCCGGTCATATTGTGCTTCATCTTCTGGATCTCTTCCGGCTCAAGCCCGGTGTCCTCATAAGCTGCGAGCTTGAGGAGCGCCACACGTATATCGTGTCCGGACATTTCGCTCGGTTCTACGAATACGTCAGGATCATCCGTTGACGCCATCCGCACAATTTCTTCGGTTTTCTTAGTCAGCCTTTCCATCGGCAGCACCTTCCGCTTCTTTTTCCGCCTTTAGGCATTTCTCGTATTCTTTATTTATTATGTCGGTGATAGACTTGATGCTCGTTTTTGAATTGTAGTGAAACTCAAAGGTAAACAGGATATCGTCGGAGAACACCTTCCGGGCCTTTACCTTGCAGATATTCCTGTCGTATTCAAGCCCGCCAAATCTTACTGTGTATGAGTGATCGGCGGCAGCGAAGGCCTTCCAGACCTTCTGGTACACCTGATACTGGACCCCTTCAAGCAGTTCATAATAACCAAGAAGATGTTTTGGGAGTCGCATAAAGGACTCATTTCCGTAGTTGCACAGCCTGTCGCTCCCGATCTCCCTGATTACGACCATTCCGCTTTTATCCGGCGGCTCATGCACAAAGCCTACAATGAAATCGTTCGGACGGAAGGACGTGGAGGCAACAACCAGATCCCCGCGCTCAAGCGGTCTCCTTACGTTTTTGCTAAATCCCAAGAGTGGAGGCTGATCATTTTGCCACTTGTTTACCTCCCCGCGGTCATACAGCGCTTTCCTGAACACCTCCTGCAGAAGCATCATAAGAATACGTTCTTTGTCTGTCATCGTAGTTCCTCTCATTTGCTATCGCATTGCGCGGCTCTTTTTTCTCTCTCGTTCATGTCGTTGATCATTCGCATGACCTTGAGGGCATCCGCCTGGATCACATGGTTTTCGATGGTCTCAAGCTCGGCCTTCGTCGGCTTGAAGTATTCATTGCACAGGGCCTTTACATTCCGGATGGTGATTTGTACGTTGTCCGGCAAAAGCTCCATAGCGTAAACAGATTCCAGAGCCGTTGTGAAGTCAGCACGCTTTTTGCACCTCTCGAACTTTCTGCGCAGGATCTCCACGACGAAAACCCCTTCGCCGCATGTTGGCTCCAGAAAGGTGCTTTCCGGCTCGAATGCATTCTGTGGGAGGCTGTCACACATCAGGTCAACGACCCATTGCGGTGTGAAGACTTCTCCAAATTTTGACACTCTCTCAGCTTTTGTGAGGCGTTGTACTGAATCTGTCCCCAAGTCTTCCCGTGCTTTTTCCTGAATGCTTCTCGCCCCCCTTTGGATGCTTTCACCACCTTCGGATAACAGCTCTCGCACAGGCGGATAGGTTCTCCGCCCCATGCTGTAACCCCTTCCATATACGGTTTTCCGCATATGTGGCAATACCCATCAAGGCGGCGCGTCGGGTAGCTCGGTTCTTTCTCCTGCTTGATGTATTCGATCGGCGTTTTGTGGCGGTAATGGGTGTGCTCAAAGCACCGCGGATGTCCGGAAATCGTGTAGGCATCTTCTTTTCCGCATTCCGTACACAAATGGTGCTGCCGGAAGAAATCTCGGCGCTCCTTCATGTACTGACGGTGGTAAGCGCGCCTATCCTCAATTTTCTTGTACCCCATCCGAGACAGCCATCACCTTTTCTGGATTTACATATACGATGCAGTTTTCATTTTTGTCCAACAAGCCAGCAGAAATGACGAGCTTCTTTGCCGGGCAGCTATAAACGATCTGGCAAACTTTCAGGTACTCAATACCGTTGCATGTTACAGGCACAGCGTTGAACAGAGCGTCTTTCAGCTCGGTATTGGTCATGATTTCTCAGACACAGTGAAGCCAAACGGCACTTTCCCGGCGGCAATAGATTTCAAGTGCATCACAACAGAGTTGGCAGCACATCCATCGCTCAAGCCCTCCAGTTCTTCTCTGGCTGCTTTCTGGACTGCCTCCCATACTTCGGGTTTGATCGTTTTATTGAAGCTGTCTTCGTACTGCGGGTAAAGGAGTTTGTCATAGTCGATGATCTTCAGTCCGCACTTATTGCTTGTGTAGGTCCAGTTGCGAATGAAGTCCCACATCACAAAGCCAGCCTGGAATCCGGTGATTCCTCCACGCGCGCCCTCCATTCGGTCACACGCCCAAGCCGTGGCGACCGTACAGGCGCCGATCGCGCGGCAGACAGTCCCGTAGTCATGAACATAGTCGTTCATCACATGGCGGATGAACTCAGGCAGCGTATCAAATGTCTGATCTCTCGCCTGCTCAAACCACTCCTGGATCTCGGCTTTGTTGTCTTCTTCGGTGATCGCCTTTTTGGTGCTTTCCTCAGTGATTCTCTTCTGTTCGTCCATCTTGTTCCTCCAGATATTTTTCCCATGTCCGGCGCATCGGTGGATCTTTGGTCCAGCCCCATGTGCGCTCGTATTTTTCTGTCAGCTCCTTGGCATGAAGCGCAGCTTCGCGGGCGGTGTAGAAAACCTTCGTCCCAATATCAGACAGCTTGTGATAGCGCGGAGTAGGAGAACTGTAGTCTCCATTTGGTATTGGGCCGCACATTACCAGTTCTACGTATCCACCCTCAAAATAGCTCTCAATAGGGGCAGATGTAACTACATACTCCAAACGCACCAAGACGCTGCCTTTTTCGTAATACCTGTTTTCATGTACATCCCACATCACGGTCCCGATCGGCGGCCTTTTCTGTCTTGCTCCCATACGCCCCCCTATCAGATAGCCACGGCCTGCATCAGGGCGGCCATGTCTACGTAAGTAACCTGGCACCACTCCGGCATGTTGGCCTTAACCACAGCCGTCGCCATCGGCGGGCACACCGCGTTCCCGCAGCGCGCGACCTGTGCCGTCTTCGGGTAATCCTTCCCCGTGTAATCCTTATCAATGACATAATCGTCTGGGAATCCCATTGCCGAGTACAGCTCCCGCGGTGTCAGCATTCTCATAGAAATATCGCTCAGGTAATACCATGTCCCACCGAGATTCAACAGTAGGATCTCATCATCAGCCAGCTTATAATCGCAATACTTGTTCAGGAGCGCGCGGATCTCCGGCCAGTGGCCCAAAGACTGTGTTCCCGGCGCGTATTTCTCGATGCGCACCGAGGCAACCGCAAACTCCCCGCCGCCGGCCGTGACCGTCTGCATAGGCTCCGCAGGGATTTGCCCAAGATTGTCGCCCTTGAATTTGACGACGTGAACAGCAGTCAGGGCCTCCCGGTCATGCCCGGTAACTGTGTGCATCGGCTCCCGAAGATCCAGAGGGACCCCGTTGCCGTAATACTCGGTCAGATGAGCAGCCGTCAGGCTGTATCTGTTGGAGGAATCCACGGTCGGAAGAGGATCGCGCAGGCCGTTTGCTCTGACTGTTTCGGTCTGCTCCGTGTGGTACTGGATCAGGTTTGTTGCGACAAGGCCCTTCGTGCATTTCTGGGTTATTGTCCCAAGCGGTGTATCTGTCCCAGCGACATGTCCGCCTCCAGAGTGGTTACACTCCGCAATGAACGGCTTACCGCTCTTGATGGTGAACTTATCCACGCCGCGGATGATTCTCCGCATAGTGTTGTTCGCAAGAGGCCGGACGGCGTTGACGCCGTATTTCTCCTTGAGTTGTTCTTTTGTATCGAATACGGAGTACATCGGAACGCTCCAGTTGATGATCTCCGCGGCGGAGCGCCACGGCTTATACTTGCCGCTCTTGACCTCCTCGCTGTCTACAGGCGCGTGTGTCCGTTCAGGCCACACAACGGGCTTTCCGTCGCACCTTGCGACAAGGACGAAGCGCTTGCGCGTGGTAGGGGCGCCATAGTCGGCTGCCACCAGCTCACGGTGTTCGACCTGATACCCCAGGTCTTGGAGTTGCTTGAGCCACTTTTTGAAGGTCTCCCCAGCCTTTTTCTTGATCGGTTTTCCCTTGCGGACGGGTCCCCAGGTCTGGAACTCCTCCACGTTTTCGAGGATGATGACGCGAGGCCGAACAGTACCGGCCCAGCGAAGCACGATCCATGCGAGGCCCCGGATATTCCGGTCCACGAGGGCGCTGCCCTTGGCCTTGGAGAAGTGCTTGCAGTTGTGGACGATGACTCCCTCAGCAATGTAGCTTTCGTCCTTATCGACGCTGATGTTATAAAACTCTTTCTGATTGCCGGTGACGGTCGTCTCTTTGATCGGCGCCCAGAGGACGCCGTCTTCTGTGAAGGTCTGCCTATGTTTCTCCTCAACAGCGCGGCGCCACTTGACCCTGAATTGGTCTCTGGTGTTGACGACTCGGCCCTCTATTGGCCGTCCAGGAGCATCGGCGGCATACACCATAGGGGAAAACCCGACCGTACCAGCAAGCGTTTTGAGGCCATACGCGAGCTTCTTGGAGACTGTAGTTGCCTCCACCAGTCCATCCTTCTCATAACCGTCCGCGCTGAGGTAGCCCGCGAGGAACGCTCCACGCAATCTCATACTGGAGCCGAACAGCCACGCCGGGATTTTCTTCTCTCCCGCCAAATGGCCGAAGTTCTCGCGGAGCCACTGGACAAGGCTTCGATTGCTGCATGTAAACTGCCCGCCTGTCCTGACCTTCCTGAAATGCCATGCAAGCTCTCCATCCTTGCATCGCAGCCCCGTTCGCGGCCACATATCCAGATTCTTCTGCAGATATTCGATGTCCTGCGGTCCGCAGCAGATGACAAGCTCACCACGCTTTTCGCTCAGGCGACTCCATCCATCACCGACGTATCTGCCGGCGAGCCACAAGAGGCGCTCGTCAATCGGAAGGACAGAGCACTTGCCGCTCGACTTTGTCATCAGGGGAATCGGGAGCTGTTCAATCTCGATCGGCATTCCCCAATAATCCTTTGGCGTCAGCTCTTTGGCCTTCTTCCAGACCGGGGCACTGTATTGGTGATCGTAGTTTCTGCGGTCATTGTTCCACACCTCCGAGCGCTCTCTGACATAGAACGGATGCCCGGTGCTGCACACGATTCCCGGATGCCCATAGCCTTTGACGATCATCTCATCTCTGAGCGTCTTCATTGTGGCCGTGACCTTTCTCCACCTGTTCTTGTGGGTGAGGACGCAGTCTCCCTCGCGGATCTCCTCAATGGGCTTGTAGCCATCTGTGGTGAGGATCAGCGTCCCCGCTTCAAAACAGTCAGGGGAAAACCACGCGAGGCCAACAGGCCGCCCAGCGCACACCTCCGTCGGGTCAACATCCCAAACCGAGGCTTGGAGGTGCAGCGTATAGGGGTGATTCGTCTTGTGCATGAGTATGGCCGCGGGATTGTGATTGATCGCTATGGTAACAGGGCGGCCGGTTGCCAGCTCTATCCCGGTAGAGGCACCGCCACCGCCGGCGAAGTTGTCCACGATAATCTCATCAAGGAGATTGATCTGTGCGTTTTCTCGGCTCATTCGCTGTCCTTCTTTTCTTCGTCGGAATTATTGGCCTGCTTGTTGTTTCTCACCGTCACTCCGTTGAGCAACACCAAAACCAGAAACCAAAGCAGGGACCATTTGTGGAACTGGACGGCCGCGTAAGTAACGCAAACCGTTATCGCTATGTTCTCAAGGGTTACGCAAAGCCACGCTACCGCTATAGCCATCATTTGTCATACCCCGCAATTCCGAATTTCCTGAAAATCTCCTTGAGCTCAGGAACCTGGAGGACCTTCATGTTGCGGAAGCCATCCTTCTTGAGGGGAGATCCACCAAGCTCGTCCGCGATGATTCTCGAAATGGCATTCCACTTATTATTGATTTCGAGGACCGCGCGGGCGGCCGACTCATTCGACCGGATCTTCCTTGCCTCCAGCGTGCGGCTGAGGTCTTCCTGGAGCTCGTTTAAGATCTTCGACGTGATCTCTATCAGCTTTTCCTGACTCTGGACGTTCTCCTTGATCTCCGGTATGTATTTCCGTGCATAGTCCTTTGCCTTCATCCTTTTACTCCTTCTTAAATCCCGGAACCTGTACCGGGTTTTCTTTCTTGAAGCCAATGTAGACACTTGCTTTCCGGCCGATGACTCGCCCATAGAAATCCGTCTTGTCTTCAATGGGTAAGGCTTCAAAGATCTTCTCTGACATGTCGGCCTTCAATTTCTCGTCAATAATTCGAAGAAGCACGGCCTTCATGTCGTCGTCGCTCGTGTGATAGTCGCTCATAAATGTGTGTTCACACCTGAGCTCCTTGAAATCAAACGAGGAAGGTTGTTTCGTCATCGGGAGCCAGTACAAGGTCGTTCCGCAGTACGGGCAAATGCTGGAAAACCCGATTGGCGCGCCGCAGTTTGGGCAGTTATATTTTCTGTCCATTGCCTTTTCAATCCTCGAAGTCCATGTACATCCGGCTTGCCTGGACGCCGTTGTTTCCCTGATACTTTCCGCTGTAGGGCTTCAGGCACTCGCCCTTGATCGGCTGGTAGTACACCTGGCCGATGCTCACATCCGCATAAATACGGATCGGCTGGATCGGCGTGATCTCCAAGGTCCAGCGGCCATCAAACCCCGGATCGCCAAACCCGGCGGTAACATGGACAAACACGCCGAGGCGTCCTACAGAGGAACGCCCGTCAAAGATCGGCTCCAGATTGGTGCCTGTAATGGTCCTCTCTTTGGTCATGCCGAGGTACAGCCGGCCGGGATAAATGACAAGCCCCTCTTCCGGGATCTTGATCTTCTTCGTGGGATTATTCTTTTTCATGTCAAGGACGCCGTGAACAGACGCCATGTAGCCATGTCGGGGATCAACATAGTCTGTTTCATAGATGAGGAGCGTATCGTCCAAACGGACGTTGTAGCTCGCTCCGTTGAGCTGGTCACGGGAAAAGTTTTCGATTACGATGTTCCCGGCTTCCACCTCTTTCAGAATTTCGCTGTCGGCGAGAATCATTGTGCGTGTCCTCTCTTTTTCCTTTTGCCATTCATAAATGCCTCTTGCCATTTACGAAGGAAAAATAAATAGCTGTGTCCAGCACCTATATATTATCATATATAGGCACTCGCGTCAACTGTTTTGGTAACTTTTTACCTTGTTTTGCTTACAGTTTGTAGATCTTGCTTCTTCTCTTGCCGGTCCCCTTCTTGTACTCGTCTATCCAAACGACGCTGCCGTTCTTGTAGTGGCGATAGTGGCCGCGGACAGAAAAGATGCCGTTCGGCTTTGCGTGGCCTCCCCGCTTGTGAATGGAGATCCCGGTCTTGCCGCGACGCATGAGATAGGTGACAGGATCGTCCGGCTTTTTCTTCTTTGCCGGTTTTGCTGTGTTGCTTTTCTTTGCTTCCTTCGGCTCTTTTTCCGCTGCAGGAGAGGCAGCCTTTTCCTCCTCCCCTTCCGATATATCAGGGCATCCGTAGGCCATGAGGGCCATAAGCGAGCAATAGAGAGTAATGACAGACTGCAGTTCCTCCGGCTTCACCTTCATCGTATTTTTTCCTCTGGCAGCCAACTGCTTTACATTTCCGCGATATATGATCTCGAAGTGCGCGGCGCCGAGAGGCTTTCCGTCAAGGGCAAGGTGGAGATCTACCCTGTCGCTGTTGCGGAAGCCGCGGATTGTGAAGCCGCTGTCCTTGCAGATGATCTCGATGCCGCGAAGCGATGGAGGCATGGAGCGAACAAAATCCTTGTGCTCATCGCGCCACTCGAAGAGCGCGTCTATATCCTTTTTGGTGAGGATCGCTTTGTCCACGCCGTTCGCCTCCTTTCCGTTTTTATAGGTTAATCCCAGTAGGCATTTATATCCTTATATTGAGGAAAATGCTCCTCCATATAGTTCTCAACCTCACCGCGGAGGCGCTTCATGATGGCATCGGAGGCATCGTATTGGATGCACCCATTTACCTTCGGTGGCGCCGGAACATGCTCCGTCTCATAAATCACTTTGTCTCCGTCAAGAGCAACTCCGTGATAATCAGACGCATCCCACGTCTCCCAATCCGCCGTTTCAGGTGCGCAGTGGTTGGCGTAGACGCTATACCGGCATTTGAAGTATAGGTCTGCGTACCTGTCGTATGGTGCGGCTTTGTAGCAGAATTTTGCTCTGAGCCTCCCTTTGCTGTCGCGGAGCTCGCTCCACAGCGGCCCGTCGTATTCTGATGCGCGGATTTCCCATCCTTCCGGCAGAGCGACATTGTAGAACAGGTCATCGTACTCGCCGATAACCTTAATTCCCATTCTTTCGTACTGGGCCCTTGCATCAACCTCCTTGCAAACTGCGATGTAGTGGCCGCGCGGAAGCCTCTGGTTTCTCACGACGTCCTGCTGGCCTCTGCGTTCGGCATCTTCAATGGCTTTTGCCGGGTTTATCCCTTCGGCAGCATAGAGCATTGCGTCAAGCAAGATGCGTTCTGCTTCTGAAGTGTTCATCTTATGTGATCCTCCTCTCAGGCATTCACGACCTTGTTGATATCATAGTGGCTGCACTGGAGAGTCTTGGTCTTGCCGTCGGCGAAAGTGCATGTCCAGAACTTTGTCGGGCGGCCGTTACGGCCTTTGCTCCAGGTCATTTCGACCGTTTCTACATCGTCCTGGCGCAAGTAGGTCTCGCGCCTCTTATCCCAGAAGAAAACAGTCATCAGGCACTCTCCTTTCTCTCCTCATTCATCTTGTGAATCAGTGTCCGGAAGTGGAAGCACTGAATGTTGTACCCGCCGGCGCCGATGGTCTTGACCTTGGCGGTCCCCTTCTTGCCGACAATGAATCCGTTCAGATCCCCGGAAGACCCTACCTTGAGGCCGGAGGCGTCCGTGATCTTCCCGGTGATCGCGTTCGTGCGCTCGATAATGAAGTCGTATTTCCTGTTGGCCTCTTCATCCAGATCCTTGCGCAGCCTCTCCACGCCCTCCTCATAGCTGGAGCGTATGTAGTGCAGAGCATATTCCCACTCGCCGTCGCTGACCTTTACCTGCTTTTTCCGCGGGCAGCCGTACACAATAACCTCCTGCTCCTCGAAGCGGCCGTAGAGCTTTTCGCGGTAGATCTCGTGGAGCTCCTTGAACGACTTCTCCAGATCCTTGTACTCCGGAGTACCCCACCCGGCGCGCTGCATGTCCTGATCTATCTCGCGCAACCGTGCGCGGAGCTCAAAGGCGGCCTTGATCGCCTTTTCGTACCACTCGAAGCAGTGCTTCTTCCACAGTTCGAGAAACTGGAGAATCGCCGGGACATTGCGGCTCGCTGCCTTCTCTTCCGCAGTGCGGAGCTGTTCCTGCCAGTCGGCCAGCGCCTTCCGGGCAAGGTCCAGATCGTTGAGCGTGTATCTCTTGTCGGACGGTCCGTAGTAGTACGGATTGTTCTCCTCCCAGCCGGAAGCCTCGGCCTTTTCGATCCGCTGGAGCTTGGCTTCGAGCTTGGCGATTTCCTTTTCCTTGCCCGCGATTCTCTTGCTGATGAAATCAATGCTTGCCATTCTGGTCACTCCTCCCCTTCTTCATGAGCTTCGATTACGCAATCGGCTCCGCGGTACGAGTACAGCACAACGCTCTCGTTGCCCGCTTCGTCGCGGCGGATCTCATACCTCTCACTTCTCTTGTGAGAGCCGTCGATCTCCATTGCATGAACCTTGAAATACACGCTGCGCTTGGAGACCTTCGAGACGGTCATATCGCTCCTGCCGCCTGAAAACCAGTCATAGTGAGCATACTGCTGACCAACGGAAAACTTCCTCATTGAGAAAACCTCCTTCTTTTCAAACGACAGTGCGGCGCCGCACCTTTACCTTGTGAATCCTGTCCACGACCTCAAAGTGAATGTGCTCAAAAACGAGAGCTGAATAATCCTCCGGCTTCCCGGTCAGATACCCGCGGCGGATCATCCGTTCGCCAGCCTCGCAGACTTTTCCGTCATGCTCATGCCGGAACAGGGAATGAACCGCATTGTACCCGCGGGCCTCCTCCAGCCGAGCCCATTTCTCAGCCGTCACAAAGATCATCGTGTCACGCTCCTCCTCAGTGCTTGGCGCACCATTCGGCGCCCATCGTATTGATCACCGCGGGATTCGTTCTCCCGCGAATCGTTCTCTTTGCATTCGCAAGACCTGTGACCGTTACCTCCGCCCATCCAGGAACCGTAAACGTATAGGCGGTTTGCTTTCCTTCTTTCACGACGCGGCATTCGATACCGTAGATCTTTTCGGTCCATTCCACTTTCTCCACCGCGTTCTCCTTTCGTCAAGCCGCGAACCGCGCAGCGCCGGTGCCGGGCCTCTCCCAGCATCGTAATTATACACTATTAGTAGTGCGTTATCAAGTGTAATTATGCACAATTATTTGTGCTTTTGCTTGTTGAAAAATGCCGCTTCTTTGCGAGTGCGGCGTAGTAGGCGCGGCGGATGCCGGTGACCTCGCACACATCATACATGGCGTCCGGATCTATGCGGCGTCTGATCGCTTCCCCCGCCGCATCGGCAGCGGCGTAATTTGGGAAAAAGCCGACCTCTGTGTGCTTCTCAGATCCACCGTTGGGAAATACGTCTATTCTAAACATGGTCATGAGTTGCTGTCCTCCCTTTATTCAATGTACAGGGCTTTCGACAGCCCCTCCAGATGCTGAAGCTCGCGCTTGAAAGCCTTCTGATTCTTCATGTAGTCGTCAAACTGATAGAGGATGTTTTTGATTGTGCCGGTGACATCAACGACGCGCCTGGTGTACTAGTTTACGATCTCTTCTTTGGCGTCTTCCTCTTTCTTCCCGACCACCATATCGAGGAGATCAAGCACGTCATCGCCGCACCCGTCTCTAATGATGGTGCGAAGCATGTCCTCAGCATTGCTCTCAGAAATGAGCTCATGGGTCCCGTTTTTAAGGCAAATGTGCATGTTTTCTATCCTCCCACAGTGTTGTTTGTTTTTTAGCTCCAGGTTATCTCGTACGGCGTTTCATTTCGATGCTGCGCAGATCGGAGAAAAAGGCGCTCTTCTGACGGCAGCGCCATTTCCGGATACTTGCAGAGGTACGGGCCGCGGCTGTCCCTATACACAACAGAATATAGGTGCTGCACCTTCCGGTATCTGACGGAGATGATGGTAAGGCCCTCGGCTCTGATCATGCCGTCATCCTCTGGCCGTCCTCGCGCTCCACGTCCTTCATAACGGCCATGTACAGGTCAACACCGTACTTATCCCGGATATCCTCCAGCTTCTTCGGATCGAAGATCATGATCATCGGATCAAAGACAATGGGCTCCGGCAGCCTTGCCTTTTCCACTTCCTTGCGGCACTCATCATATCCGGCGATTTTCTTTGTCATTTTCTCTCTCGGCCTCCTGATTTATATTATTTTTTGGCACCTTCACGACGGCGGACCTTTACCTTTACTGCGGCCGGCGCCTTTGCCCCCGGCCAGGTGTCTTCCTCCAGCGCGCGGGCGCAGGCGCTCTCATATATCCTTGTGGGGATGCCAAGCTCTCTGGCAAGAACAGTGGTCGATTTCCTCGGATTCTTGAAGCGGTGTATCATTATCTCTCGGTCAGTCATAGTCAAGCCTCCCTCCGACGGCTTAGGCATTTGCGGCGGCCACAAACTCACTGATGGCCTTTTCCGCGGCGTCATTCCACGGCGCTGCGTTGGTAGCCGGCTTTTCGGCCGGATACTCCACCTTGCAGCGCGTGAGCTCGGTCTGCTTGATGCCTTTGTACTCTTTCAGCTCTTTGACCTTACCGGTGATCGTCGCGCCGACGATTCTCCTGTCATTGACCCAGTTACTTGTCTTCCAGGTGCATTCATGGCCCTCGGTATCCGTGAACTTGTAGACGAAGGTGCTTCCCCACTGAGTATCCCAGCTCGTAATCACGCGGAAATCCGAGACAGTGAAGGAGACCCTGTCTCCCACATCGCCAAGCCAAGAGCTTTTGGCCCTTGCCTCGGCCTCCTTGGCCTCTCGGTCGCGTCTCTCGGCCTCAAGCTCAAGCTCCCGATCATAAGCCGGGAAGGCAGAGACAAGCAGCCCCAGCTTCCACGAATCGCAGTAGTCGAGAGAGCAGACGACTTTCAGATTGTGGCAGTAGTTGTCGTCGCGTTCGTTCTCGGTGATCCACTTTTTGACCGTGGCGGCCAGCTCCACGCTCTCTTTCCTTTTGATGTCAAAGCCACGGCTCACCGCCTCGTCATACATTTCAAGGATCTCTTTGGCGCACGGACCGAGGCGCATGCCGTACTCCACCCGGTAAAGATCTTCGGCGCGCGATGCCGTCGGGATCGCCTCGCCGTCACGCTTTGCATACCCGTAAATACGGATCGTCTCGGCTGCAACCGTCAGGAAGTCATCGGTCTTGAAATAGCTCTTGCCGCCGATGAAGTTGCCGTCGTACTCGCTCTCCTCTTCGCAAATCTTGAAGAAGCTCTCAAACTGCGCCACGTTTTCAGCACTCAGCCCGCCGGTGAAGTCACGCAAGCAGGAAGATCCGACCTGCTTAAACTCTCCACTCTCTTCATTGAAGACGATGAAGCTGGACCGGCGGCCGCGGCTTCTCTGGCAATGCTCGCACCACGGCTCGCAAGTGTAGTAGCGGCTCGGAATTTCGAGGCCTTCCACGCCATTGATGATATTGCCCTTGTCAGTGAAGTCCAGAGTGGCGGCGAAGCGCCAGCCGTTCACCGCAGCCTTTCCCTCCACCTCAATGTCGATGAAATGGACGGTCTCCGTGTAAGCTCTGTCCGGCCCTACCGGATTCTTCACCGGGAAGGTGATTTCCTCGTAGTGATCGCCGACGCGCTCATACCGGAATTCGCACCCGTACTTGGCGCATTTGTTCCGGATTTTCGTCAGCTTCTTCTCCAGAGCCTCAATATTGTCTTCAGGAATAGCGAATTTCATCTCTTTCAGGCACTCTCCTTCCTTGCCGTTTGCCAACGTGCTATCAGTCGTCAAATTCGATCTGCCGGACCTCTCGCGCCGCAGATTTAAGGCGCTCTACCGCATTCTTGGCGTAAGGATACATTTTCTCGGTCTCCTTCGCCTTGTCCTCCAGGTAATCAGCAACGACGCCGATGATCGCGTCTTCTCCATCACCAAGATAACGGTCCTCCAGATACTTGCTAAATCTTTTCATTCGCTGCATCTCCTCTATATCTTCCCAGCTTTTATTAACTCGTTCGTGAGCTTCACGGTCTTGCTCAGCCACATGTCAGCATCATGCCGATTGTAAAACCCGCGCTTGACGCAGGTCGTTCCGTCTTTCGTGAAAACCCCATACTCAAACTGATTCTCCTGATTAAGAAGACGTCTGCCGGTACGCCAGCTCTTAATCACGAACTGATTCTTGAAAACCTTTTTCACAGCTTTCGCCTCCTGACTTCAAGACATTTGTAAATGCCTCTCAGCATCTTTAATATACCATGTGCCATTCGTTTTTTCAACTGTAAATATGCACAATTATTTGTGCTTGGTTTTGTTTGTTTTATCCTTCCCAATAACAAAAAAAGTCCCGCCACAGTGCTTAACTATGGCGGGACTTATCATGTATGTTGAATTATCAGGTAAAAATCAGCCGAGCATACTGTTCAACTTATTGGCAAACTCAGCGCCTTTGTTATAGTAGAAATCTTCGCTCGCTGTTTCGGATGCTGAGAACATATCGACATTGTCTTTATCCGTGTAGATCATATCGACCAGGGGGATCTCATACTTTTCCTTTACGTCAGCGCCGATGTCGGAGCCAAGGATGCCGGTTCCTTTGGCGTAAACCTTGACTGTGCTGAGGCCAGCGCCAGTGGCATAGACCGTAATATAGTCGCCAGCCATAAGCCGCGGTTCACGAAGCTCTCGCTTGTCGTGGACGCCTATCTCTCCTCCATTATAGGTGGCGAAGATGTTTCCAACAGTGAGAAGGCCGTCAGCCTCGACATTGTCTACATAGAGGTAGAGCTTCAGGGCCTTGCCTTTATAGGTATCAGGATAGCGGCGAAGATCATCATGCGAGACCTCAACGGCAGATGCAATGAAGTCTTCACGGGCCTTTACCTTGGCTGCTCTTACCGCTGCTTCATACTCCGAAACCAGAGCCACATAATCCGACGGCGCTTCTGTTCCATACCAGAGGACTTCGGCATTGGTGATCGAAGCATATCCGTACTTCACCTCAGCCATACCGCGCACAGTGGCAAAAGCGATGTCATTTTTCTTCTTGTAGAGAGATTCGTCATTTGTCTCGATGCGAAGCTCGCTCTTGATGCGGTCTCTTACCGTAAATCTGCCAGACGTGTTGACTTCCTTGACGGGGACAGTCATTTCAACGATCTTGCCCTCATACGATCCGAAGTCTTTAGACAGATCAACATAAAAAACAGGGATGGCGGGAGTTTGAGTCGGTTCTGGTGTTTCGACCGCGGCTGGAGTCTCACTGGCTTTTACGGGAGCCGCCGTAGCTTCGGGCGCGTCAATCTTCTGTTCACTTGTTGGCTCTACCGTGATAAGAGACATGGCTATCAGCAGAGCCGCAGAGATCACAATGGATATGCCGCCTCTCTTGAAGCGAGATTTTGCAAGGTCTTTGTTCTTTCTCAATGACGCTATGCCTTTGAAGCACTGTACAATGGCATAGACAAGGACTGCGAGGGATGCAAGGAACATAACAAGGGTCAATGCAGCCATCAGCTTTTCCTCCTATGTAGTTTTTTGCAATTGACAAACACATGATACAGTCAGCGGTTTTTTATGTCAAGACGCAAAAAATCCCCCGACAAGGCGCGAAGCCAAGCCGGGGGACCACAATCTATAGCGCCGCCGCTTTTCGTGCAGTGCAGGGGAACACCGCTCGACGGCGCTGCCAAAACGGGTGGAGGTCTTACCCGTGATAGCCGCTTAGTTTTCTTTCTTCGTCACGAGCAGCGTGACGAGAGCTTCGATGATCTGCTGCTGAGTCATTCCTGCGGTTTCAATTCCGAAGCCGCTTGCAAAGGATCGGAGCCCGACGAGGCTGAAGGATGACAAGCCCTCCACAAGGTCATGGGCCAGCTCTTCAGTGGTCTCCTTGTAGGGGTCTTCTGGCGCGTTTTCCTTTTTGGAGTTGATATAAGCGTTCGTGTATTTCTTCATGTAATCGTAGATTTTCTGCGCCAGGATCTGAAGCACAGCCTTGTTCAGAATCTGGCGGAAGGGCGCGGGAATCATATCGTACAGCCAGTCCACGACGAGAGCCATTTTTTCCGGTCCGAGAAGGCCGGTTTCTTCGGCGTTGGCGATTAGGCTGGATGCCGCGGCAGCGGCATTGCCCTTTGTCTTGCAATACAGTCCCCACACGAAAATGCCGACATTCAGGATGATGGAGACTATGAGGATGATCTTGTCTGCGTTCATTGTATTTTCCTTTCCGGGAGTCATGCACTCCCCTGCTCAAATTTCGCGTTTGGGACGGTTTTATGGCATTTTGCCGCCGAGTGTGAAAAGATACCCGGCGGCAAATTTGCCACTTTCTACGGCAAGTAGATGAATTCGGCGGTATCTTTACAGCTTGAGTGAGGTGTCGAGATCCTCCGTATCCTCGGAGGGGGCTCGGTCTTTCGACAGAATCTTGAATACCGAATCGGCGTCCCGTCCGTAGACACGCCTCAGCTTTATCATGTTCTCGCACTTGGCTTTCCACAGGTAGGCCAAAATTATTACCATAGCAAGCTTCTCAGAGCTGTCGATGGCATCAGAAACGACCATGGAATCGACGGTTATGATGCCGAATATCAGAGCATAGACGAACACGACCACCCAGGAAGCCGAGATGATCCCGACGATGATCTTCGAGTATTCAAACTTCTTCTCCTTGATAGGGACGGGCTCATTCTTTTTCTGCTCCTCCATGTTAGATCGCCTCCAGGTCCTCTTCGTTCACCCAGCCCATGACATTGGAGCCTCCGAGAAGGATGCGCACCACGTAGTACGGGTGCTTCGCCCCGGCACTCACCTTGGAGACCTTCGCTTTTCCGGGAGTGCAGGTGCGGCTCCGGTCAGACTGTGCGCTCGTGTATTGTTTCTTCCCGTAAAACATGACCTTGTCTCCGGCCTTGAATCTGAGCTTCTTGACGGAGGGAGCGGACGGCTTGGCAGAGGCTACGGCTGGTTTAGCGGTGGCTTTCTCTGCGTCAGCCTCGCTCTTCATGGCCTTGAAGGTCTGAGTACCGAAGTAGCCGCACTCGCCAAGATTGCGGTCTTTCTGGTATTGCTTGAGAGCAGCGAGGGTGTTGTCGCCGAACTCGCCATCTACTCCGTCAGGTCCAAGATCGTATCCTGCGGCTTTCAGACGCTCCTGCATGAGAGCGACCTGTTCTCCGGTGTCGCCGAGCTTCAGTATCATTTTGATGTTGCCGTTTACATTGACATTGATTGTGGTCTGCACAGGGCCGCCAGAGTTGCTTGCGCCGGCGGCAAGCTCCCACAGAGGACGGCCATATCCGGCGATGTAACCGCTATTGATGTCGTACTGACGGCGGGCTACGCGATCAGAGCTGTTGCCTTCGATGGTCGTGACGGTATTGCCATCAACGCTCTCGACAATTCCGGTATGATTGATCTGACCGGAATCGTCAAAAAAGAAAATCTGGTCGCCTGGCTGGGGATCGCGTGTCCAGCGGCCGGCGGCCTTGTAGTATTGCGCAGAGTAAGAGCATCCAGCTCCGGCACTGTTCTGTGGCTGGCAGAGCATACGCATTGCCAGGTCAGCGCCGAAACAGGTCTTGAACAGCCAGTCGTAGAAAACGTCGCACCATGCAAAGCCCTGTTTCTTTCCGTTGTAGAATGTAGGTTCGGCGTCCAGATCGCGGGCATACTTTGTAAAATTGCCGGAACCTGCATTGCCGTCCTTTACGTCAAGGGCCTGATTGTTGGCTTTCTCGCGGTAGTTTACCTCGCTCTTTGCCAAGGCGAGCACCTTTCCGATGGCGGCCTCGACACCGCTTGTCTGGCTTTGCTGCTGGGTGTCCTCTTCTTCATTGAGGGCGCCACTGGCTTCAAGCGCTTGAGCTTGTTTGAGCCATTCCTGGGCAAAGCCGTAGCGCTCGATCATGTTCTGCTCCTTCTCGTCAGGGTTTTCCCATTTGTCCAGCAAGAGCCATGTGAGAGCGTATAGATCATGGCTTGTGCAGAGCTGCGCCCAGATGCCGGGGAACTTTTTGTAGAGCTCCCACAGAATATAGGCAGTCTGATTATCCAGATCACCGATGGACTGCTTTCTGATCTGCGTGAAATTCCAGAAGGCTGTTTTGCGGTCAGAATGGGTAAGCTGTATGAGTCCATACCCGATTTCGTCAGTGCAGAAGTCTCCATAGGTTCCGTTGTCAACGGCCCAAGTGTAATCGTCGTCTGTCCAGCCGCAGCCGTCTTGGACGTTGTTGACTATGAAACGGCTTTCCTTTTGGATCTGTGCAAGTGAGGAACAGGCCCCCTCGATGGTCATTCCGGCCTTGCGAAATGCCCGGTACAGATAACCGGCAACGGTTTTCACTTCGCTCATTCTTCGATTTCCTCCTCTCTTTCTGTATTGTCGATTGCTTTCTTCACAGCGTCATTGACGGTCGGCCCATGTGCAATAACGCTATTGTCCTTCAAATTGATGATTTTCCAGACGAGGATGCCGCCAATATAAGATGGCTCAGCTTTGATTCCGTCTCCCATGGATTAGGTAATCACATCCCACTTCCGGACTTCTTTTTCAATGTCGTCAATGAAGCTGTTTCCGCCGAGAGCTTTGTACGCGGCGTAGCTATACAAGAAATTTTCTTTCTCATACTGGCGTATCTTGTCCTCCTCGCGGTGGCGGTAGTATGTTCTCAACATGTCAGAACGGAGCTGGCACTTGTTTGCTTCTCTGACATCTTTCAGCCCGAAGAGTCGTTCTCTCACTGGCTTCACAATGAGCGCAATAAACGCAAGGACGCTCATGACGTGGCTGAGAACTTTTGCGACTTCGTCAAGGCCGTCGATAATGGTCTGAAAATCCATATCTTTTTTCCTCCTGAGATGGTTTCGACCGCGAGGCTTTTCGTAATATAGCGGCCGACTGCCTATGATTTTTTATTCTGGTAAGGGCATTTACGCCCATACCAGAATCTTTCAGTTGCCGAACATGTTGTCGATGTCACTGGTGGATGCCGTGGTAACTCCAACAATGTCATCAAAAGTCTCCTGGCCTTCATCGTCTCCAATTGCCTCAAGAAGCTCCTTCATGGTTGGCTTGTTCAGAATTGCAGATGGACCGGACGTGGCGTTCCAGTCCGCTTGCACAACACCAGAAGCGCCAGGGATTCCACCATGATCTTCAAAATAGATCGCAAGCTGTTCAAGGGAGTCATTTGCACGGCTCCCGGTCGGACTATCAAGATCGTCAGTTGAGGTGATTGCATCTGCTATTCTGTCGATGAGAATTGTTTTCCGATCAAACGGGCCGGAGTAATTAGACATAAGTAGCTCACCTGCCTTGTTCAGAATTTACGGCGTAAATGAAGGAGACGGTCACTGTTGGCCGTCTCCTTCATTGTCTGTTTGATTATGATTCGGATAAAGGAAGGTCCTTGGCGTCCTCACCGTCGTTTTCCAGTACAACCGTATAGCTGTACTGACTCTTGATGACGTTCTCCGGCTTCACATGGAAATAGTCAGCAAGAATCTGCTTTATGTCGTTCGGTTCTACTACTTTCGCGTTTTTCATCTACCGCACGTACCTATTACTCGACGATGAGATCCTCGCGACCTCTCTCAATCAGAATCTCGCGAACCTGATCTTTCAGCTTCGCCGGAACCTGAGCGAAGGTCTTGTCTCCGCTGATGACGCGGTCAGCCCACAGTTTTGCAATCATGATTTTCTTCCTCCTTATTCGTCAATGAGGTCTTCGCAGCCGGCGTCGATCAGTATTTCTCTGACCTGTGCCTTCAGTTTTGCAGGAACCTGTGCGAAAGTCTTCTTCCCCAGAATGATCTGATTCGCCCAAAGAAATGCAAGCATTTGTTTTTCCTCCTTAGTCAAAAGTAGATTGATGATTCCAAAGCGAAGATTACTCAGCATAGAGAATCTCGCTCATTTCCAGGATGCATTCCGTGAGGACTTCGTTTTCCTCACGGAGTTCGCGAAGCGTACGCTCAAGGTCGCTCTCCTCAACAAAAGTGAACCAGTAGCGTCCGTCGATGCTGGCGCAGCGCTGTACGCTTGCATTCACGTATACGATACTGCCGTTGTCGGTCTCCACCGTCACCTGACTGAGATCGGCGGGGAAGGTCGGCTCCACAGGGACAATCAGACTGTCGCCGTTCTGCTCCGCCGTGAGGGTTGTGCCGTTTTTGAAGATGATTCTGGCTTCCATTTCAATTCCTTTCCGAAGAGCTCCATATACAGACTCTTCATGTGCTTGATTTGGTCTTTTGACATGATCCTTGAAAAATCGCCCATCCATGATCGAGCCGCCTGCTCAATCTCCGGATAGGCGATCTTTCCGTTGTCCATGAGACGCTTATACGCTTTCAGTTTCCTTCTTTCGCGGGTTACTGATTGTGGATTGATCCTCCGGACAACCTGCCCTGTTTCGGTAAGACTGTACTTGATCTGTAGAAACTTGTAAGTGCCGGAGAGCTTGACGATCCTTGTCTTGCTTTCATTGATAAACAGGCCAAGAGAATCCGCTTCGGCTTTCACCCCATTGATGATGGACTTCAATTCCTCAAGGTCTTTGCAGATGATATACATGTCATCCATATACCTGCCGTAATACTTGCATCTGCGGACAATCTTCACGTAATTATCAATGGGTGTCGGAAAGAAAACGCCGATGTCCTGCGACACCTGATCCCCTATGTCTACAGACTTCGGCATGAATTTTTCTCCCGTCCGATTCGCCTTTGGGACGTTCTTGTAGTATTCAACAGAGTTGAATTTCCGATTCATGCAGGAGGCAAATTCATTGTCGCTCATATACGATACATCGACCTCGAACGTACGGAGTATCTTGTCCATAAACCATTGGGCTTCGCTGCTGATCTTCGGATACACCTGCTCTTTGATCTTGTCATGCTGGATGTTGTCATAGAACTTTGAAAAGTCAACGAAACCAACATATCCATCATTCGTGCGGTGTTTTAACCAGAAGTTATGCAAATCCTTCTCGAACATCATTCTTGTGAAGCTGATGCCCTTTCCCTTCTGACTGGCACCGTTGTTATGAATCAGATACGGATGCAGCGCCGATGTAAGCTCGCCGTCACATAACGCATGGCGAACGACCCTGTCACGGACCTTTACGCCATGGATGTGCCTGATCTTCCCTCTCTCATTCAGAGTAAACTCGACGCCCGGAAGGGTTTCGTAGGTGCGAGATTCCATCTCATGTTTCAGCTTGACAATCTCCGACAGAAAATCCCTTTCAAAAAGCTGAGGCTCTTCTTTCCATGCGCTCCCCTTCATGGATGCAAGAAATGAATCGTAGAGCAAATTCAGATCACACAGTCTATTCTCGCTCATATTTCGCATACCTCCCTCCGCGGGTTAAGCCCCGGATATTAGTTCGTCGTAACTCACTACATGAAGCAAACCGGGTATGCGCGGCTCCGCATTGCTGCGCTGTCTTTTAGCCTCCTTATCGGAGGACATGGATAATCTTTCCTTTCGGTAAAACGCCGGCCTATCTTATAGAGGACTTACTATGCGTTTCCAAAATCCGGACGGACGCCGATCCTTGAGTTCGAAGCGTTGTTGTAGTTGCAGTTGCCGTTGTTGTTCACATTGGCGAAGTTCGACGCGGAGACGACATCACGCAGCCACCAGTTGGCGCGTTCAAAGATTACCCAAATATTAGAATCATTGCTTTGTGACTTCCGCTTCCTTGCTGACCAGCAAACTTTTCTCAACCTTGGCGATTTTGCGGATAATGTCTGCAATATTCTCGAAGATTGTGATAATGTGCTGATCCATGGAGTCAAGGATTTTTCCGGTCTTTCTGTCCTTTCGCGGCTTTATGAGCTTATTATCCGCAGAACGGACGCCCTTGTAGAGGGCGATCTGCTTATCTATCAGCTCCGCAAACCTCTCGTACTTGTTGATGTCGACCGGAAGCGTCCTGATGACGTAGTTGATCTCCTGCTTCAGAGAATAGCAAAGGCCAATCGCCTTGTTCATGTGCCATCTGCGCACAAGGAACTCCATGAGTCTCGCCGGTGTCTCAGATGGAAAAATAGAATTGCCGGACGTAAATTCTTCTTCGATCCTTCTGAGCAAATCCAGTAGGGCGCGGGCTTCCTCGTCGATAAACCATTTGTCAAATGCGTCCAGCTTTTGCTGTTTCAACGCTATAGTCTCAAGCGACTTCGGATTGTTCACGTTTGCCGCCTTGAGCTGGTCAATCTTCATCTGATATTTCTCTTTGCAGAAGCCGAAATCATTCAGAATGAGGCCGGTCACTTCATTCCGCAAGTAATAGAAATGATGGGACGCCTCGAAGCGTGATTCCTTCCTTCGGCCTTTCGGTACACTCATGTGTGATTCTCCTTATCTCCTTGAATCCCGCCCACAAGGGGCGGAGATTCAAGATACGCTTACGCTTTGATACCGAAAGCCGGACGGACGCCGATCCATGAACCCGAAGCGCTGTTGTAGTCGCAGGCGCCGTGGTTGTTCACATAGGCGAAGTCCGACGCGGAGACGACATCACGCAGCCACCAGACGGCGCGGTTGCAGATGTACTGCGGCGCCAGCTTGAACAGAGGCAGTTGTCCCTTGTCTATCGTGTAGGCATTGGGAATGTTCGTGCCATGCACAACGTTGGAGAACACACGGCATCCATAGACCATCTGTTCATTCATCAGGTCAACTGCGCTGTCATACCAGGCGCCTGCGTTCTGATACCCGCCGGTCGTGGAGTTCGCAAAATACTCGCGGTGAGTAAGGATGTGAGAACTTCCAAAGGCTTCTTCGATCATACCGACGGCCGTTGCCTTGCCGACATTGTCGTTGTTGCCGGTGTAGAAGTCGGACCCGATGTACGCGCCTGTCGTGATATTCGTCTTGTTCATCGGCGCGTTGGAGCCGAGGTTCGTATCCGGGACGATAACCGCGTGGTGGGTAGTGCATTCGGTGTCGCCGCATCTGAGCCAGTAGTCAAAGGCGGCAATACGCCAGTTCTTGCCGCCGATCACCCAGTAGTCGCCGATAAAAAGATCCTCAAACGTACCGGCGCTGATCGCCGCATACTGATCGGCGGTAACGGATGTGCCAAGGTTCTTTCCACGGAACAGGCTGTTGTGAAATCCGGCGTTATTATAGTTTCCGGCGACATTGCGAATCCTTGCTATGTCTGCAACATGCTCATTGATCGCACCGGTCAGGTTCTGGGCCGTGGTCAGGAGCGCAGCAGTACCAACGCGGGCCGCAATTGCCTTGTTCTCGACAGGGTTCGTCGAGGTCGTGGAGAGTGCGCTGTCGATTGTGTCGATCACGCCGGTTGCCAGGTCGGTGTATGTGCCGTCCTGATTCCGTTTCTTGACCGCGCTGGGATAAAGGGTTACAGGCATAAATTATCCCTCCTATTCTAATTCTATTTATGCCCCATGAAGTAGTCTGAATCCCCGCCCACAAGGGGCGGTGATTTAAGATTCGCTTACGCTTTGATTCCGAAAGCCGGACGGACGCCGATCCCGGAGTACGAAGCGTAGTTGAAGTAGCAGCGGCCGTAGTTGTCCACAAGGGCGAAGCGCGACGCGGAGACGACATCACGCAGCCACCAGACGGCGCGGTTGCAGATGAACGAAGGCGCGAGCGCAAACAGCGGGAGCTGCCCTTTGTCGATGGTATAGGCATTCGGAATGTTCGTTCCGTGCATTGCATTGGAATAGACGCGACAGCCGTACACCATCTGCTCGTTCATCATATCCACCGTGGAGTCGTACCACGCTCCAGCGCTTTGATAGCCGTTGGTCACAGCATTGGCGAAGTATTCTCTATGGCTGAGAATATGCGCAGCGCCGAAGGCACCCTCGGCCATTGCGATGCAGTCAGCCTTGGCAGTGTTCTCAGTTTCATTGGCATTGACGCCGGTGTAGAAGCCGCTGCCGACATACGCGCCGGTCGTGATGTTCGAGGTGTTCATGTAATGAGTGGTACTGCCATCGGCAACTTTCAGGTTGGAGTCTGGAACGATCACGGCATGATGCTTTGTGCATTCGGTATCTCCGCATCTATACCAGTAATCAAAGGCCGCAATGCGCCAGTTAATGGAGTTGATCGTCCAATAGTCTCCAATGAACAGGTCTTCAAAGGTTCCGGCGTTGATTGCCGCCCACTGTTCCGCCGTAATGGTGGAGCCGAGGCTTTTCCCCCTGAAAATGCTATTATGGAAGCCTGCGGTGTCACTGTTGCCGAAGATCGCCATGAGCTCCTCAATGTCCGCTTCCTGCTCATTGATCGCTTCAGCAAGGGTTTGAGCTGTGGTATCCAGGGCCGCCGTGCCGAGCCTGTTTGTGATAACAAGGTTCTGAACGGGACTCGAACTGATTGTAGAGAACACATCGTCAACTTCGGTTACGACGGCAGGGGTAACGTCGGTGTACGTTCCGTTGTCGTTGCGTTTCTTTACAACGCCGGGATAAAGAGTCAAAGGCATAAATTATCCCTCCTTATTTCTCCATCTATGCCTTATGGATGATGTTTCAGGACGTACCTTCAAGGGCAGCCACTTTCGCTTCGAGCGTAGCGACTCTGTCTGCAAGAGCGAGGAGCTCCGCGTAAGTTGCCATCTCGATACCTGCCCCGGTGGTCTTGTTGATCCAGACCTGATTGGTTGTAGCGGTCGGCTGCGTGTCAGACACGATGACCTCGCTCTCAAGCTGGTTAAGAGCGATAGCGACAGCTTTGTTCTGGACCGGGTTTGTGGACGAAGTGGACAAGGCGGAATCAACAACATTTCGTGTAGCTCCGGCCTCAATCCCGAGAAGTTTCGCCTTTTCCTCGCTTGTGTAGTCGCTGCTGGAGAGTCCCTTCCCGGAGATGGCCGTGACCTTCGTGTTGACCTCTGCCTGGAGAGCTTGCAGCTCCGCGTAGGTAGCGACAGAAGACGCCGATCCGAGTGTTTCGGCCACCCAGAGCTGGTTCGTTGTCGCCGTGGGCTGTATGTCAGAGACAATGAGCTCACTGTCGAGCACGTCAAGGGCGGCCTTGACGACCTTGTTCTGGACAGGATTCTCCGATGTGGTAGACAGGGAAGAATCCACCACGGTCTTGTTGGCCTCCGCTTCGATACCGGACAGCTTGTTCTTCTCTGTGGTCGTGTAGTTATTGTCCGTATGGACATAGCTGGCATCGACCGGGAAGTTGCTGTCGTTCGTGAGGTCAGAGGTCTTCGTCGGGACAGTGACATCGACCGCCTTGTTCGTGACCGTGAGCGCGGTCCCGTTGACCTTGACGGCTTCAATGACGTTCACATCCGCGCCGGAATCCACGCCGTCCAGCTTGCTCTTGTCAGATGCGCTCATGAGTCCGGCGGCCGAGGTAGTCGCTTCGGAATACGTGGTGTCCGATCCGGGGATGCCGAGTCCGGTGATGTCGCTCTTCTCGACAGCGGTTGCGGCGGTGACGTGTCCCTCGCTGTTGGTCGTGATCTTATACAGGCCGCTGGCAAAGGCCGATCCCTTGTTGGTTACGCCGTGGGCGTAGGCAGAAGCGCCGTAATCGCCGCGGAACGCGGTGGAAGACGTGGTGCCAAGAGCGAGGTCTGACGCGATGAATACGTAAGCCGAACCGCTCCAGCGGTAGCACTTGTTCGTGGATGTATCGAGATAAATCTTGCCACTCTCGCCGGTAGCTGGAAAAGCAGACTGGCCGTTATACTCCACAATGTCGTCCACGTAGGACGGGAGCTGGCTGGACGGAACCTTGCCGTTCGCATCGAGCTCCGCAAGACCGTTCGCCGCACCCTTGAGGCTTGTGTCGAGCTTGCCGCTGATGTCCTGATGGGCGGTGATAACGGTGCCGAGATCCACGACGCCGCTTGTGCCCTTGGAAGCTCCGTTCATGGTGATGCCGGTGATCGTGCCGGTATTGCCTGTGTAGCCCTTGTTCTCTATGGCCGCGTCCAGCACAGCCGCGGAGATCAGCTTTGCCTCTGTAGCTGTCCCTGCCTCGGCCTCGGCTTCGGTCATCCCGGAATAGGTGGTGTCGGTCTCAGGCGGCGTATATCCGAGGGCGTCTGTGACGTTCTTCTTGGTCAGCTCGCCGCGGATATCTGCGGAGGACTTGTCCTCTACATTGCCAAGGCCGATATTGCCCTTGGTGATGTTGACGTTTCCGGTCCTATAGCTTTCTTCGGCGCTGCCTTTGACGCCTGTGATGCTGTTGACCTGAGCGCCGCTGGCGATACCTGCGAGCTTGTCCTTTTCTACCGTGGTGTAGTTGTTGTCTGTGTGGACATAGTTTGCGTCCGACACATAGTTGCCGTCGTTCGTCAGGTCGCTCAGCTTGGTGGGCACCGTGACGTTAACGGACTTCGACGCGACAGGCAAAGCGGTTCCATTGACGGCGACAGACTCAATGACGTTGACCTGAGCGCCGCTGGCGATATTGCCGAGCTTGGTCTTCTCATCTGTCGTGTAGTCGTTTGTGGACAAGCCCTTTCCGGACTCTTTATCCACCTTGCCGTTCAGCAGAGTCTTGATCTTCCCGAGGAAATACCCGAGTTTCTCAAGGTCCACTAAATTGTGAAATGCCATAGTTCATCCCCCCTGAAAAAAGTGAGGGCACATACCCCAAAATGGGGTATGCACCCTCGCGGATGTTTGATAAATGCTCATGAATTGAACAAAGCGTCGATCTGGGCCTCCGTCACGATCGACACATCGTCATTTGTAACGAATTGCGTAGTATCAATGGCATTGCCCATGAGCTTCCAGTCTTCGCCGTCCCAGAAGTATGTGCTTTGCTCGTCATCGACGTACCAGACATCGCCGCTCTTGTTTCCAGAAGCGGGGAGATCCGTATAGGACGTCTTTGAACCCTTGATTTCAAAGGCGGAGGCGACAGCCGCAGTGATCGCATTAGAGACAAACTCCGTTGTGGCAATCTGCGTCGTGTTCGTGCCGGATGCAGCCGTCGGGGCTGTGGGAGTGCCTGTAAATGCGGGGCTTGCGAGAGGCGCTCTTGAGGTGTCCGTCGGGTGGATGTGGTCTGCTCTGGCAAAGTTCTGGGAGGTGCCGGGGGATGCTACACCGTCCACGACGGGGTTGGCATCTGACAGATCGGCGTGGGTGACGAAATCTGAGTCGTTCGTTATATCTGAGGTCTTCGTCGGGACCGTGATATCCACAGATTTGTTGACCACAGACTGGGCAGTGCCGTTGACCTTCACGCTTTCGATCACATTGACCTGAGATCCGGCTTCGATCGCGTCGAGCTTTGCTTTCAGAGGATCGGTGAAGTCGTTCTTGGACAGGCCGTAGCCCGTGACCTTATCCACTTTCCCGGATTCGAGCTGGCCGATCTTCTCGCCCACACTCCCGGTTGTATAAGCAGTTCCGGTCTGATACCCAATGTCCCCGGCTCCGATTTCGACCGCAGCCACGTCCAGAGCATGGCCGTTTACAGTGGTAGTCTTGTTGACCTTATCGTCGCCGAGGTTTGCCACGTTCTGCTTGAGCGTTTTCACCTCAGCGCCCACGGTGCCGCTGTTGTAGGTCTCACTGTCGGAGTATCCGATATCCCCAGGACCCACAACGACGTTCGCGCTCAATGCGTGTCCGTTGACCGTGGTGGTCTTGTCGGCCTTCGTACTGCCGAGGTTATCCGAAGCATCGGAGAGGCTTTTCACCTTGGCTCCGATGGACCCGGTCTGATACTCAGCACCATTGTTGTAGCTGATATCTCCTGGGCCGACAACAACATCGTCTGTCAGCGCGTGGCCGTTTACCTTTGTGGATTTATCTGCCTTTGTGCTGCCAAGAGTGTCTGCAGTATCGGAAAGACTCTTGACCTTCGCCCCGAGGCTTCCAGCCTGGTAATTCGTGCTGTTGCTGTAAGCAATGTCCTCCGGGCCGACGACAACATCATCCGCAAGGGAATGACCGTTTACGGTGGTATCCTTGTCGGCCTTGGTGTCTCCGAGGCTTTCTGAGGCGACAGTCAGATCCTTCACCTGTTTGCCAAGGGTGTTGGCATCATAGGAGGCGGTCCTGTCAAAAGCGATGTCCCCGGAGCCTACAACGACATTATCGCTGAGGGCATGCCCGTTGACAGTCGTGACTTTATCGACCTTGGTGTCTTCGAGCGTATCGGCCTTATCTGAAAGGCTCTTCACCTTTGTTCCGAGAGATCCGGACTGGTACTCGCCGCTGTCGCTATACGCTATATCCCCCGGTCCTACAACGACATTTGCACTCAGGGCATGACCATTCACGGTCGTGGTCTTATCTGCTTTTACGTCGTTGAGGTTCTCCGAAGCGGTGGTCAGGTCCTTGACCTGCTTGCCCAAGCTGTTGTTCTCGTAAGTCTCCGCTTGGCTGAAGGCGATGTCCCCGGCGCCGACGGTCACATCTGATTCAAGAGAATGACCGTTGACCTTTGTTGCCGCATCAGCCTTGACGCTTCTGAGGATGTTAAGGGCATTTCCGATAGTCCCGGCGTCAAACTGCTGTGTAGGCTCATAGCTGATGTCGTTCGGGGTAATGGTTACATTGCTGGACAGCGCATGCCCATTTACCGTTGTGGTCTTGTCCACCTTGACGGACATGTCAGGCTGGAAATTCTCTTCGCTGACATAGGCGGGATAGCCGTCTGCGGAGCTTGCCGCAAAGTACTCGAAGATCCCGGCGGCGAAGCTGGCAAACTCCACCTTGTAGGAAGTCACACCCGCGGAGGTCTCGGTCTCTACCCTATAGCAGAGGCAGATCGACTCAAGGCCCCCGTTGGATTCCTGGTAATAAAGGACGCCGTTGGATATGGCGTCCTTGCATTCCTGCCATGTGAGGTTGAGCTTTGCCGGCTCTCCTGACTCCTGATCGAAAATCAGACGGGCAATCGTTATTTTGGGGGCATCAGGGTCCAGTCTGCCGAGCTTTGTCTTCTCCTCCAGGGTGAAATTCTCGTCAGAGAGGGCTTTTCCCATGACCTTGTCCACTTTCATGGACAGGGCATCAAAGATGGCTCTGTTCTCCACGGGATTCGTGGAGCTGTCGGAGATCTGACGGTCGATTACGGTATTGGTGGCGTTCGCCTCGATACCGGCCAGCTTGTTTTTCTCCGGTGTGGTGTAGTCGTTCGTCGAAAGGCCTTTTCCTGAGACCTTGTTGACCTTTGTGTCGAGAGCCTCATAGATGGCTCTGCTTTCGACGACATTGTGTGAGCTTGCGGTGATGTTCGTATCGGGGATCGTGCGGGTGGCCTGTGCCTCTATCGCTTCGAGCTTGAGCTTTTCGGCGCGGGTGAAGTTCTCATCCGAGAGGCCCCTTCCGACTTCCTTGTCAACCTTCGTTGCGAGGGCCGCGTGAATCGCGGCACTCTCCACGGGGTTCGTGCTGCCTGAAGTTATGGCGGAGTCAATGTCGGTGTGCGTGGCTTCCGGCTCGATCGCGTCCAGCTTGGCCTTCAGCTCGTCTGTGAAGTCGTTCTTTGAGAGGGCATAGCCGTCAACCTTATCGACCTTGGTTTCAAGGGCGGCATGGATGGCGGCGCTCTCTACGGGATTTGTGCTTTCCGGGGTGATCTCCGAATCAATGTCGGTATGGGTAGCGTCCCACTCGATGCTTGCGAGCTTTTCGCTGTCCTCCGGCGTGTAGTAGTCATCGGTGATGACGTGGTTTTCGAGCTTGTCCTTGTGTTCATCGGTGAAATTATTGTCGGTATGGACATAATCAGCATCCCGGACAAGGTCTTCCGGGATGTTGCGGATAAAGGCATCGTTTTCAGGATCTTCCTCTGTCCAGTCGGCTTGCACATTTTTGTACTTGCCTGCGCCTTCCCCAACAATAAACTCTGCGAGTCTCTGGAGTGCTACAGTTTTTCGGCTGCCGTGGCTTCGGTCGATATCTTCATCCCCGGTGAGAGTATCGGCAATGATATCAAGGTATTCTGTGTCTCGATTAAATGGCCCGGAGTATTTTGCCATTCGCATTCACTCCTTCCAAAGAGTTCATTTTCAGAAGTCTATCCATATGTATGTGTCAGAAACACCGGATGCTGAGTACAGTTACCGTTGCCGTCGGCTTCGTCTTCGCATAAACAATGACTGCGTTCGTGGCAGTCTGGCAGACAGGCGCAAGCTCCCATTGTAGAGCATCCGCCGGGGAGAACACCACGTCGGGGACCTGGCTTGATGTAGCTCCCGAGACCGTGATGCTTGCCTGATACCCGTAGGTAGCCTTTATATTGTTGTCTGTCGTTGCGACCCATGCTGAGGTGGCAATCGTGGTGGCCGATGACACTCGAATAGCCTTCGTGGTGAAGGTTACTGCACCGCTTGCGTTGCTGGTGATAGTCATATCTGTTCCAGGAGTGAGCTTGACACCACTGCGGTTTGTGCTGCCTTGAACGAGGTTGAGATATGTATTGCCGGTCGTTGTGGCGGCATTTGCTGTGCCTCCGCTGGCCCCGGCTCTGAGGTATACGTCGGCACCAGCAATCGTGAGAGAGCCTGCTGCTGCCGTCAGGGTGGTGTTTGTCCCTTCCTTTATGTCAAGGGTCTTCGAGCCGCTTCCGTTGTAGGTGTAGATGTCGGTGCCTTCTGTCGTTCCGGACTTGATTTTAAGGGCAAGATTGTATGAGACTCTGTTTGCCGTACCGTTGAATCGGGCTAAGCCATCAGTTCCCCTTACAAAGAAGACCCACTTACTCAGCGTGGTGTCATACATTCCAGCAGCCGATTCCAGATCTTGTATACGGAAATCTACAATGTGCGGTGCATCTTCTGACGGGTTGTTCAGAATGATTCTTGTTGTTCCTGTCTTTTGCAGAGTCAGATTTCCGGTGATCGGATTTGACGCTACTGTTCCGGTTATCGGGACATAAGCAGTTGACTTCGTATACGCTGCAGAGTCCAGGCCCTTTACAGAAACATTGATGTTCCTGCCGTTCGTATTGACACTGATCGTGCCGTTGATCAATCCAGTTTCGATAGCGCGCACGCCGCTGTTCGTGATCGTCATGGCACCGGCGGTGGCCGCAAGAGAAACACCCTCTCCTGCGAGGAAATCCAGGTACTTTTCCGTGCCGCCATTATAGGTGTACTTGGAGGTTCCCTCTGTTGTACCCGAGCCAACAGTCAGCACAAGGCTGTTCGCAACAGAGTCTGCAGCGCCTCCCACGGTGGAACTGCCCGCATAGTAGTGCGTGTGTTCGAAGGGCGCGTAATCACCTGATTCGGTATACGCGGCAGAGCCGAGGCCGTATACGGAGACGCTCGTGTATCTGGCCGCGTCATTGATCCTGTAGGCTATTGTGCCGTTGGTCGTTCCGGACGTGATTTCGAGCTGCCTTACGCCTGTATTGGAGAACACGCCATTGCTGAGAGACATGCCGTCGCCGGCGGAATAGGTTGTATCCTTTGCCGCAATGGTCATCGTTCCTTCCCCGGCGGTAAGAGTCACATTGTCTCCCTGGAGGAAGTTCAGGCCTTGGGCGGCCGAGCCATCGAAGATGTATCTGCTTGTTCCGTTGGTGCTGCCGCCTTTTATTCTCAGGGTGAGGCTATGCCCGACCTTGCCAGCAGTTGTTGCAGAGGTGGCGGTGTCTGCATTGCCTCTCAGAGAGGCGTTTCCTGCGGTATCCCAGAACAGCGGCCACTTCCTTAAAGTGAAGTCATACAGGCCGGATGTACCCACATCAGAAATGGTAAGGCCGATCTTGTGCGATGTGTATTGAGCCTGGCCCTGATCGTCCGTATACGGAATGCCGTTGTTCTCCACAGAGAAGTATGACTGCCCTTCGCGCTTGATCGAAAGGTAGTCAGTCATCGTGGCTCTTCCGGCGATGGGGACGTATTCTGTGCTGTCAAACGCCCTGCTGCCGAGGCCATGCACGGGAACAGCGGCCGCAACACCGTTTGTGGTTACATTTATGGTGCCGTTCGTGCTTCCTTCTTCAACGGCGTGAACGCCTGTGTTGGAGAAGGTCCCTCCATTGAGGGCGATTCCGCCGCCCACGGCGGAGTATATGAGAGGCTTCCAGTCCGCGTAGTTGTTGCTGGATACTCTGCGGTAGTAGACTCCGTCATCGTACTCGTTCAAGGCGAGCTGCACGCCATTACGGGCGCTATCGCCGGTCGCCGTGAGCATTACGAAGGAGTCAAAGGCGTTGGGCAGCCCTTCGGCGCCCGCCGCATATTCCTCCAGAATGTATCTGTTCTTCCCCAGAGTGGAAAGCCTCTTTGATGTCGCATTTACATAGTTGACGGAGGTATGAAAAGCGTGGTCCTCCAGCGTGAGGCCCGTGCCGGCGGCGTACGGGGCGGTTTCCACCCAGTCGGACCATCCGGCTTCTTCGCTTCCAAGTCTCGCCCTGTAGTATCTGTAGCCGGTCTCGTAACTGATGATCTCCTGATACTCATACCCCGTCGATGTGCCATTGGAGAGGCCCACATACATGTGGAACATCACCTTGATCGGGCAGTTGTAAAGGCTTGCCGCGATCGCGTTGGTGGACGCATAGTAGTTTCCCACTGTGGTGATGCCGTCGAGATTGGCGCCTCTGGCAAGCGCGGTTCCTCCGTGCAAGGCCTTTTGATGGAGGTTATCCACGTTTTCCATGCCCACGTCCGAAAACGTAGGCTTATAGTCGGCACTGTATACGGGAATCCAGTCGCTCCACGTCCCGTTCTTTTGCGTACGGTAATACAGTCCGGGAGCTCCCGAATTTGGCGCTGATGCAATGGCGAGCTGTGAGTCTCTTGTGCCCGTCTGCTCAGTCCCGGTGTACCAGTTGAAGTGAAGAACATGGGAGTCCACAGGGGGCTTTCCGGTCTGCATAAGCGAGGATGCAAGAAAGGCGTTTAACCGGTAGGTGTTTTCGTGCATCTCATTTGCGGTGGCCGGGCGTACGGTCTTGGCTGTGAGTGCCTGCGCCGTTATGGCGGTTGCGACGTTCTTTTCGTTGTCAGGCGTGTTATCTGCTTTGTCGAGTCCTACGTCTGCCTTTGTGAGGGCAAGATCGGCTTTGATCGTCCTGATATCGACGACCTCGTTCGACGTACCGCCGATTATCTTGGTCAGTCTTTTGTTTCGTGTATCATATATGACATCGGAAACAGTGGCAGTTACATCGGCCTTCTCCTCAAATTTCAGTTTGAGCTTATCCCATAAGTATTGGAGGCCGGTACTGTCAAGGTATTTCGCCATTGTCTGTTCCCCCTCTATCCGTAACTTATGATCTGAGAATGTTGTCTATATCGGCATTCGTGATGCTGTCTATGACAAAGAGTTCCCCAAGCGGGTCCCATTCGCGCCCGGAGACGAACACGTAGTTCATGCCATAGGTGCTTCCATCGTCCTTATATCTGACGTTGTAAACGTCTCCCGGAGTAGGACTCTCCACGCTGGCGAGGTCATTGACGTAATTGACGCTCCCCTTGTGGCGATACATGGTCGTGATGTCGCTCTTCTTGGCGTACGTGGACGCATCGTCGAATCCGTTGAGCTTTCTCTTGTCCGAGGCGCTCATAGCGCCCTTGTCTGACTCAGAGGCATCAGGAAGCCTTGCAAGGGGTACAGTGCCCTTGGACAGGTTCCCGGCGTCCAGATTGGTGAGATTGGCGCCAGAGCCGGTGAAGGTCTTGGCTGTCAGGCCTCCGGAGTCTTCATCCAGATAGACGCCCGTATCTGCTACGGCAGTGACCTGCTGCGCAGTGCCCGTAGGTTCTGTCGTTGTTCCGAGGAGATATGCTTTATGTGTGGCATCTCTCTTCACGGAAACATTTTCGTCCTTCGTAACCACGGCGGCCCAGGTTCCGTCGCCGCGGAGGAACTTTCCGGCATCTTCAGACTCAGGCGCAGGCACGAGGCCGCGCGCGCCGGCGGCACGGGAGGTGGCGCCCTTCATGGCCGTGTCGGGAATCGTGATGGTGCGGTCGTTCATCTGGCTTACATGCCCATTCTCGTCACTGACGATCTGGCTGACCGTGACAGCCTCGCCGAACTGCGGAGTCTTGTTGGTCTCGGGCTTTCCGGTGTTGGCTCCATAGGTGGGATGGACGTACTGGTTTGCTCCTTCGCTGATGTTTTCAAGCTTTCTCCTGAGCTGATCAGTGAAGTCATTGGAGCTGAGGCCTTTTCCGTCCTCTTTATCGACCTTGTTGCCAAACAGCTCTTTGAGCTTGACCCACAGATACCGCAAGCCTTCGTTATTGAGATATTTTGTTTCTGCCATCTTTTAACCCTCCATCCCCGTTAATTACGAAGAATCTCATCTATGTCTGAGTTCGTAAGCGATTGAAGACCGAGCTGTTCAAAAGTCTTGTTTCCCTCAAGCGTGATGTCCTCGATCTTCGGCCGGTTGGTGAGATTATCATAGTTCGTCACGCCATCGCTTGCGGTCGTGTCGAGAGACCAGGCGTCAATTTCCTCAACATAGGTGAGGCGTATGATGCTTCTGGCACGAAACGTCTCTTCGGCCGGGGTGGTCCCATCCTTGAGTATTTCTTTTTCGCCGCTTCTTGTCCCACCAGCGAACGTGAGGTTAAGCGTAGGTCTTCCTATACTTGCGTAGGGAAGATAATAGAGGATCTGCTTCCCGTCACGAAGCCCGGTGTCCTCACTATTACCTTTCCACGCGCCGGAAGGACCTGCCTGTGTGCCCACGATGTATTCGCACATGTTGTTTCTCGCAACGGCGTCCTTCACAAAAGCGACGGAGCCGTCGAGCAGCCTTACGTATGAAAAATCTGCCACGATGATTGTTCCTTTCTTACTGTGAGGTTATCGTTGCAGGCGTTCCTTCAAACCTTGGTATGGATATCTCACCCTCCGGGGTGTATTCAAGCTCAACCTGGCTGCCCTGCCCAATGAATGAGCCGGACAGCTTTTGCGGCGTACCCTGAAAAACAGGGGCCGTTGAGCGTGCTTCGGTAATCCCGGTCACTACGGTCACTTCTTCGCTTCCGTATGAGGATGAGCCTGAATCGAAGGAGCCTTCGCCCCACACGAACGAAAGCCCTTCCCCTTCAAGCTGCATTGCCAGTGTGGGAAACTCACAGCTTGGGGGCCTCGTAACCCCGGTAGCCGCCACGATCGTCCTTGTCTCCGGGACAATCGTGATCGTCGGGGCAGACACAGTGCCCTCGGCTCTGAAATTATAGCTTTCGCCCTCTTCTGCTTCCTCCTGGGAAATCTCGATTCTTCCGCGGGGGATTACGCTCGCTTCCATCGTTGCGGGCTTTCCGGTGAACTGCGGCCTTGTGATAAGGCCCTCCGGGGTGTACTCAGCCTCCACAGAATCCTTATACGCAAGGGCCCTCAGAGCGCCAACAGAGCCGAATTCACGCCATGTTGTGCCGGAGTACAAAAAGACACCGCCGCGGGAGGAAACACACGTCCCTGCCGTCGCAGTGAAGTCCTGGCCGTCAATTTCGATGGGATTGACGGTTGATCCCGAAAAAATCGGTGTTGTAGTCTCGCCGACATAGGACATTGTGCCATTGACGCGGATGCTCAGGTCTGCAAGGGTTCTCCTTGCTGCCGCGTCCTTGATCTCCAAAGTCAGCTCTAAGCCGGTTTCGTCAAGAGGGATTTTAATTCTGCTCAGTTCCATGCTTTGCTCCCTCCGTTATTTCATTCTTCGTAGTAAAACTGGAGACATTCGTCGTCATCGGGGTCTATGCGTGCCCGGAGACGCTTTCTGTTCCACTTCGTTCTGTCCTCCGCACTGACGAGGGCGTTGATGCTCTCCAGATAGGAGGAGATTTCCTCCTTAACGGCGGACGAATCATAGCCCACGATCTCATGCAATTCCGAAAGAGGGGTAACGCCGTCGCCGATCTTGATAGCCGGCGTATAGGTGGTGGTCCCATCTTCGCTTGTGTGGGCGCTGTAGTCGCTTATGATGAAGATATCTCCCTCAGAAGCTATGAGGGAGGCTTGCTGGTCCCACACCTCCTTGGAGGCGTAGAAGACAGCTTTCAGGGAAAGGTCCTCCAGATCCACGTTGCCCTCAAGGGTCACGCCGTTGATCTGAGGCTTGTTCCGAAGTGCGTTATAGTTGGTCGAGGCAGTTCCGGAGCTTCCGCCGCCCGTAAACTGAAGCTCTCCAAGCTTTGTTTTTCCGTCGCCTATGCGGATGCCGGGAATCGTGATTCTCGCCCCATCGTCATCCACATAGTCTATATAATCGCTATAGATATAGAGGGCGCCCGCGATGGAGACGCTCTCACTCAGCTCTTCCCACTTTTCCGTACTGTCATAGAAGATCGCACGGAGGCTCAGGTCCTTGAGGGAAAGATCTCCAATGATTTTGACGCCGTTTATTGTCGGCAGATTGCGCATTTTGCGGTAGTCGCCGTCAATCGTGATAGAGGAGCCTTCACCAACACCGATTGTGAAGGCTCTCTTGCCGAGGCTTTCCATGCCGCCAGAGCCAACATCGACCTGGATCTGTTCAGCGCCGCCGACGGAGACAAGAATATCTCCGTTGCATCCGATCTTTGATCCGATTCCGCCCATTATGACAACACCTCGTCATTCAGAACGGAGTCTACGCTGAAGACATGCTTCGCGCCGGCAATGGCTTCCCCGTATTTGCTGTAGGCGCGCACCTGTACTGTGAACGAGCCAAGATCAGCATCAAACAGGTTTGTCTCCTCCTGCGTAAGCTGGAGCCATGCGACATAGACGGGCTTCCCTTTCTCGGTAAACTCCTCGAACGTAAGGTCGTTCTCGGTCTTCTCCAAAATAATTTTGCCGTCTTGCACATAGGTTACGAGAATGTGCTTGAATTCTTCCGGACTTACCGGAAACGTGAATGTGTGCTTCGGTGTGGTCGCTCTGTACATGATCCAAGCACCTTCCTTTCCTCAGCGTAGTTTATTCTTCTTCGGGGCAGAGCTTCTTCAGAAGGGCCGTCTGGTATCTCTGCGGAATGGTCACGCCGTATTTCACGGCGGAGATAGCCGCGATGCTTTTCAGACTGTTGAGCCACTTTTTCAGGGAATTGAAGTACGCCAGATGGTAGGTCTTGTGGGCATTGGCCGCGGCGATGATCAGCGCCATCTCATCGGCGCTGTACATGTCCGCCTCCTCGCCGTCTGCGTGGTACGGGACCTCGGTCGCACCGGCAAGGATCTCGCTCTGAATGGTCAGGAGGTTCATCTGATCCTGCATGGTGAGGGAAAAGTTATGCTGTACCCCGTCTTTAAGCTCGATGGAGAAGCCGGCGGTAATGGCCTGATTGCAGGCAAGGCTCATTTCCCGGATCTTCATTGCCCTAAGCTCATCAACGGTAAGCTCAGGCTCCGCGATAACGTCTTCTTCATCCTCCACCTTGAGGGGTTCAGGGTCGATGATGGGCTTGACAATCTTGTCCGTTTTCAGTGCAGTGTCGAAAGCCTCATACTCCTCAAAGGAGATGGCTTGGACATGGCACTCTTTGTACTCAATGCCGCACGGGGGAAAATCCTGCATCCACGGATCGTGGTAGTATCTCCCATCTATAGCGATGAGCTGAGCAGCGCTCTCGTCGCTCGTGAGCAGGATGTTATGCTTTTCCTGATACTTGCGAAGGTCTCTCGTCGTTCCGACGCCGATGACCTTCTCTTCATCGTAAATTTTGAAATATGTCATGCGTATTGCACCTCATATATCCATGTATTTAGGGGACTGCCCATATTTGAAAGCAGTCCCCTTATCCTGTTCTGTATGCTTGGCTTTAGATGGAGAAGCCGAATACAAGGCCCATAGGCGGATTCCTCGGGGTGTTGTATCCGAATGTTCCGTTCGCGCCGATGTAATGGATGTATGACGTAGATGTGCTCTCGTCATAGAACGGCGTTCTGGTCCAGTACTGGCACGGGAGAATCCACACGCCGCCGTCATAAGCACTGATGACAGCATCGTTTCCGAAGCTCGTACCGGCCGCCGTAAGGTCGTACCGGCCGATGGTGGTATGCTTGGACACGTAGTCCGCGGACAGATACATGTACGCAGCGCCGTTGTTGGTCCTGCGCCAGATATCTCCCTGGGCAACCGTATACCGGGTGGTAAGACGTGTGGGATCGTCCGTAGAAACGATCACCTGTCTGCCCGGCGTGATGTCCTCGCGGTCTTCCTTTGGCAGGAAGAATTTCAGGCGGTCAAGATCGGTCGTGTAGTAGCTGATCTGGCCGAGGTCGGGATTGGACAGCTCACCACTGTATGGATCTACATTGGAGTTGATGCCCAGATCGGCCAGGGCCGGGGCGTACAGATTATCCACGGTGGTGACGATCGCGCTTGACGTGCTGGACGCGATGCTCTTCATGCTCACCATCTTGAGTGCGGACTGCCATTCATAGCTGAGGCCGTTGAAGATGCGGGTATTGTAGAACGTGCGCAATGCCGACTCATCCCAGCCTTTCAGGGAGTTGTCTCCGTTGAAGGCGCGGTACAGGGGCAGGGCTTCGTTGGAGATGAAGGTCATCGACGTTCTTCCGCCGTCCGCCCTTGCGTTGATGTTCGTGCCGCAGAATTCCACCCTATGCGTGATATGGGGCCAGGAGGCGAGCTTCATGCACACCTCTTTGCCCAGATCATCGTGCCAGATCTTGCACCAGTACACCCAGCCCTTCGCGTAGTTCTCATAGCTGTTTCCGTACTTCTTGGCGCCGAAGGTGATGATCTCGTCGGTGACAGGGACCTTCGGGCCGATCAGCTCGTCTTCCGTGATGGCATCATCATAGACACCATTGCCGAGGTTGAAGGTATACAGGACGATGTTCTGAGATCCCTTCTTGTGGCGGAGAACAATGATCGTGCGCTCGCTGGCATTGCCCGCGGGTCTTGTCGTGCTGCCCTGCCAGGTCAGCTTCGGGCCGCCGTTCGTATAGTGGAGGAACATGCCGTCGCTTTCTCTGCTGGTATCGCAGCAGGAGAACAGCGTAGCCCTCGCATTGTTCGTGCTCTGCATCTCAAAATCGAGGGCTATGGTGTAGGCCGGGGAGTCTTCTCCGAAGAGCTTGATGTTCTTCGTTACATATTTGCTGCCGCCGAAGTATTCGTTCTCCAGCAGAAGCTCAGATTCCACATTGCTGAAATTGAAGTCGCTGCCGAGCTGAATGTCCTTCGTGTCCTTGACATCGAAGTAGGTGGAGGCCTTCTTGTCTGCGCTTACGGCGTAGAGTTCGGCCGGGGTCATGTCATTGAGGGTCTTGTCAGTGCTGGGGAGGCCGTCCTGGACTGCCCACACGGCGTACACCTTCATGTTCTCTTTGACACTTCCGGTGGACTTGTCCCACCCTGCGAACAGGCGGTAGTTCAGGGTGGCTTCGCTGGACGTATCGGTAGGACGCTCCTTGTCATAGTTTGCCTCAGTGCCATACTGGACAGTCTTGGTGCAGCGCGGCTCAATATCGCTCTTATGCAAATACCATTCGACGGTATAGCTCCTTATGGAGGAGGTATAGATCGCCGTTACGGTCTTCTCCGCAATGACGGTTCCGGGAAGGTTCTCCCAACTATCGAACGTGTAATCATACTGCTCATCGCTGGCCTTGGTCGGGGTATCAATGAGGCCGGCGGCAATAGGATCACTTGCAACAGAGCCGCGGTCCACGAGCATCCTGTACAGCTCCGTGCCGTCGTCGTTGACGAAGTACACATAGTATTGAGGGACAAGCTCTCCTGAATATGTGACATTGAGGTTCGGCCAATGCTCGGCGTACTGATTGAGTTCCTGCTGACGGACAGGTCCATTCACGACCACGTCGCCGGCAAGGACGGACGTTGTCGTGTTGCTGCCGTTCTCATCCAGACCGGAGAGGGTAAGCAGGCGGTTCAGGAGCGTGGTGTCCGTAACGGTCCAGTCCACGCCAAGCAGGCGCAGACGGTTCAGGTTGTAGGCGTTCTCAATCAGCGATCTGGTGTTGAGGTTCTCGCAGTTTTCCAGACGCCAGCTCAGGAGCTTGCTGTAGTCGCTGATGACAAGGCCGCTGTTCTCCAAAGCATGGAGGCCGATCATCGTAAGGGATGTAGGCGCCTCGATATACGCGGTGCGCAGCAGGCCGCCGGTCGCAAAGTCATAGCTGGTGAAGCTGGAGCCGCTGGCATCCAGAGTCAGCAGGGAAACACACTTGCTGAGGTTCAGGCCGTTGGTGATATAGGCGAGATTCTGCAGATACAGGTGTTCCAGCATCGGGTTATTGCCGATGGAGATGGATTCGAGGTTCGAGTTTGCATATCCCGGAGTTGTGGAGCCTACTGTCAGTTGGCGAAGCCTTGTTGCATTGGACATGTTGACAGTGCCGGGATACAGGCGGGACATGTCGCCGATCTCCTGAATCATCTGTGCGCTGTAGATGTTGATAACCGTATCGTTCAACTTCTCCTGTGCAGAGAAGTCCACCGTATACGGAACACCGCGCTCAGCTTTCATCCGGTAGCTGGTTGAGTCAACCTTCACATTGATGTAGCACTTGTTGTACATCTTCAGCTTGATCTCCGCCTTCGGCTTCAGGTTCTCCCAGTTGGCGGCAGAGGCCTCATCCCAAGGCTGCGTCGGATAGTAGCCGCGGAAGTTGACATTGTTGGATGTTGCGGATGTACCGACATACTTGGAGGAATCATAGATTTCCTCAAAATACTCGTAGTGCCATCTCTGGTGTGTCTTCTGGCCGCCGTCAAGGAACGGGAGCCAGGCTTCCTCGTCAACGATCCCCTGTTCATAGGTTCTCAGGTAGTCGTACCAGTAGCATTGCACCCACACTCTCTCAGGGATCTTGCGCTGCTGTTCGAGCAGGAACTTGTGGTACTCGGTGGCAGACCATGCGCCGGCGGTCTCTCTGTTCTGGAACATGACTTCGCACGCCTCGAACAGATTGCTTGCAAAGACAAACCACACAGCATCAGCAGCATTGAAAACGGTCTTGGTGCCGATCGTGTCGTCGGCCTCGTTGCCGTAGTCGAAGACCATCTTGCCTTCGTTGTTGTTGCCGTCCGAGGTGTCCATATCGTAGGCCTTACTGAGATCCCAATGCAGCAGGTCGGTGGATGACCAAAAGCTGTTCTTGGCGACGTTATCGCACATGGTATGACGCTCCAGATAGACAAAGTGGTAAATCACGGAGTCCATAACCATGTAGTTCTCGCACTCACTGAGCATCTTTGCCATTCTGCGCTCAAAGGTGTCTCTCTCGTAGCGTCCGGCGTACCGGGAAACGGTCGTGCCTCTGAGGACCTGTGTGCCGCCTCGGTCGTGGCCGCGGAAGGTGTAGGCACCGTATGTCTCCGGTGCGGGCAGAAGCTCGTTTGTGGCCGCGTTTGGGTTGCTCTCGGCCATCCACGTAACGAAGCGGCGCCAGCCATCGACAATTTCCTGGGAGGGCACGTCCATGTCCGGGTAGCGCATTTCAAAGGACTTGCTGCTGCCGCCGCACATCACGAGGTTGTCAAAGCCCTCCACAGTGACCATACGGCAAAGGTCGTCGAGGTTGTTTCCAACTTCGATGCAGCAGTCATTCGGGTTGGACAGATCGTGGAAAACATGGACATTCTTCTTGCTGTTGCCCATGTTGCCGATGGAGTACATGTGGTATTTATCGTCGCCAAACAGGACGAAATGGTCACTGTCGGGCGTTTCGCCGGAGTCCTTGATGAACTGGACGCCCATGGAGAACTCCATGCAGTCACGATGCGTAAGGCTCTGGTAAGGCTGGAAGCGCTGATACCAGATCGCGTTGCACATGTTGTTGACCTGCTCGCAGGAGGCGAAGTTGACCTTTGTATTGGAGTATGTGATCGGGCAGGAATCGTCGTTGATCTTGTAGCCGAGGGCCTTGATGTACTTGGTGACGTTTCTCTGCTCGTCTCTCTCCACGGCGATGCAGTCAGGCGTCAGGACGGTGTTCTCGTCCACATCGAAAACGGTGACTTCCCCGGTTTCGGGATTGCCCACGAAGAAGTTCTTGCCGTAGTGATCCTCATCCACGACACCGTTTGCCATCAGGTCGTTGCCGTTGCCGTCGGTCAGGGAGGTGAAGTTGATGTCGGTGTTGGCCGCGCCTTTCAGGTAGTCCACGGAGGACGTGCCCTGTACGGTCATCGTGCCGGTGCCGGACAGCTCATAGTAGGAATCGCCGTTCTTCCAGAACTGATTGAAGGTGCAATTCTTGACCTTGTCCTTCTTGCCGATGGTCATGTACGGGATATCGTACAGCCACACGCGGCAGTCAGGGTTTGCGTCAATGAGCTTCTGGTAGTCGATCTCGCCGCTTTCGTCCAGGATGTTGTTCCTATTGTAACGGGCGACCATCTCTCTGGCATTGGGCGCGTCGGCGATGAAGTTGTCCATGTGGCTCTCTCTCGTCAGGTAGCTGGGATAGGCTTTGACCAGATAGAGGTACACATCGCAGTCGTCCGAGCCGATCACAAGATTCTTCTGATTGGCGGTACTCTGCGTGAAGTTGTCCGAAGGCGCGTACACGCGGCAGGTGGTAATGACGCCGTCGATCCACGCCATCATGTAGCGGAAGTTGCCGTCGTTCTCGGTCTTGGGCTGCGGGTAGATATCGTACTCCAGCTCAATATACTCGTCATCGCCGTAGGGGACGGTGATGGGCAGGCCGGTGGACCGGAATGTAGCTTCATGGGCGGTCAGGAGAATACCCACATTGTCAGCAATGCAGTCGAGCAGCGTTGCATCATAGTCGCGGCAGTTGACGGTCTTGAAGCAGATCTTGAAGGTCTTGCCGTTGGCACGGGCTTCATCCGCAAAGAGCTTGTGATTGATGGTCATCCGGGTTCCGGCCTTGATGCAAATGAACTGACGGATAGATCCATCATCAGCGGTTTCGGTCTTGATACCGCCGTTGGTCCAGTCGAAGTTGGAAGAGAAGGTTGCGGAGATTCCGTTGCTTTCCCACTCTCTGAGGGCATCGTTGCCGGCCAGATCGCTCGCCTTGAGGCGGAAGGTGTACCCGCCTACCTCTTCGTTGTCGATGTCGAGCTTCGTTACAGTAATGCGGAGCGTCTTGACGGTGGAGCCGCTTGTGATCGTCAGCGTCTTCTCGCCAAATTCTGACGGAGTGAAGTTCCAGTAATGGAGCGTGCGGTCGATGTTCGTCCAGTTGGCGGCGATCTCGTCATCAATGCGAAGCACAGCATTGGAGGTGAGCGCGCCGGGTGTGTAGATCACCACAGGTATCTGCAGGGTATTGTACTGGACCATCTCAGACTCGGAGACGGAGCAGGCAATGATTGGCGTGTTGTTTCCAGCAGCGGCAAAGATCATGTCGTGCATGATGCTGTCAGAGGTGATGTCCACACCGTTTACAGTGGCGGTGCAGTACAGTTCGACCTTGTGCGCGCCGTGGCTGAGGGAATTGAGGGTGACGGTCTGGAGTGAGCCGGAACGAGTCGTGGTGCTCGTGGCAGCTTCCCGGCCGTCGATAAAGATATGTGTGGCCTTGGAGATTTCGTTGCCGTAGGGTGTCCACCTGATGGAGAAGGTGTCGCCATCGTTGATCATGGTGTCATCGTAATCCCATGTGAGATACATGTTCACCACGTTCACAGTCCAGGACTTGGACACCACAGAAGGCGTATCTCCACCAGTATCGACGGAGATCACCAGACGAACGGTATTGCTACCAGCCGTCAGGTAATCCTTGATGTCAAAGGTGTTTCTGCCCTGATTTGCCGTGCTGGTAGCCCTGCGAACACCGCCGACATACCATGTGGCATTACCGGAGCCGACGACATCGCCGGCAGAGTCGGTAGCATCAAAGCGATAAACAATGGGGCAGGCATCGCCAGAGACGAAGGTGACGGTTGCATCGGTGATTCTGGTGATGGTCACGGTGCCTGAAGAAGCGCCTCCACTACCGCCGCCGGAAATGGCAATCGGCTTTGTGTCGCCGTTGGAGTACACGATCTCAATGCCCTCATCCGTTTTGTTCACATCCGTGACCTTGTCAAAGCCATCGGCAATGTTGATGGGCGAGGTTCCGCCGTCCTTATAATGGACGGTCAGAGAGTTTGCGTCACCGGTCACGTCAATGACCATGTTGCCGGAAAGCGCATTCACATCGTTTTCGAGCTGGGTAATCCTTGAACCGTGCTGAGAGGATGCGGTCTCAAGAGGCTGCAGGCGCGCATCAATCTGGGCCTTGGTGTACAGATCCTCTTTATCGTAGCTGTCAGCGCCGACAGTGAAGAAATGGCCGCCGTGCTCCTCCTCGGCATTGTCAATCCAGCGGTAATGCAGATACACATTCTCGGTTTCGGTGGCGATGTAGTAATCGGTGAAGCTGTCTCCGGCTTCGGGGAGCTCTTCTCCGACGTAGGCCATCGCACCGCCGATCATCTTCCACTCTTCCTCAATGTACTTGTAGAAGAGATAACTGTTGCCATTCCGGACAATGTAGTCGATGTTGGGATCGGGCTCCAGAACAGCGTCAAGGCTCTCCACAACGACGGTAGAGGTAACGTCAATGGCGTTGATAGCCGCGGTGGTCTCCCCCGTAATGGTCTGATGCAATGCGAAGAGCGTGTCATAGACCAGCTTCTCCGTGGGATAGTGCTGGTTATCCGGCTCATCCTGGAAGGCGGAGACCTTGTTGGCTACGTCCTCCTTCGACGGGAGATCAATTGTGCTGAGAGCTTCGTTGACGCTTGTTCTCAGGCCTTCGATGGTGTCCTTGACGAGCTTTTCGGTGGGAATGTGGGCGTTGTCCGCTTCCTCCTGGAATGCGGAAACGACCTGATCCTCATGTACAGCTTCGGGATCGCGGACCGTGTAATCAACACCTTCTCTGTTGATTCTTTCAAGATATTCTGCCATCATTTCACCTCGTCAATCAGATAAAAAGCGTTCTGCCGGCAATTCTGCCGCGATTCAGATAGAGCGTCCGGCCGACGATATACGAATCGTGGTATCTCATAGCCTCTTCGTAGTCTTGCGTGGTCTTAAAAAGGAGGTCGTAATACTCCTCATCGGTGCCCTCATATCCGCCGGTTTTGGCGTATCTGTAGGCAATCTTGCTGTCGCCGATCACTGCGCCGTTTCCGACGCGGTTTCCATCGGGGTTTACAAGGTGCATGGAGAAGTCTTCCGGATCGAACACAAGGTCATACTGGAGCTGCCTCAGTGCCTCATAGATAGCACTGGATTTGACAGGCTGTGTCCCCTGTTCGGTCAGGATATCCGCCACATCATAGACAGAGACCGTGGCCGCGCTGCCTATCGGGAGCGCGCCTCCGAGCTGCCGTCCGTCAGGTCCCATGAGGAAGATCTTGTATGTACCGCCCTCATAGGTAAAATTAAGGCCAACGCCGTATCTCTTCAGGGCGTTGGCGATTGCTCTATTTTCCAAAGGATGCTCGCTCGTATAGGAGAGCATGGAGTCAACGACGGTCCTGTTGGCGCCCTCCGCTATCGTGTCGAGCTTGCTCTTTAACTTCTTGGTGAAGTTTTCGTCCGTATGGACGTAATCGGGATCTTGTACAAGGTCAGCGGGCTTGTTCTGGATGAAGGCATCTCCGGTGGTGGCATGCCAGTCTGCCTGCACATTCTTCTGTGCCCCAGCCTCTATGCCCTCAAGTTTCGAGCGCATGGCAGCGGAGAAGTTCTCCTCCGTCAACTGCTTTGCAGCGTCGATGTCCAGCTTCTTGCCGAGGGCTTCAACAATGGCCCTGTTCTGGACGGGGTTCGGGCTTGCACTGTTGAGCATGGAGTCGATGGTCGTTCGCGTGGCCCCGGCCTCTATGCCCTCTAATTTGGTCTTCAGGAGGTTCGTGAAGTCGTTCTGGCTGAGACCCTTCCCCAGCTCCTTGTCCACCTTTTGGCTCAATCCTACGGCCACAGCGCGGTTCTGGATGGGGTTTGACGAGGTGAACGATACGGTGTCCTCTACATCGGCCCTGCTGACCTTCTTGTCCAGCGCTGATTTGACGATGCGGTTCTGCACCGGGTTCGTGCTGGAGTCATGAAGTGAGGTGTCAACCGTTATGCTGGTGGCACCGGCTGCGATTCCGGCCAGCTTTGCCTTTTCAGCGGCGGTGAAATTCGCGTCCGTGTGGACGTACTGAGGATCTGAAACAATATGTTCCGGTTTATGGAGGATCTGGGCAGGTCCGCTTGTGGCATACCAGTCCGCATTGACGTGGGCCGTGGCGGCCGCGTCGATGTTCTCCAGCTTTTGCTTCAGCTCGGTCGTGAAGTCTTCGGTGGACAGCCCCTTGCCCTTGACTTTGTCAACCTTGGTATCGAGTACAGATCGGGCATAAGCCTTTGTTCTGTCCTCCGCATTGACAAGGGCCTCATTCAGAGCGCCCATCATCTGTGTGAAGGTGCGCTGATCATCGCCGCCCACATTCACCACAGCAGGCTTTGCACGGCGGAGAATCGGGATCTCCACCATATACTCGGTCTCCCCGTCTGTGCTTCCATCATGCAGATACACCCATGCAAATATGGGCGCAGGCTTCTCGAAGCACCAGTCAGGGATCTTCACGCCGTCCGCAGTTCCCACATACGTTTCAGCCGTTCCAAGCGGATCGTTGCTGAAATGAACTTCGTAGGCAGCGGGCAGCTCCAGATCCGCAAACACGAGGATCTGACCGTAATCCCATTGCCACAGAGAGTCCGCCTTAACCTTGCGAGATTCCCCAAATTCAACGGTCAGGATTCTGTTTTCGCTTGACACGCTTTAAGCCCTCCTCTCTTTCATGGCAATGCTTATCTTTTGCTGTTAGACCTCAAGGGCCTTCTTCACAGCTTCGTACCACCGGGGCGGGACCTGCTCAAGCGTGAGCTCGCCGCGGCGAATCAGATCGAGGTAGAAATCAATCATTGCTCTGGACCTCCTCAGTTGCGGTACTCTTCACCCTTTTGCGAGTTACGGCGCTTTCGGCGTTTCCTACGCCGTTCGCGGATACGCCGTTCAATGTCGCTTCATCGTCAGCCGCTCCACTGGCAGCAGCGCCGGTCACAGGCGGGATTGCACCATATTCGGCTGCCAGGTCGAGTATGGCCTTGGTGAGCGTTCTCACACGCTCCTGAGACTCTGCGAGGTCTGCCTTTGACTGTTCAAGGGCCGCGCTCATTTCGGAGAGCTTGTCCTGCATGTCTTCCAGACGATCTCTGGCAATGGTCTGCCAGGTCATCTTGTACCCATCCCACAGCTTCTCACACGACATCCAGCTCACGAGGTTATATACAGCGGAAGGCGCTTCGGTCCTGTCCTCCATATAGACCTCCAGCTTTGTCGCGTTCATGCAGATGTTAAGATACTCAGGCTTCCATTCTGCATGAGGGATGATGGCTCGGATTATCTGATCTCCGAAGTGCGGGTAGGCGTTCGGGACAGACAGTCCGAGACCGTTTCCTATGATCTTGTACATTGTGTTCCTCCCACAAATCAGTGATTTATACTCTTCCAAGTATAATTACCAAAATTGAAGCTCGAAGAAGCATACAACCACGCATCAACAGCAGTGAGTTTATTGCCAGACGTCGATGTAAATTGATACATCTGCCCTGAACTGAATGCAAACGCATACATCGGGTTTTCGCTTGTCTTAAAGTATGTGGAGTTATATGATGTAGTCTCGCTAATCATATAGATCAATGTTCCCAAACTCAGATTATTATATAGATATTCATAGTAATTGGTTGAGAACATAAGGCGAAAGCCAGTTATATCAAGCGGGGCTTTAACTGCAATTGTACCTGGTTTTGCGGTATTTGAAGGTTTTGTGTTAACTCTGTAGATAACGAACTTTCCACTTTCAGAAGTGCCTGAAACCGCTGAACCACCACTCGCGCTGTTTGTTGTTCCGTACATAGCATCACTCTTTCTAAAGGGTCCTTAACGCTACAATAGAGCTGGGTTGTATACGCCACGCAGAATAATAATCGACCTTCGCACCGGCTCCGGTAATAATAAAAGACGGGCTAAGATAAGTATAATTGTACTGATTGATATAGCCCCCACTCGACTGTTGTACTTGATAAGTGTGTACGCTCTTTGCGGTTTCAATTCCAAAAACCAAGTCCACATTTTTGCCTACATTTATAGCAGGGCAATCAGCACTCGGAGGTGAGATTTTTATGTCAGTTCCATTCTTTATAGGTCCGTAATTAGGGCCATAGTGAATTGAGAATCCATACTGTCCGCTGAGGTAATTTGTGGCTGGCCATTGCAGTGATCCAATGACTGCATTATTTTTCTTTAGCTTTGCAAATGGATTACTTCCAAGATAGAATAGCCGTGGATTAACAGAACATCCGCTTGGCACAACGCCTCCTCCCCAAACAACAACGTGTGTATTGATCAGAGCTGCAAGTCGCGATGACAAATAGAAGAAGTTACTTTTATTAGACGATAAATAGACACGAGCGAATCCTTTGGTTTGACCTTGATTTGGAGGGGCGTCATAGACCGAGCATTCGCACGTAAGGTGCGAATCAAAATTCCCAATTCTGTTTGTGTCAAAACAATAATAACCTGCTTCGAGTGTAATATTTGTGTTTGTATAAAGCTGTTCAACGTGGCCTCTGGATGAATCTTGATTTATGGAGGTTCCTTGAATAGTTATAGCGGAGTTTTCGTCTGACCCGCCGGTGAATGTGACGCCATCGTTGTTATGGCTTTTATTATTGATGTCGCTGGATATAGTTCCGAGGCTTATTCGCTGAATGGTTGAATCAAATATAACTTCAAAATCAACCTCTCCAGTAAGAGGTTCTCCTAATACGACGCATCCTCCTACCCCTTTTGCAATTCCGTACATACGGACACCCCAGTTCTTTATTACTCGGCGTTTCCTACGGGAAGAAACTCGTGATCCACGGGTTCACGGCGAGGAGCAGGGCGCCGAACAGGAGCAGGCTCCTTGGCCGGTTCCTCCATGAGCTTTGCTTCGAGGAAATCCACGGTCGCGACAAGGCGGAACATGCTGTCATAGCCCCTCACGTCGAGGCTCTTGAGCGCGCCGATCATGCGATCGACGCTGTCGCGGGAGATGGTAATGTTTTCTGCCATGTATGATTCACTCCTTCTTGACCGCTAAATGAGTGCCTTTTTTCAAGATAGATACTGATTGAAGAAACTTATACTCAGGATATCCTTCAATCGTGATTTCTCCGCAGTTTGCGAGATTTGAAAGTGCATCGTTGAAATCTACCGTTTCGCAGATCAAAAGCAGGAAGTTTCCATTGGGAGCTTTCTGAATGTCGTCGATGGTAAATTCATATCCAGACGCGGTTTTACCTATCATGCTGACCTCCTTGTTATGCGTAGTAGTATCCGCCATCTCCGGAGCCTTCTACCCAACTGCCGTTTACATACCCCTGATATTTTGGATATACGTAATAATACGTAAGACCGGACCAGTCATCGACTCCTTGGTAGCTGGCTTCAAGCCACGCGCTGATAGAGTTCCACGTATCAGATTGCCCATTCTGGTAATCATTCGCATGCTCAGCTTCAGCAGCGCGGTATCCGTTGAAATACACAGTTGTGTCGGAATTGCTGCTTCTCTTGAGTAACTCAGTACCGGAGCCGTTTGATACAGTAACGGACACTTCGTAATACATGCCGGTGGAAGATTCGCTTATGTCAAAGTCAACAGATTTCGGCTCATATCTATCCTGGGCATCATTATATCCGTTTCTCCAAACGGTGCTGTCGGTGTTGTCGGTTCTGGTAAGGAGATCCTCACCGGCTGCATTCTTTGCAGTGGCCTTTATTTCGTAGAAGGTTTCCTTGGCTGTTTTCTCAAATGTAATGGACTTAACAGTAAGCGCCGATACCATGTCCTTATACTTCTTGGTATCGGCTATGTTAAAAGACGCTTTTACTCCGCTCGCTACAGGTTTGCCGCAGGAAATTTCAATCTTGCCATTGCTTTCAGAAGCAGTAAGATTGTGTTCATGCTTTGCAAGGTCAAATTCTGTTGAATCGTTCCCGGTGTTGACGTAGTATTTGCTGCTGTAGAATCCACTATTCCCGGCCACGATCATCTGGGCGTAAAAGTAGTCGGGATAAGATGAGCTGTCTTTACTGATCGCTTTGTTGTAGTTGTTCGCTGCCTGGAGGGAGTTGAGAAGGCCAGTTCCGCCTGAGTAAGATCCTCCTTGGAGAGTCATTGCAGAGCGAAGATCGCTCATGATCTGCGCAAGCTGATCCGATGTTGCGACGGATTGGTCTCCGACGTAGATGCCGCCGTCGGCACGGATGATGCCTGAGATATCTGCGCCACGGGCGTACATGTTGCCCGAGCTGTCCACCATGAAGTTCCAGTCTGCCTCAGACGGGATATAGATCTCCGCACTGGACAGTTTTCCGGTGAAGTTACCGTCTCCGTCAAAGAAACCTCCGGTTCTATCGACGCGGAATATCTCCTTGTCTCCGCTTCCGACTCTGAACCGGTCGTCCAAGAGCTGCCACCAGAAATCCGAATCGCCCTCTTCGCCGCCGGTCTTGGTGACGCGGGCAAGGATCTCGTCCTGATGGATCGCAAGCGTGGCCTCCGCATTATAAAGGCGGCGGGTGTACTTGCGGTCCGCGGAGGACTCGCACTGGTACTCGTGGTCGATTTCCTCTTCTCCGGGGGCGCCGAAATCACAGGTGAGATACTTTCCGAAGGTGATCTCCTGCGTGAATAGGCCGCCGGTAGCGGATTTCCCGTCCTTGGACCGGACTGTCACATAGTCGCCGATCTCAACCTTGGGGTCCACTTCTCCGGCCTCTGCCTGAAACGGGGTATAGACATAGCCGGACATTTTGCTGTAGAGCCAATCGGCCTGCGCCTGCGTTGCCCACGGGCACTCGATCTCAAAGACGTATCCGCCGGATTCAAAACCGCCGACATAGCAGTCTATTTCCTCATCCTCGCCGCTGCCGTCGTTCTTGGGCTTCTTCACCTTGTACCCTTTTTCGGATATAAGCATGCGAACGCCGACGCACTCATCGTACTGAGGATAGACCTGCAGGCCCTGCGCGTTCATGCCGAGGTCATACACTGAGGTGTTTCGCCACGGGCAGATCAGTTGCAGGTAGCCGAAGTCATTGATGATGAAGCTGCCTCCGTAGAGGGCGGCGATATTTCCCAGCGTCTCCCGGATCGTATACTGTGTCGGCAGAGGAATCTCAAAATCCCTCTGATTCATGATCGTGTATGTGCGATCATCGACAGTCACACTGAGAGCGCGGGCTGCATACTCCATGGCCGCAATCGCCGTGGTCTTCCCTTCCTGCAGCCAGGCGTTGGGGAAGGTATCGAACAGCTTTTCTCCGCGCATCATGACATCCATGCCGACGATGGATATGACTTCATCATCATTGATGAGCTGAGAGTCTGAGCTGCGTGTGTCAATATAGAACGTACCCTTCGGTATCCATTCGCTGACGCTGCTCTCATCCTCGGTCATGGCGCGGACAGAGACGTCGATTTTGGCATTGCGTGGAATGCGGGAGCTGTTGCCAAAGATCTCAAGCTCAATCTCCCTTGAATCTGCCTTGCCAAACTGAATGGTATTGGTGCCGAAGGTGTGACCCCGCGTTATGACTGAACGCAGGGTCCCTTTTCTGCCTTCTCTTTTCTGAACATATTCGACATTGGCGATCGTCACCCTTGTTTCAAACTTATGGCTTTCCTGAGCAACGATCTGGTTATATGTACTTGATACGCTGTGCATTGATCGTCACCTTTCTATGACGTTGAAGGAAACGCCGTTGTGCTTGAGGATGCCGTCGGTGGTCATTGCCTTAACTCCGCCTTTTCTGGAGCTGTTGTAGCCAGAGTAGCTTACTTCTCCATCGTCGGGGAGCATGTTTGTACGCACGGTGACATACTCGCCGCGCAAAGCACGAATGATCGGTATGAGGTCGGATGCTTTGATGGGAACGAGCTTGAACAGGAGCTTGTACTTCTCGGCCACTTTGCCGCGGTGCATGTCACCCCCAAGGTCACGGCCGGATTTGGGCGCATCCAGATCGTTGGACTCCCAGCTCACCTCTTCGATCCATTTCGTGATGTTCAAACCACCTATGTAGCAATACCATTGTTCATCCATGGCAGAACATCACACTCCTTCCGCCCGCTGCATCTGGCGCTGTATCTTCGTGACTTTCTTTGCGATAGCACGGAAATCGCCGAAGTCGATCACGAACTGGCCGTTCAGGATGGCGTCTTCGAGGCCAGAAATAAGCTCGAAGAGTCTCTCCATGAGGTCGTCTCCATCTCCCCCAGCGCTTTCTCCGCCGGAAGCGGCAGCCACGGCATAAGGAAGCAGTGCGCCGCCGGCAATGCCTGGCGTCCTGTAGGACACGTTCTCCGCGATGGCATTCAGAGCCTCCGTGAGGCGTCCGGTCTTGCCTTCCATGCCTTCTGCGAACAGGTCCACCATATCCGGGCCGCTCTTGTCGAAGTCCGAGAGAGGACCCTTGTCCGGCAAGCTGAATCCGATATAGCTGTCAACAGTCTGAGCAACGCCGACGAGGGTGTTTACCAGGTCGGGCATGCGGGCATTGATACCGTTGATGAATTCAATCATCAGGTCAGAGCCCCAAACCATGGCATTTGTGGCGAGCTGCGTAAAGATCGTGCCTGTTGTGGTGCTCAGCATGTTCAATTCGTTCTCCGCCTCGGCGTTCAACTGCTGCAAGGACGTAACCACGTTGGTCTTCATCTCTTCTGAGGAAGTCTTCACCTTCTCCGAAGTGGTGTCGAAATTTGTCGAAGTATCGTCCTTGATCTTTGTTACGCTGGTTTCGACAGCCTGTGCCGCGTCGGAAGCTGATGTAGCAATCGCGGAGTAGGCTTCGGCGTATGCTTCGGAGGCGGTCTGAATTGCTGAGGCACTGTCGGAAGCTGCCCCGGAAGCATTGTTCAGGGAGGTCTCCATGCCGTCTGCCGATTCAGAGGTCTTGTCTGCGCCGGTAAACCAGCCCTTGACGGAATCCCACCAGCCGGAGATGGTTTCTTTCAGGCCGGTCCATGCCTTGCTGATGTTTTCCTTGATCGTATCGAGGTTCGGCAGGAGTTCGGTGACGCCGTTTATCAGGCCTTGGATGATGTTTCGGCCCATGTCAGCCATGACAGTTGAAGGGCTGTGTATGCCGAGGCCGGTCTTAAATCCATTCACGAACGGGTCAATGACGTGTTCCTTGATCCAATCTCCGATGCCTTTGATCTTCTCAATGATGCCTTCAAACAGGCCCTCAATGCAGAACTTGCCGTCCTCGAAGGCGACCTCATGCCACCAATCCTTGAGGTTCTGCCATGCAGCCTTGATGTTCTCCCAGAGCTGTTCGACAAGCTCCTCAAAGCTGAAGCCGGTGAATTTCTGAAGAAGTGTCTCGAATGAATTCCATATATCGTCATAGAATTTGACGATCATCCCGACGATCCTGCCGATAAACTCGGCGAGGCCGATATCTCCGCTGAACAGATCCTTGAGCGTCTGAATGACGTTGGTGATCGTGTCAATGCACTGCGGAAGCCTTTCGTCAATGACATACTGGAACAGCGGTTCAAGGATGTTGTGCCACAGGTCTTCGAGTATCGGGCTGACTGTATCGGACAGCTCCTTGATCGTCTCTCCAAGTTTTCGGAGAGATGCGACGACCGGATGCTCCTGCTCGTCGGTTCCGCCTAAGAGTCCGTTCAGGAGGTCCAGAGCAGCCTCCCACACTTCACGCAGGAAGCCGAAGATCGCCTGAGCAATCTCGTCTTTGCGCTCCCAGATCTTCTCGAAGAAGGTCCGAATACCTTCGCCGATCTTCTGGAAGTCAGCCTCGGCAATCGCATCGCCGAGAGACTCGAATATGCCGATGATGGCATCAATGACGACGTTGGCGGTCTGCTCCCAGTCGAGGCCGGCAAGGAAGCCGGTAAGTATCCCGAAGGCGATGATGAACTTACCGACAAGAACGGTTCCGAGGTCCTTGCCGTCTATGTTCTTCAGCACACCGTTTACGAACTTGGCAATCCCGTCGCCGAGGCCTTGCCAGTCGATATCGTTTATGAGTCTTGCGAATATGTGGAGGGCGCCGCCGAGGTACTCTCCTATAGCATCGCCGAGTTCGAAAGCCTTTTCCTGAAATGCGTGAATGAGTCCGTTGATCTTCTCCACCAGAAGATCCGCTGCCTCATCCCACATCTTGTTTTTCAGAAGCTCGGCCAGCTTCTTCATCCACTCAGTCGGCTCAAGGTCCTTGAGTGGGTTTTGCTTATTATTGTTGTTTCCGTTACTGCTGTTGTCCTGGAGGACATTCAGCTCATCGAATCCGGCGAGGGTGCGCTGCAGCTCCTTGACGGATTTGTTGGCCTTTGTGGAAAGGTCGGATGCGGATTTGCCTGTAACTCCAAGCAGTTTCAGGAATCCGAGGAAATAAGAAACCGCCGTTGACACCCACTCGATGATCTGTGTGATGATCGGTCCGAGCAGGTTGCCTACGGCGGTCCATATAGCGTTCATGCGTTGGGAAAGCTCTTCATTCTGAGACATGAAGGCACTTACGCCCTTACTGATAATCCCGTAAGCGGAGCCAACGCCGATAATCATGGGTATCAAACCCCTGATTTTGCTTGTCATCTGCGTTCCAAACCGCTTCACTGAATTGGACAGCGTCTTGACAGCCTTTTCGATCTCTTTCGTGCCCTTCTTGAAACCGTCGGTTGCAAGGTTGGCAGCTATCGTCAGGCCTTCCTCAAACACATTACTTCACCTCTGTTCAACCTAAAAGTTCCAACAACAGCGCCTCGTCTTCTTCGAGCTTCCGTCTCTCTTCTTCTGTCATTCGCGGCTTGATCTGAACAAGATCCTTGTTCTCCTCATAGAATTCCTTTTCATAAGGCTCAAGCCGTTTGCCCCGTGCCTTTTTGCTCCTGATCGTCAGGACCGTGGCATAGGTGCATTCGCCTATCTCCATAAACCAGCCGAGGAAGGTCCACCAATGGACATCTTCTTCTGCGCGGATCTCCTTCCCGGCAACGCGGTTGATCGCCGGTATCATGATCCTGTAGTCTTGCTCGAAATCGACCATCTTGAGCTGCTGCTTTTTATCTGGCTGAGCGTCGTTGTTCACGAAGTTGAGCGCAGCGTCAAAAGCCGGGGAATAGTCCTCTTTCCTCAGATCGTCGAAGTTCTCATAGATGATGTACAGGAAGGAATACACCTTCTCCGAGTCTTGAAGCTCCGGATTGTTAAGAGCCGAGATTGCATCAAGGACCGCGGTGTACTCCCACCGTATGGGCTGTTCTTTTCCGTTTACGAGAAGGCTTTTCGGGAGACCGTAGTCGAACATCAGGTGCGGCCTTTCCGGTGCTTGCCGGAGCGATAGCCGTGGGTCTGCGTTCCGATTCTTGTGCGGACCTTTGTGATCTCAGTGTCGAAAGCCTTGCTGATGAAGACTCCGAGCTGGTCGATGACCTTCTCACAGTAGAATCTGCCGTCGCACGGTGAAAACGGATTCGTTACAGCGAAGAACGCTTTTCTGGAGTCGGAAGCCAGGACGTAGTCAAGAGCCTCGATAAGCTCTTCCTGCGCCTTGTTGATGATTGCGACGGAATCCTCGCCTTCGCCCTCTCCGGTGGCGGTGACATTGGCTTCCGTGACAGGCTGGAGGATGTTGGCAAATTTATCTGCCGCCTCCTTGAAGCGATTGACGATGTTGATATCTGTAGGGTTATAACGCAGCGTTCCGATCTGATCGTGAAGCGTGTTGTAGACAGGAATCTCACGATAGCCGTCATCTACAACAAACAGATCTTTGCTCGTTGCCTCTATAGTCTTTTCAGTAGCCATAGTTCTTTGACCTCCAAAGAATTATCTATATTATTTGATCCCCTGTATTGATCTCCAACTTATGTGTAATTACGCGGTTTCGCCGTCTTTGAGGCTCTCAGTATTGGGAACAGCCGCAGGCTCGGACTGTTCGGGTGTGCCGATCAGTTCGAGAGAATCGACCTCAACGCTCATCGGCGCAAGGAAGGTCAGGACAGGCTTTTTTCCGTTCTCCTGATGAACGGAGTACTCAAGCACGTTGTAGGGGACGGGATCGTCGTCCACCACGAGGGTAATGCGATTGTCCTGTTTAGAAATGATTTTTACCTTTGCCATTTGTAGTGACCTCCATTATTTTGATTTTCTGGTGAAATAGAAGGGGCAGGTTCGATATACGAACCTGCCATCTTAGCTGTTGTCTACGCCTGAGATACTCCAGGTCGTTCCGCTTTTGGCAAAAACGACCTTCTTCCGGTTTCCGGCCTTGATGAGCTGGAAAGGGATCTGGACGCCCTTTGTGTCGCCGCCGAAAGACTGGATCGCTATATAGCAGTCCTCCTTATACGCCCACTCTATTGTGGTTTCGGTTCCGACACGAATCATCGCATCGACGCAGGTCGTGCGTGTGTCTTCTCCGCTGAGCCTTTCAAGCGCGATTCTCTGCAGGGCATCGTAAAGAGGCTCGTTGTCGCCTTCTTCGCCGGTCTTTTCCGCATAGTAGGTATCGACCGAGCCGGACGGCTGATATCCTCCGTGGATGACAACGGGTTCCCCGAGTATGTTCTTGTGCTGCTCGATCTGAGGATTCAGTTCCTCCGAGTAAGCCTCAAGATGCTTGCCCAGGCGGACATAATTTGTTGTGCCTGACGGAAGCAGGGTTGACGCATTCAGGCTGTGGACCATGTTCGCATCCACGAAATGCGCCAGATACTTTCGTTCAACAATCATGATTCTGTCCCCTCCCTCGGTTTAGGACGGGCAGGAATTATGCCCTGACCGTCAAACCGTTCTTGGAGAAGCTGACCTTAGAGGTAACATCTTCTCTGTTCCCGAGATTCGTGATGTTGAAAGGAATCTGGTAGCCGGACGTGTCGCCGCCAAGGCTGTTCGGGACACAGTAGCACTCTTCTTTCCACGCCCATTCGGGGTTGACGACAGCGGTGGACGAGGCAACGTCGATGCTCACAAGAGCGTCGATTCTCTCGGTCTTGCACTGATCGCCCTGCCAACGATTAAGTGCGATGGCTTCGAGGTACTGATACAGGTAGTAATCGTTGTCCTCGGCATCCTTCGTCGCATAGAAGGTGTCCACGGCACTGGAAGGCTGATAGCCGTTATGGATCGCGTTGTTGAAGCCCCAGATGTTCTTACGAACATCGACCTGGGGGTTAAGCTCCTCGGCGAACGCCTCAAGATGCTGTCCGATGCGCACCCACACGAAGTCGTCAAATTCGACGCCAGTGGTGTTGGTGATCGTGGAAGGGACCTTCAGGTAATGGACGAGATATTTTCTTTCGATCATGGATCTTTTGTCTCCTTACCTATTGAATTCGTTCAGGTATTGCACCTGAAGATTTGTGACCCACACCTCGGCTTTACCATCGTCGATGGTGCTGAGATAGGTCGTGGACGTGCGCGAGATGTCTTTGATCTTTCGCCCGTCGGTGAGGGAAGACCACTCTTCGAGGCGGTACTGTTTGCCTTTGAGCGTAACAGGCTGCCGCGTCATCCAGCGGGCAAAGGTGTCAATCCATTCCTTCGTAATCATCTTCCGCTTTTCGTTCAAACCGGACGCGCGATAGATCACCATAAAAGGATAGAGGCACCGCTGCCACACATGGCCGGTGATGCTCTCGTGGCTCTCCATTATGAATGAGCCGGACGTTGCCACGATGGAGAGTCCGTCTTCGGGTTCCGTCTCGCAGAACTTGAAGTGCTCGTCGATCTCCTTGACAAGTCCGGGGTATGTGTTGACCATCTTCATGATGGCATTTGTGATAGACTCGTACCCTTCGGGATCTGGGACAAGCTCAGCAGTTTTTTTACTCATTTTCTCTCCCCACGAGCTATGATCTCCTTGACTCCCCCTATGAGCTCATACTTGTACTGCTGCACAACGTACTCGCCCCAATAGGGCTTCGTCAGGGGATTTGTCCAGTTCCACGGTTTTCCGGTTCTCGGATTGATGCCTCCGTACAGCTTCTTGCCATAGGGCAGGCCATAGGTTTTCACCCAGCCGTCGCCATAGTTGGAGGCGTTTTCCTGCACGGTCCGATTAACGAGCGCGCCGGTCTTATAGGGCATGAACGGAGTCATCTTATCGACGATGGTCTTTTCGAGCCATTGCTGCGCCTTCTTGAAACGCGGCACGAACTTGGAGAACTTTATGTTGCATCTGAGATTTCCACTCAGATACGTGAAGTCCTGGAAGTCAGGCTCAAATCCGCTTGAAAACGCCATATCGTCTTATCACCTCGCAGAAATCACGAAATGCGGCAGCAGATTGAACTTGTTCGCCCCGGAGATGGAATACACGCCGTCATAGCTTTTTTTCATGTAGTTATAGAAGCCGTGCCGGTCATACGCATCGTCGGAAATGGCGCCCTTGAAGCCATGCACTCCTTCGATGAAGAAGTCGGCGTTGTCGTCGTGCCCATAGGCAAAAGTAATGGCCTTCTCAGGCTCCACGAGGCGCCTGTAGGCCTTTGGCTCATAGTAGGGCTTGTTCGCAACGATGATTTGGCCGCCTTTCACCACGTAGAGGACACGGAGTTCTGCGGTGCTTCCGCTTGCCCCGCCCTGATTGTTCCAGGATGAGGAATGCGTGTCGATCAGGTGTACCCCTTCGAGGACGGTGGGATACCAGAAGGTCTCCCCGTCCGCATCCTTGATCCGGTTGAACAGGGTCACGGTCTGCTGATACAGAACATCAAACGGACCCATTGAAATACTCCTCTCCGGCTATGTGGATCGGAACGACGACCATACGGCGAAGCTCCATGAACTGTGTGCCATAGATGGTCATTGCGTACTCAGCGTCAGCATTGACATTGCCGACACCTGAGCTGGCAAAGCTGATGGAGCTTCCTCCGTCCGAAACGCTCGATGCCGAATAGGCATTCCCGAGCTTGCTCATCTCTCCAAGCGGATTGCTGCCGCGGCCGGCCATCTTCATCTTGTGGCAGACGAGGAGGGCCAAAGCCTGATCGTAAAGGCTCCTGAACTGTTTCTTGCTGACCATCGGCTTGCAAAACTCTATCCACTTAGCAATGATGTCTTCAGGCTCATTGGCAAACTCCTCGGAGACAATCTTGATATAGTCCATTGTGGTCATTGCTGGAAAACACCTCGTCTCTCAGAAACAGTCTTATTGCCGAAATGATTCTTACTCGGCAGCGGCCTTGGCGGCAGCCTTCGCGGCCTTGGTGCGCGCTCTCTTCTCAGCCGGGGTAAGCTCTTTCGCCTCCGCTGCGGGCTCATCAGCCTCATCATCAGCAACAGGATCGGCCTCAACAGGGGCAGCTTTCGCGGCGGCCTTTGCGGGATAATCAAAGCTGATCAGGCCCATCTTCTTCTGGACCTTGAGGGACTTGATGACGTCCAGCTTGCCAGTGCTCCGGCCACGGTCGTCCAGAACAGGGGTGAGAACTTCGGAATCAGGGATGTCCTTTTCCTCGCCGGGCAGAAGCCAGTACTTGCCGATGCCGATGACCTTGTCCGCATGCACGCTCGCAGATGTGTTCTTGATAAGCATTGTGTATTCCTCCAACATGTTAAATTGGGGACTGCCCCCCCTCTTTGGGAGGAGCAGTCCCCGGTTTATTGAATTATGTCGTACGTGGTAATATCTGTGCTGTAGGTTTCTGTCCCTGCCGTCGGCGTGATTACACGCCGATAGCGATAAGGGCGGACATCGGGTAAGGCACGATGACGCCGGCAGTGCGTGCCTCGCAGGGCACGATGGTTTCCAGGTTCTTGACCTGGACCGGGTACTGCAGGTAGGCCATGGGGTTGTTGATCTCGATCTTGTCGCGGTCGTTGGTGAAGAGGAGAGCAACAGCCTGTCCGTTTGCGGCAACGGCATCGGCGTAGGGGTTGGTCTCAACGCTGTCGCTGTTCAGCTCAGCGGCGGCCACAACCTTGTCGAGGAACGGGGCGTGCTTCTCGATGTACTCCAGAACGGTGACGCCGGTATCGCCGACACGCTTCATGCTGAGAGTGGTGTAGATGTCGGTGGGCAGGACCAGAGTGTCAGGACGCTCCACGTTCTTGGTGGTCTTGGAGACCTGGCTGTACATGGCGGTCACGTCGTTCAGGATCTCGTCGGCGTCCTTTTCGAGCCAGGAGGTCTTGTTGGAGGTAGCGCCGGCGGTGATGGTATAGGTGGGGATGTTCTGCTCCACGGAGAGAACGCCAAGCAGCTTGTGCTCGGGATCGCCAGCCCAGGCAATGCGGTTGATGGCCGCGTCGATCTGGTAGTGGGCAGATTCGGCCTTGCGGCTGTCGAGGTTCTTACCGGCCATACGGGAAGCGCGCATCTCCTGAGCGCTGTAGCCGTAGCTCACGCCGATAGACTTGACGAAAGCCACAGAGGGCTTGCCATTGACATCAGCACGAGGCAGGTCGGTGCTGTAGTTGTCAATGATCTTGGCGATACCTTCCTGATCGTAGGTGTAGTACGTGATCGTTTCTGCACCGGGATCAGCCTCGGTATTCTGGGGGAACAGGGACAGGGCGGTGAGCTGGGGGTACTGCTTGTCGTAGGACTTGGCCTTGACAAAGTCCAGCTCGCGGGCGAAAAAGATAGACGCCGCGTCGGCAGAGTCGAAGCGAGCGCGGCCGCCGATCTGCATAAGGGCTTCAGGGATAGCGGAATTGCGAATAGCATGCGCATCCGCCTTGACATAGCTGCTGTGCTTTTTCATCTTTCGGAATCCTCCTTCGATCAAATCAACTCTTGCTTACGCCCGAGCATCGTTGAAGATTTCAACGAGCGCGATGCCGTCGGCCGCGGTGCCGCGGAACTCGGCCTTGACATCGAGGTATTCAACCTTGTCGTCTCCGGACAGGCCGTTGTCGGCATCGTTGGTGAAGCAGCCGGCGTCAGCGCCGGTGGTGACGAGGTAGGCCTTGTCGCCATAGGCGGGCTCCACGTTGGTGGCGAGCTGCGCGTAGATGCGGCCCCAGCGCATAACGCCGAGGGTAATGCCCTTGCGGAGCTGAGCGCCGCCGAGGATGGCGTTCTCATTGGTGCGGCGGTTGACGACGATGCCTTCGAACTTGGCCGCCGTAGCTGCATCGGTGGGCAGATTGATGTTGTTGCCGGGCTTGGTGCCGTGGACAACACCCATTCCGAACTTCATCTTGCCGTCATCAGCTTCGTTGATGAAGGATTCGACGGCGTAGGGCGCGAGGTCGTAGATACCACCGGGCTGTCCAACCGGGGTGGAAAAGCTGTATACAGTCTGAGCACTCATCTGTTTTTATCCTCCTATATGAATGGATTTGTTATTACTTGCGGCCTTCGTTGCGCGCGATCATGCGCTTGCGGGCGGCAACGGAAGAATCGGTCTCAGCAGAGTCCATGTTCGTAACCTTGCGGTTGTACATCTGACGCTTCTGATATCCGGTATCCTTGCGGCTGCGGTTCTTGATCTCAGCGCGGGCCATCTGGAAGGCGACATTGATGTAGGTGTCGCTCTTGCCGTCCATGCGGAGGCCGGGGTTCACCTTCTTGATGATCGCCAGCTTCGCTTCCTTGACGGGCTTGCGGGCCAGACCCTTGAGGCCGATAGCATCGCCGATCTCACCGAGGGCGATCTTCATGTTGACCAGACGATCAACGGAGTCCTCGTTGAGACGCTTGCCCTTCAGATCATCTTCGGGAGCCATTTCGAGGTCGTCGGCTTCGGGGGCGTCCTCGCCCTCCTCCTCGTCCGTGGGATCGTCAGCTTCGTCGAGGTTCTCTTCCTCGTCGTCGATGGGGCCGAGATCTTCTCCCTCATCGGCGGGGGCTTCTTCCTCATCGTCGGCGGCGTCAAGGGCTTCTTCCTCGTCGGCAGGAGCAGCTTCGTCAGCAGGGACCGCCGCTTCACCCTCGGGGTCTTCGGCGTCGGCCTTGGGCTCCTCGCCTTTCAGCTCCTCCAGCTCATCGACGCTGTCCTCTTCCTCGTCGGCGGGAGGGATCTCCGCGGCGGGAGCCTCAGTGCTGGCAGACTTGGCAAAGTCGAGCTTCGCCCTCAAGGTGTCGATGATGTCGAACAGAGTGTCGATGTCCTCGTCCTGATGCGCGATAATGCCCATAGCAGCATCAGTGTCCTCGGGATCGCCTTCCTCGTCGCGCTTGTCTCTGCGGGCCTTCACGGCTTCCACGCGGTCTTCAACCTCATCAGAAGGGGCAGGAGCAGCCTCTTCTTCGGGGGCTTCGACGACTTCGTCCTCGTCGGCGTCCGTCTGGGCTTCTTCGGCTTTGTGCCGCTTGTCATATTCCTCAAGCGCCTTTTCCAGCTCTTCGTCAGAGAGCACGGCATCGGCGTGAGGAACGCGCTTGATTTTCTTGCTCATCTTTTTTCCTCCTTTGAGCAAATTTACTTGGTCACGGCTATCCAAATTTAACCGTGCCTGTTCTCCTGCTCGCGCCTCTCGAACAAGAGCTAAGTGGTTTATGGTTATGTGTCGCTGCACGGCGTCGTAGCGTTGGCCGTTCCAGATACCAGGCGTTTCATCCAGATCAAGGTTGTATCCAAGGCTCAGTTCCTTCAGTCCGGCGGACCTCATCGCGTCTGTGTCGTGGATTATGATCGGAGCCTTAACATCCTCGCCACTTGGCTCTCCTTCGCCGAGAATCGTTCCGATCTGGTTTTCTGCCACATTGCTCTTGTCAATCAGGCCCGCTTCATGAGTCAGAACAATAGGCTTGCCGACGTAACTTCTCAGGCTCTCAGGAGAAAAAACTTCTTCCGGAAGCCGGAGCTCCCGCCTGACGGTTCCGTCAGGATTTGTATACTCGAAGATTCCACATGAAGTCAGGATTGGCTTGTCCTTCAAGTAACCTTCGGGGGTGAAATACGCCCGCGGCAGCGGAAGGCTGTCGTAGCGCACTGCACTTTCGTAATTCATAGGTCTGTTCTCCTCCTCTCCGCTAACGAAGCGAATAACCGGGGGCGTCTCTAATACCTCTCATCTGCTTCCCCTCCTTCGGGAATAAAAAAAGGACACTTACGTGTCCTTTATCCATGGTATTTGATTTGTCAGTGAAGTCTCTCACGAATGAAATCAATTTTCTTTTGCTCGTCGTAGTAGTACAAGCGGGTTGAGGTAAGCCCCAAGAACTCTATCCACTGTGCAACTGTTTTGGTGACTCCATCCACTGTTACCAGTGTGTTCGTTGATCTGTTGTTGCTTTGTTCTTTTGCCGTTGCCCATCGGCAGTTTTCCGGGCAATAGTTTCCGTCATTGTCTATACGGTCGATGGTCAGGCCTTTTGCGTACCCGCTATCCTTTGCCCATGCAATAAAGTTTTCGAGTCCCGAATCACCTTTCCACTCGTCACAGATCTTGATTCCTCTTCCGCCGTACCGGTCATACCTTTTATCGCCGGTATTGTAGCATCTGTGTACCATGTCAATATAAACGATTCGGAGTCTTCTCGAAACATCGTCCCACTTTGTCATCTGGGCGCGCGCTACTTCTTTTCTAAGGCAGCCGCATGACTTCGCATATTCTCGGGTAAGCGCGGACTTCTGCACATCGCATTCGTTTCCGCACGAGCACTGACAATGATAAACAATTTCGTGCTTTCCCGATCTGGATACATGGTCTTCTGTACGGTATAAAACTTTCAGTCTGCCAAAGGTCTTCCCTGTAATATTTTGATAACTTCCCATTACACCACCAGCCTTTCAAATGCCTATACTGTATTGTAACATACTTTATGGCACTTTTAAATGGCTTGTGGTCACATCTTGGGTAAATAAAAAACACCTGGCAGAAGCCAAGTGCTTTTATACATGTGATATTCTTCTTTTTGCTTGGGGGAATCAGTAGAGGACCTTGCCGTCGTATTTGTACCCCGTAAGCGTTTCCCAGGTGACGCCCTTCTCCAGGCAGTCTTTATATACTGTCTCGGCTTTGTCAGGGTCCCGGTACTCCGAAGGGGCTTCCCACTCCGACATGAGGTTATGGTGTACAAGGAAGTATTTCAGCGCATACTTGCGGCATTTGCAGGAGATGAACAAATCTCGGATTTCTCCGAACTTGATTCGTCCGTTTTCTTCTGCGTATGGGCCAAAGTCAACGCCATTCAGAAAGCCGCTCTGCAGGAGATCAGCAACAGCCTTGTCTACCTGCGGGCCATCCATTCCGTGATATAAGCCTTTATTATTCATACTTCCACGTTCCTCCACAGCCATTCGTTGTAGGCCTCTTCGAGTCCTTTTGCAACGCTCGGGACCATGCTCTTCAACAGCTCCAGGCCATACGTGCTGCGCATGACGCGCAACTGGTGATAATGCGCAACGGCTTCTTTCGCCGGGGCATCCATCGCCGCATAATAGTCTCGCGTGTGAAAGCCTTCTATCCAGGCGCCTTCACCACGCATCATGCCGCAGAGTATATCAGAGACCGTGCCCACAACAGAGTCACGTTCTGCAACTCTCTTGTAGTAGGCTTCCGTCTCCCTCTCATACTCTTCTCTATGCGTTTCCATGGCCTTATCTCTTCGGTCAAAGAACTCCTGATTCTTTCTGTGGTACTCTTCTTCGGCGCCCTTAAACTTTTCCCTTGTGCGCTCCAGCTTACGCTTGGGCGTGATATAGTACTCGAAGTAGTCATCCCACTTCGGGCGCTCAGATTCCAGAGGACAGTCGATGGACTTCATAAAGTCCTCGTACTCTTTATCTCTGTATCTGAATTCGAAGAATCGCTTGCTGACAGCTTTCCCCATGTAGTAGGAGATAGACATGTCTGTAGATCCATCGACATACTCGCCGCGGGATTCGTCCCACACACGGATCATAGATCCATCGACAGACTCAAGGCGGAATTTGCCGGGATACTCGGCGTCTATCAGGTTTTGGAGATCAGCGGCAGCGGACTCACTGTGCATCGTCTTATCTGAGACTATGGCGTGTGAAAGGGAATCCTTATACACGTTCCCCAAAATTCTGGTATTACCAGATGAGCAGCCGCTTTTCTCTGCATCATCAAGGTAATGACCATATTCGTGCCAGAGTACCCTTGGATCGTCCATATCCTCGCTGTGGAGAGTCATACAGCCAGTGCCAGGAGTGTACCAGGATCTTGACCCGTTCGGTGTCAATTGGCCGTGGCTGTCTACTATATTAGCGCCTCCGAAGGTTTTTCGCAACAGTGAAATCTCGGCATCCGAGGCATTGCGAATGACATCCATCGCTTTCTGGCGCTGCTCCTCATTCATGTCGCCCCATCCGGAGCGCGAGAGGACTTCCTTTTCGATATTGGATCGCTCTTCCTGAGAGAAGATCTTTACCTTGTCGATATCGCCATTGCTCGCCATCTTGCGGAGGTCCTTCTTGGATCTCTGGTAATCCTGTTCGGCCTTGCGCATGGCCTTATCCGCATCATCAACTCTCTTCTGAGCCGCTTTTACCTTTTCCTCGGTAAAGGCATTGGGGCCGTAGCAATCGTCATGTACGGCAGCAGCGTAATCGACCTGATTCTTCCGGGCTTCCAGCTCGGTAAACTTGGCCTTCTCTTCTTCGCTCAGAGCTGTGATTGGGCGATTGTTTTTGAGCTTGTCCATCTTGATCTGAAGATCATCGGACTCTCTCAGCATTTTATCTTTGTCGCCTTCACCATAACCAAGGTTTTCAATGAAACGCTTTGAGCTTTCTGATCTGCGGAAACCGCGCCGCTGTTTTGATAGGGCCTTATCGGCCTCCATCTTCTCATCGACCGCTTTCTCGTGAGCTTCGCCCAAATCATCACAACGCTTTGCTGCATCCCGGATTTCCTTGGATTTACGGGAGACGCGGGAATGCAAAACCTCTTCCGGCGTTTTTGGGTTTTTCCCTTCGCCACGCATTGTAGCAAGAACGTGGGGATTTCCCTTATCCGGGACGCCCTCTTCGTTGAGATGGACCTTATGGTCATTCTCCGTCGTTACCCAGCGGCCCTCTTCCTGCTGTGCTTTTGCATCCAGTCTACTTTGACGGCGTCGTCTGTAGGCTTCGATTGCAGCCGCTTGATCTTCTGCCGCGCTATCTGCCGAATCGGATCTTCCCTTACTTTGGCGGCGGCGTGCCGGAGTGAATGTATAGGTAAAGCCATACTTCTCGGCGTTCTCCTTCATGAACCTGTCATGAGGTTCAACCTCAATGCGGCGCTGCTCCTTCTTGAGCTTTTCCTTGTATAAGGCTTCCAGCGCGTCATAATCCGTGGTGGCAAGCCAATCCCGGAGAGAATCAAGGGACTCGCCCCGGTCCTTCCGCTGTACGAACTCATGAGATATGGCATTCATGCGCTGGCGCTCTTCGCAGTTTTCGAGGTTCTTCCTCGCCTTCTGCAAGATCTCGAAGCCGCTGACGTCATTGGGGCAGGCTTTCTCATACGCTTCGCGCATGGCGTACCAGCCCTCATACTGCTCCTTCGTACCATATTTGGCATTCACAAGGGAATATTCGCCCTCTGGGCTCGCAACAACGATCTCCCTTGCTCCATATCCAAAATCGGAGAGATCATCGGCGGAGAAGGTGCCACCGTCCGGGTGATTGTGTATGGACACATTGCCGGGCAAGTGTTCGCGCTTCTGGCCTACGGTGGACTTGACCTCGTGCCTGTCCCCTTTTTCTTCCACCACGACATTTCCGTCTCCATCGACGATCCTGTACTGCTCTTTCTTCAGGTTTGCCGTTTTGCGGATAATGCCACTCAGGGTTTTGGCCTGGGCCTCGGTCCTCTTATACGGTGATGGTGTAGATGCAGCCGGCTTTTTGGAGGAGACTTTGCCCGTCTCTTTGAGTTCCCTGTATACGGAGCCCACATCATAGCCCTTCTTGGCAAGTGCATCCCACGCATCCCTTGGACTCCACTTCGGATTGACCTTGATTCCCTCTCTTTGACAAAGACCAAAGGGGATCTTGGTGTTGCCGTGGCGTCCGCCGGAAGGCCTCTGTTCAGCTTCCTCCTCGGCATCGGCCCTGCGTTTCTTGCGGCGCTCCATATACCGGATCACATCATCGGTGGGGTACTGGACCTGCTTCTCTCCCATGTTGGAGTCAAGCTCCCCGGCAAAGAAGGCGCTGTCCGCATTCACTGCCGACGTATATCCAGGCTGGAGCTTCTCAATAATACTCAAGATCGCATCGCGCAGACCATCGAGCCTTTCGACCGCGGCGTTCTTCCGGGCAACCGCCTTATATTCTTCGCAGAGCATAACCAGCTCATCAACGTAGTACGCGATTTCCCGCAACTCTTACATCACCGCCGTTTCGGGCATGAAAAAGGCGCTGCCCCAACAAAAAGTATGGGACAACGCCAAATCCTATTTATTATGTCTTACTCAAACCAAGAGTACTTGATCTCGTAACTGACCGCCGGGCAACTCTCGCGTTCTTTCTTGAGCTTTGCCAGCGCCTCGTTGTAGCAGATCTTCTCATCTGCGCTGAGTTTCAGACCGCACTCTTCCGCGCTCTTTTCCTCATTGAGTGCAGTGTAATAGCTGATCCAATCCTTTCCAGTGAACGTGTCAAACGCGGACCCGTTCTTCTCAAAGACCTCTTTGATCTTACTCATTCCACTCACCTCCATGATTATTATAGCGCATTTATGCTATTTTGTCAACTGTTTTGGCAACAAAGCTAATTGAAAACAACAACGCCGTTGACGACCTTTGCTCCGGAATGTCCCTTGTTGAGATAACGCTGGAGCTGGTCTTCGTGTCCCTTAACAGCGGTAAGCTTGCCGCCCTTTGATGTCTTGGCGATCAGGATCGGCTTTTCACCTTGGGGGACGTTGTTGTCCCAAAGCTCGAAATCGTCGAACTTGGAGGCCACCTGGAGGGAGATATCTGAAACGGCAGCATGGATCTTGCGGACGTCTTCTTCCGGCGGGAGTCTGGGAGGGACCTTGCTCTCTCCGGACTCGTATTTCTGCTTCATGTGCTCGTATCTCGCCTGATTCCTGCGGAGGGCTTCTTCAGTATCAACGGTGACATAGGAGCCCTTAACCTTGTATCCGGCTTCCTGCGCTGTTTTCAGCTTCTTGAGAACGGAGTTGACAGATCCGTCACCCGTCCCATCATAGACGACATTGCAGCCGTTGTCCGCCGCATACTGATAGGCTCTCTTTGCAAGTGCCGAGGATTCCTCGTGATAGAACGCCGCGGCCCCTTTGTCCTTCTTCGCCATCTCCTCATAGCCGGGGAGCATGGCCTTGAAGGCGTCCGGGTCGATCGTCACGGTAGTATCAGCACCGAACTGGCTTTCTGCATTCTTCTTCACAAAGCTCTTTCCGGAGGCCGGACCGCCGCCGCTCATGATCAAGGTCCCCTGTCCATCGTATGGGACCTTCTTTGCGAAGAAATTCTGGATGATCTGATCGTGGACAGCCTGACGTTCAGGGCTGAGATTGCCGTTTTCATCCATGTGATCAGAGAGGGAGTTTTTACGGCCGGCCGCTGCAAGACGCTTTGACTCTTCGAAGGCATCCTTGGTGTCGATCCGTTTTGCCGCATCATGCTTCGGGCGCATCTTCCCGGTTTTGCCGCTTCTGACTTCTCCCGGCTGACTCGCGGCCTTCTTGGTGAGCTTACCTTCGGACGCCTCGCTGGGCTTGCCGCGCTTCTCCATCTTGGACGCGGACGTGGGTCCGCCTTCCTTGCGGATGGCCTCCCAGACCTCTTTCGGACTCATGCCCTCGGTCTTGATCCCCATGCTCTTCGCAATGCCGTAGGCCAGCCGGGGATTTGCGTCAAACCTCGCCTGCAGCCGACTCTCGCGGCGCTGTCTATACTTGAGTATAGCCTTCTGCTGTGCAGTCAGCTTCTTTTCCACGCCCATTTACAGTTCCTTTCTGTCAGAGCTGCTTAAACTTGTTTTGGAGAAGCTCTTTTGCCACATCCAGATCGAAGACCGGAGCCGCTGTACACCTACAGCCGAAGTCCTCTCCCGGATTGCAGTATCTTCCCGTGTAGACGATTCCCCTTGATTTGGTCATGTACCACATGGGAGGAGGCTCACTCCACTTGTGGATCGTACCGTGGAGCGCCCTGTGACAATCTCGAACGAGACTGTCGCGCTTGGTGATCCACTTGTACTTTCCGACGCCGGCGCTCTCGTGCTCATGCCGTGTCATCTGCGCATTGAGCGTGCCGAGCTGATCTCTGGCGATCATCTTGGCCTTTGACTTTGTGAGGCCAACGAGTTTCTCCAGCCGGCGGTAAACATTGACTTTGGGCTGCTTGGTCTCGTAGCCCCAACGAATAATATTTTCAACCTCTCCCAGATACTCATCGGGGATGGAGGTGATCTTGCTTACATTCTCGTGGACCCATGCTTTCACCATATCCTGCATGTCGTCCACATAGGCCTCTGTACTGATCTCAAGGCCCGTGGCATCCTTCACGAGGAGGCCCCAATCTTTGGCCGAGTGATTCAAGGCCATGTTGCCGGCCTGCAGGGACTTCTTCTCCAAGTCACGCATGGCCCCGGTCCTTCGGCTGATCCTCTCGGCGGCCCTGTACCGGGCGCCTCTCAGTGAGCTGGCGAAGTCTCCGGCATCGTCCTGCCGGTAGCCCTCCCTTATGTCAAACCACTTCATCATCTCATTGATGAAGGGATTCGTTGCGGATATGACAGCTTCGGTGTAGGCCAGACTTGCCCTCATATTCTCGCGCTCAGCCGAAATAGGATATACGGGCCTGCGCCGGGGCACGACCTCACTGCCAACCTGCTTCTTTCGGCGGCGCTGTCCGTTTCCGGATTGATCGGTCGTAGATTCTGCAGCTCTTCTGGTCTTGATGAGACGACCATACATGCTGTATCCGCCGCTGTTCGTCCGCTGATCCGTCATTTTCTCTTTGTCTCTTCCTTGATCGTGGGAGAAGCATAGCCCTTCACATCTTTGGAAATGCGAAGGTCCTCCGACTTACAGCCGATCTTCTCCGAGTAGCGTTTTGCCTCCTCCACAGTGGAAAACCACTTGAGGACGGTGCGATGTCCAGCGAAGTCCTTGCCCGTGATGGAGAATCCACGGCGGGCATAGAGATCGCCGCCCCGGTGGGTGCGAGTCCCAAGAACGATGTCGGTATACCGTCTTTCTCCCACCTTGGCAACAGTCCTCGGCAGGTCCATCTTCTGGGGATTCACTATTTCGCCCGTATCGGGGTCCTGGAAGTGCCTCACGCCGTTTTCACGCAGGCAGGAGTACATCTCCTCCTTTGTGAGAAAGCTGCTGTATTTGGCCCCTGTGTAGCGTTTGGTGACGCCCTTCACCGGCTCATACTCGAAATCTCCCAGCAGCTCATACTCTCCGTTGGAGGCTTTGCGCGCCTTCAGATTGCTGTAGACAGTGCCCGACGAGGATCTGACAGTGCCGCTTTTCTGCTGCTGTCTTTTCTCCCCAAGCTTCCTATACTCTCCCGCGGGACTTACGCCCTTTTCGGCCAGAGCGTCCCAGGCATCCCGTGGCCGCCAGCTACTATCTATGTCTATGCCATACCTTTTGCAAAGGCCAAAGGGCAAGCGTGTGTTTCCATGGCCTCCAGATCCACCCGATGCAGGAGGGGGATTGTTCGGCCCGTTGTTCTCTTCGGCCGCGGGCTCGGCATCACCCCTCTGGTGGAGGCGCGCATTGAGCCGGGCCTGACGTCTTTTCCTGTATTCCGCAACGGCAACAGTGTCAACTATCATGGGGGCTCGTGCACCTCCTTCCTGCCTTTTCGTGTATAGTAAAAAAACCGCCCTGTCCATCACATCAGTGTGTGGTACAGAACGGTTCTTAATTTTTTTGATTTTACGATGGATTATGCTTGCGTGTCTCCATCCTCCACGACCTCAAAGGCCGCCGGATCGTAGAGATAATCTTCACCGGTTTCGTCTATCACGCGCCAAAGCCCGTGGGACTCTCCGATCTTCTCATAAACCTTGCCATTGATGAAGCTCAGCGGATCGCTCTTACCAGTATATTTGACTTTCATCCATATCCTCCAGGAAGTACTTGATCTTCCACTCCAACTGTCCTGCTTCCGGGCTCTCAAACCAATGCAGATCAGCTTTCCTTTGAACGCCGTCCTTCCCGACCACAGTCCCGATACCTTTCACATGCTTCCAGGAGGCAGCAGCGCCGCCCACCTGATCAGCTAACCCGTTCGCCGCGTCAAGGCCTCTTCCGACGCCATCGGCAGCAAAGATAGTCAAATGCTCGATCTCGCCACGACATATCTTGTAGCCTGTCCCCGTCCCGTCTGAGACGGGGATCTGGCTTGTGACCTTCATCGTGTCCTCATCGTGATTAAAATGAGTGATCGTCCTGCCGTACTTGTCCTTCGACATAGTGTTGGCATTATCGAACGTCACCTTGTCCTCGCAGACCATGTCCCCTTTGCGGGGATGCTCCGCCCGGACCTTGATCTTGGCCCTACGCTTTTCAGCTTCGGCCTTTTTCTCGCTCTCCTCCGCTTCCTTGCGGTCGATCGCGCCTTTGATGGATTCGAGTACATGGGGATTTCCCTTGTCGGGATCTCCTTCTTCGCCAATGTGAATCTTGTGGCCGTTCTCGGTCGTGATCCACGCATCCCGGAACGCCTCAAACATGCCATCCTCACGGCTCTCACGGTTCAAGGCTTCCCCACACTCGCTCAGCTTCCGGCTGAGTTTGGCTGCGTACTCTGTCCAGCCCTTCTCGGGGAGAACGACGCCGAGCTCCTTCGCAAGAGCTATAATGCTGTCTAACTGACTTTCAGTCGCTTTGCTCAGCATGTCTTCCCCTCGCTTTATATTATATGCTTATTTGCCGCTGTTGTCAACTGTTTTTGCAACAATCGGTAATAATTAAAGATCCTTTGCGGCTTCCTCCGCCGTTACGACGTAGGGATTGCCGTCTTCATCCTCTCGGTAGACCTCTTGGAGCATAATGATAAGGCTGTCCTTGAATGGCTTGAACAGCTTTTCGGGCATGAGGCTCAATGTTGCGAGATCCCTCCAGACAGGCTCGCGCATCTCCTCATCATCGCACTTGGGTTCCCCGTAGTATTCGGTAGCCACAAAGATGTGAGACTGTTTTACATTGGGGTCCTTGTCAGCAACGACGCCCAGCTCCTTCAGGTTGATTGGCTCGATACCGAACTCTTCTATGCTTTCTCTGACAGCGGCTTCCTCCGGGGTCTCCATGTCCTCGATGTGGCCGCCGGGGCCGCAGATGAGTCCATATCCGCCGGCATCACCGGCAATGCGTGTTCCCGTGAGGATCTTATCCCCATGCAGGATCAGAACGCCGACACCGCCGTTTGGCTCTCTCTCAACGCCTTTGACTTCGAGGCGGTCCCAAATGCTGACCTGCTTTTCCTCTTCGTCCGGTGCCTGTTCCGCGTCCTCAGAGACGGCCAAATCAGAATCCTTATTGACCTTCTCCTCTACGTCCTTATCCATGTCCTGGGGGAGTTTGGTAGCTTCTGGCGCCGCTTCCGGGGCCTTGCTGCCCTCCACCTTGTCTTCCTTTTCCTTTACCTGTGCGGGTGTTGGAGGCTTTTTCCCCTTTTCGGGCACTGGGGGCTGCTGCGGAGCTTGCCCGCCGCCCATCATCTGTTCCATGGGATTGCCACCGCCGCCCATCATGGCGGCCATCGGATCTTCCCCGCCTCCGCCGCCTTGCTGCTGCTTCGGTGAGTTTTCCTCAAGCTCCTCTTCGGTATATTCGTCGAGCATGGTATCAATGTCGAACTCTTCGTCACTGGCATACTCACGTCTGGCCTCATCCGGATCAAGGACCTGGTTCTGAATCAGAGTGGCTATCGTCTGTGCCTTGCTGGACTCCACCTGAGCCTTCTGCAGGTCAAGGGCAACCTTCTCCTGTTCAGTCATGGACCAAATGCTGTTGAATTCGACCTTGATCTTCGGGACGTCCTTGATCTCTCCCGTATGCTTTCCGGCCTGGCAGATCACAGAGATCAGATACCGAAGGTTGCTTCTCAGCATGCGCTTCTGTATCCTCTCCACGTAGTTGTAGTAGTTCTCCAGATCGGAAGAGCCTGTGGCGTTCATACCGGCCGGGGATCTTCCGAAAAGGATCGTCTGCGGGATATTCGTCAAAGCAGACAGATAATTGCAGGTTGTATTGATAACGTCGGACACGCCGGCATAGGAGAAGCTCTTAAAGTCGTAATCCTCGCCGTCGGCGTCAAGCACCATGCTATTGAGCAGGCCCCTTGCCATGTCCACAACCTGGAGGCGTTTCAACACGATATCCTCTCCGGCATCAGTGCCAAGCAATGCCGAGAGATTTTTCATCTTGTACACTGCCTGTACAGAACGATCAAGCATCTTCGGGGCCATCCCATGTGCGACTTCCACATCACGGATCGCCCGGCTGATCCTCACATACTCGGGGATTCCCCAGAACTGGTATTGCGAGGTAGCGGTCATCTCCGGCAGCACGCCGTTTTGGAAGATCAGGCATCTTGTCTCATGCACGGTGAAGTTTCCGATTCTGCCTGAAACAAAGAAGCGCTCAGGATATCCGAGTCGGCTGCCTCTCGTTCTGAAAGGATCTTGCCCCTCCTGATTATCATACTCGTACATGCTCTGATAGTCAGGGGTAACGATGGATCTGTCAAAGAGCCGGATATCATCAATGGACTTGATGTGCTTCCAGTCCACAGGCTCCTCAAGGCCGCGGCCATCGTTGATGAGCATAACCGCGATAGAGCCTCCGAAGAGTCTGGCCCATTTGAGGGATTGCATGGCCGTCTCTTCCCAGTCGAGCTCGTCAAGGCACTCTTGTACGAATGTGCTGACTTTCTCATCCGCCACATCTTTCATCTCAAAGCCGTGCTTGACAGCTTCTTCCGCCGGGGCATCTATGATACGTGCGAAAAGGCCGTTCTGCTCGTAGAACTGAGACATTTCCATGTCAGATACTTCAGCGTCCGACACGTAAACGTATGCCTCACTCGAATCGCGGGAGGTGCCGTACTTTGTGAGCATGTTCTGGTAGCTGTCACTTCTGTAGGCCCTGGGTGTCGGTCTTACAGCCTGTACCCCCGTATACTTTGACATGAGCCGCGCCGTTCCGTCGGCAAAGTCCTGATAGATTTGAGGATTGATCTCCATCCCTTCTTTTTTCTTCTTCACCGACTCACCCGCCTTCCTCGCCATGGTTTTAAAGCACGAAAGGGCCCGGCAAATCTGCCGAGCCCCCTAAATATCTCATTGTGCATAATAAAAAGCCGCGCCTTTCTGACGCGGTCCACATACACTTATTCCGATTATAGCAATTATACCACTTTATGGTGACACTTTGATGAACAATCTGTTAAATATCTGCCATGTGGCACTTAAAAATGCTTCTCATCCTTCGTCTTCATCGTCTTCCTCCCAGTTCCAGACGTCGCCTTCGCCCATTTCCTCCAGAACATCGTCAAGCTCATCCAGATCGCTTTCGACATCACGGCGGAACTCCTCATTGTTCTGATACAGTTCATTGAGCTCGTTGAGACGGCTTACAACATCGGACTTGTTCTTGGATATGATGGACAGGCACTTGCTTTCTCTGGGATCGCTGCTGCATTTGGTGAAGTGCCACGCAAAGCGCCCAAGGGGATTTGACCAGTTTGACGTGACCTCCACGCGCTCCTGGCCGCTGTCCTCATCGTAGAAGACGATGATATATTTGCCTCTCTCATACTCGAAGACAAGGCTCTCCTCGATCTTCCCCAACAGTTTCATGCTGCGTTTTCCTCCCAAGTACGTATTTTTTCTTACTTTTATTATACCGCACATAGTATAGTGCGGTCAACTATTTTTGCAACATTTAGTGGTTTTTATTGTCACTATTTATATTTCGAAGTCTCCGGGATACATACGCTTGAGATAGTCCCACGCATCCTCGAAGGGAGACCACCTGTCATTTCGGTAGAGGATGGACACCCCATTGTCCACCAGCTTCTTGATAACGGTCTTTCTCCGATTCTCGCTCATCTTGCCGAAGGCATGATCAAGGTCGGACTTGGTGCGGAACGTCACCTTCTCGATATCCTCGACCGTGACATCACCATTGTACTGCAGCTCGATGTAGCTGTTGTTCAGCTTGCTCTTCACACGCTTGAACATCTCTGTGTAGCTGATCGTCCCATCCTTGTACTGCTGATAGATGGAGAGCATTTCCCTCACAGTTCTGATGTTGCCGACAGCGGTGAGGCCTTCGATGGTGGGCTTATCGCTGCAATAGCCGGCGGACTTGAGGTAGCCGTAGGAGTAGGTGTTGAGGGAGTCGCCCATCGTATAGGAGACACGGTCCTTCATTCTGTCCTTGCGGAAGGTGTAGACGCAGGGGCTATATCCGCCATAGCCGGGGAGACCGCCGTCGTCGTAGTCCTCCTTATCGTCGGCAAGGCCGAGGTAGCCGCATTTCTCATACTCTGTATCGCCTATGGACTTTCCATGGCCGTACATCTGATCGGAGCATGCCATACGCTTGGACTTGTTCTTGGCCGCGCCGTAGCCGCCCTTGCCGGTCTCAATCTGACTCTTATATCCGTTCTCGATGATCCCGCCAAAGCTGTCCGTGCTTCTCTCACAGCGGAGGGCTCCCGTAGTGAAGATCTCGGCCAGCATATTTGCTGCCGTGGTCTTCTCCTCACTGGTCATATCATCAATGAAGCTGCCCTCTATGGCCTGCATGCGGTGGGTATCGAAATTGGTCATGGATTTGGCCGTATGCGCGCGTGGAACATCGTCGTTGGGATTCATGCCCCTTGTCTTGATGGAGCCTTCGTCTATGTTGTTGCCGGAAAGCCACTCGCGGGCCTCGTTCTCCGTGGCACAGGTATGGACCTCCGCGTGGGTCCCTCGGCTGTCCGTATCCGCATAGATCTTGAAGTTGCCGTCCTGGGAGCGCATCAGGAGAACGTGACGCATGCCATCCGTGGGCCTGCCGAAGGCTTTGCCGTTGTTGCCCACAGTCTGGTAGTCACGGACGCCTCTATCTTCCATCTCCCCGATGGCATCATCCCATGTATCGACCTTCTTGATCTCCACATCGTTGCCGTCCTGATCCTTGCCCATGATGGACCACTTGCCGTCTCTCTTCTCTGCCCTGATGTTTTTGAAGGCCTTACCATCTACGTCGAAGTCGTAGTAGTCGCCGCTGGCGATGGCGAACCGGGCCTTGGTGAGCTCCTTGTCCCTCTCTTTCATGGCCTCGGTCTTCCCCAAACTCTCCATCGTCACGGCCCCGCCCGTCAAAGTAGCGAGATCGTCTGAAAGAAGGGAGGCGCTCTTGGCGGTCATGATGCTCTTCCTTACGCCCTTCTTATCTGTGCCCCTTATGACGTAATGGCCGTCCTCCGGTGAGTAGTCAAGCTCAATATCCAGATAGCGCTCGTCACCAAAGGGCTTTGACTTGCTCTCAAACTCTGCTGTGGCCTTCTTATATGCGGCATACTGATCCGCGATCTTGGAGGTGCGGCCTTCCGGGTTTACGCCGAGCCTCCGGGCCTCCTCCAGCGCATCGTCCAGATCCTTCCCATACGTGATCTCTTCCTTTGAGCCCATCTTGGTATACCCGGTGAGTGCGAATTTGCCAGGGCTGATCTCCTCGAACTCCACATCGGCGTATTTATAGCCTCCGACGGTGATCGCCTTTTCCTCAAATTCTCTGGACCTGACTTCATACGCCTCGAACTCTTTCCGTATATCCTCATCATGGATATAGTCACGGACCTCGACGCCGCCATACCGGCGGGCTTCATCCTCGACCGTGCCGAAATCATCGGCCGCGGTGAGGCGGTGTCTTCTCCCATACTTGTCGTAGCCGATCAGGCGGAAATCCGAGCCTTCGCGGACAAGCTCTATGTCGGCATACTCCTTGCCCTTGTAGGGGACCTTCTTGGCCTCAAACTCCGCTTTGAACCGTGTGAGTTTGTCGTACTCCTCCCTGATGCTGCTGTCCTTTATGATATCGTTTGGGTTGAGGCCATAGCCGGTACTCGGGTCGATGCAGACATCGTCCACATCGGTCATATCCGACAGGCGACTGATCACACACTCTCTCCCATGCTCATCATAGCCATAAAGGATATAGGGATAGGTCCCCTCGCTCCTCCGCAGCTCTACATCCATGTACCGGCCGCCGCCGAAGGAAATAGCCTTGCTCTCGAACTCCTTCCGCCTGCGGTCCTGTTCCTGCTCCTTCTCCACTCTCTCGTCTATGTACTTCTGGGTCTCTTCGTCGGCCTCTATGATATCGGGGGAAACGCCGTATTTCTGGGCTATCCTCTCCTTGAACTCATTGAAGGTCTCGCCCGAATGCGTGTACTCTATCCCGCTTGACTCGCCGTCCAGATCCACGCCGCGGAGATATACGCTGTCTCCATAGCTGTATCTGGTGAAGACGAGCTTCTGGTAGCTCTTGCCGCCGATGACGGCCACAGTCGGCGGGATCTCCCAGTCCTTGGGATTCAGGGACTCTTTGCCCTCTCTGACCTTCTCGACGCCCTGATCCTGCAAGAACTTCATCAGCTCGGTCCTTGTGTTAAACTTCTGGGATTTGAAATTGCCGTTTTCGTCCTGGCCGGTAACGGTCCAGCCCATGCCATAGTCGGCCTTCTTGATGGTAAGGTCGCCATAGCGGACGCCGTCAACGGTCATGTACTCTCTCTTGTCTGAGGTAAGCCAGGAGACGCGCTCCTTCTCCCTCTTCTTCAAGGATGGGGAGTATTTGACCTTATCCTCGCTGATGCCCTTTTCCTGCATCCACTGCTCAGCATCGGCAAGGCTCCTGAACTCCGCAATAACTCTCTTCTTGCCGTCAAGGTCCGTGCCGGTTATGGCATACTTGTCCTTCTTCATGCCTATACCGAGTGCGCTGTAGCCCCTGTCGGAATCCTGGAAGATACGCTCCGGAAGCTCCATCTCCTGCGGGTTGACCGTCTCCCCGGTATCGGGATCGACAAACTCCTCGACGCCATGCTCCTTCAGGTAGTACATCATGTCGTTCTTTGTGTAGAAGTACCCGAGATAGCGCATGTAGTATTTGAATTCCTCCGGGGGAACATCCGGCGTTCCCTCCAGACGATACGGCGCTGCTCCTCTTCTTGCATAGGAGCTGTAGTAGCCCTTGAGGTCGCTGTATGTTCTGTCCTTGGCGGTGAGAGTCTTGACCGGCTCCTTCGGCGGCTCCGGTACAGCCTCCGGCTCGACCTTCTCCCCGGCCTTCAGCTTGCGGAACACGCCATCAGGCGTGATCCCTTTCCCGGCGAGGGCGTCCCATGCGTCCCTCGGTTTCCAGTCATCGCCGATCTCTATTCCAAACTTCTTGCAAAGGCCGAAGGGCAGCTTCGTGTTGCCATGACCGCCGCCGGATGTGGAAGATCCTCCTCCGCCTCTCCGGCCGCCGTTGTTCTGCTGCTCTTCTTCGCCGCCATCCGCGGGAGCATCACTCCTGTATTGCTCCGTGGTGCTGGGAGGCTCGATCTTCACCTTTGTGACGTCGCCGCCCATGTGAGTCTGCTTCGGCTTGAGCTTTCTCGCGGCAAGTCTGGCCGCGCGCCTCTTTCTGTATGCGAGAACTGCTGCATCGGTCATTTACTTTCCATCTCCCTGTTCGCTGATATGGCCGTGATCCGCTGCTTTTGTCGCCACCTTATTGGCTTCGTCAAGGCGTTCTGCACGGCGTTTTCTATAAGCCTGCACACTGTCATAATCACGGAGAGTCGTGATCCCCAGTCTGGCCGCTCTCCTGTGCTTGTACTTCTTTACAGAAGAATCCATCTCACTCATAATTGTTTTTTATCCCCTGTCTATTGTTGTTAGAGTAGATTTCTGATGTTGAAAGCCGATGAAGAAACAAGCTCGGTAAAGCCGTTTGCGGAAGCATCCACCATGTCCTTGAACTTTCCTTGCGGGAATGATTCGAGCTGCTTCAGGTAGTCCTCGTTCCAGTCGGCAACTACGAGCCCCACATTTCCGCCTTGCCACTGTGCGGCAAAAGGTGTAGCTCGTGCCTCCTTGCTTCCTGTCTCGGGGACGGCCTTGATATTGAATCCGGCCATGTACTGGATATACTGCTGTGCCTGATCCTTCCCGGCTTGTCCGGGATCTTGCGGTATACGGACAGTTACGGGAACCTTCGGGTACATCGCCATATCTCTCTCCGCCGTCAGTCGGATGAGATTGCGGACCTCGCTTGCGGACAATCGCTCATTTTCGACATCTATGACGATGAAGCTGCCGTCCGCGCGTTTTCCCATGAGGACGCCGGCTGTAAAGGCGGGATCTCCGTCCTCATCCTCCGGTGTCGCTGCAAGGTCCCAACAGCGGCAAAGGGCTATGATATCGTCCGGCACCACCGTGTAGTAGGTCTTGACCTGTGTCCTCTTGAAGTACAGGCCCGCCGCACGCTTGATCTTCCAGTTGCCGTGAAGAAGCTGCTCCCTCTCCACTTCCGGAAGAGATTCAAGGTTGGCTCTGTATCCGGGGTCCTTCTTGAGAAGGGCCGGGTTGTCCTTCAAGAGTGCGGGGATGAAGGTGACGGATTTGACCTTCTCCCTTTTCTCAGGCGTATCAAGGTTGCAGGCCTCGTACAGTTCCTCCCGCGAGTCACCCCATGTAATGACATTGCCGATACGGACCATGTACCGGATGATTCCGGATCTCTCCTGTATCGGATAGCCGGTCTCCTGATTGATCCACCACGCGATGAACTTTGCGACCCATGAATCCGGGTCAGGGTTGCAGGTCGCCCTTATATAGGGCTGGACGCCGCAGGCCGAACGGTTACGGCTGAGCATGTAGAAGAAGGTGTACTCGCTGAAATGGCAAAGCTCATCAAAAAACAAGGCGCAGATTTGTCCGCCCTGATAGGAGTGAACATCTGCGTCTCTCTCAATATGCTTGAAGGAAACTTTTGATACGACGTTTCCTTTTTTGTCCTTAAACCACCATTCTTTGTCCGATATTCTTGGCACCGCTCCCTTGATCTGGGAGTACAGCTCAAGACTTTCGTCCCAAAGGCCGCCTTGCTGGGTAATCTGATTCGCGTTTTTGCGGAATATCGTACAGCCGAACCCTCGCACATTCTTGTGCCTGATCGGGTCCATAAGCTCAGCGAATGTCTTTCCGCATCCCGCGCTGCCACCAGCTACCCGAAGATAACTATATCCGCAGGGCTGGATAAGAAGGCCTCTTGCGGGCCTGGCTGCGGTTTAATTATCTTCGGCATTCAATCACCCTCTTCCTGTTCCCCGGCTTTGTTTGTCTTCCTCATAGTTGTTTATCTCTCTTGCTTAATGAAGAAGGACGGTCCCTCCACCACACAGGTGGAAGGATCGTCCCATATGACCTTATACGCAAAAAACGCCTGCCGCGATTCTCTCTCACACATTGTAGGGGGTGATCGCAGCAGGCGTCTATTTTTTTCTCTCTTGTGGTGTTGTAAATCTCACCAGTCTATTACGATGCTGATATTGCCTTCTGCATCGCGCGGGAGCTTTTCAAGGATCGCAAAGTAGTCGTCGCCGATCTCCTCTTTATCCTTGCCATCATTGAGCGCCTGCAGTACGCGCAGCTTCTTGCGAAGCATCTTTTCGCTTTCCATGTCGAAGAACTTGTATACGCCCTCGTCCGTGCAGGCCGCACGCTGATCGAGGACGGCATCATAGAGCCTTTCGTGCTCCGCCTGTTTCTGCGCCCACGCTTTCAGTTCATCCGCATTCATCAGCTCACCCCTCCTCTCAACTTCTTTGTTATGGCCGCCAGTGTATTGTCCATGGCCCTTGCGATCTCCGGCTGATCTTTCTCGAAGACAGCAGCAAGCTCAGGCCTCGTGGCTTTCAATGCCACATAGTCGGCTATGGCCTCAACAGCCATTGTGCCATGATTGCCCTTAAAGTAATTCTTTCCATGGCCGTATCTGGTCCCGCGCTCCTCCTGCAATTCTCCGCCGCTCAGTGCCTCATAGATGCCTTGCAGGCAGGAGACGCCATCCATCAAGGCTCTGCGCTGCCGGCAGCCATCGTCCAGCCACTTCTTTTTGGCCTTCTTCACCGCCGCTTCGTAGGCCTTGCGCCTGTCACCGTCAATGAAGGCCGAAGCGGACCCCAGTAGTCTACACTCCCGTCCGGCTTGAGCCATTCAGGACGGTTATCGCCGAACATGGCCTTCGCCATCTCCCCCGGAATAATCTTCTTTCCGGCCTTGTACTGAGCGAAGGCCTCATCATAGCGCTTGTTGAACTCCTGGAATATGCCCTTGACTTCCTCGCCCATATTCTCTTTCTTGAATTTGGACACGGCATCCGTAAGCTCCTTGCTCTTCTCCGTAAAGTGTCCAAACTTATCCTCGTCTCTTGCAAGGAAATCCAGATAGTGCGTCCACTCATGGCAGAAAGATCGGATGGCCTCCGCCCTCTCCTCCGGCTTGGTGAATTTGGAGAGCATCGGCACACGGATCTCGGTCGCCGTCGGTACTCTCGTGGTGCGGTCCATGGTGGTGACGATCGCGCAGCCTTCCCCGGACGCCAGCCTCTTGCACTTGACATCCTTGGCAGGCTTGCCGCCGGGGAGCGTGGCCGCGCTGAAGAACTCGGTCACATTCCCGTCGTCACAATGGCTGTTCACATACTCGACGAACTCCATCGTGTTCTTCTTGTAGGCCTTCGATGTAAGCTCAGCCGGCAAGTGCTTCTCCTCGATCCTTGTCGGAGGTTTCTTTGCCGGGGCCACCGGGCCTTTCTTGGCGACCTTGCCCGTCTTGCGAAGCTCAGCATAAGTATCTCCGGCACTGTAGCCCTTGCCCTCCAAAGCCTCCCATGCGTCACGGGGAGACCACTTCGGGTCTACCTTGATCCCCTCTCTTTCGCAAAGTCCAAACGGGATCTTCGTGTTTCCGTGGCCGCCAGAGCCACGACGGGCGCCGTTGCTGTTGTTTCCGCCGTTCGGTGCATCATCATCACCTTCGGCATCAAAACGCGCCCTGAGACGCCGTATTCTGCGCAGGCGATATTCCTTGATGCTCCGGGCATCGCTCTCTTTTCTCTTTCTCATAATTTGTGTTTCAGCACCGCCTTCGCCCTCTCAATGTGTAAAAAGAGAGAAAGACGGCGCTCCACACACTTTCTGCCTGCCGGCGGAATGAAGCATCGTCTTTCCCAAGAATATATAATATATTATATCTGGTGTGGCCGAAAGGTCACGGCTCCTCTTCAAGGATCTTGTGCGCTTCCTTGTATTTTTCCACGCGCTCCAGGTCTTTCTCCGTTACCTTGCCGTTGAGCCTCGTCAGATCCATGTTGTGCTCCAGATCCGCCAGCTTCACAGAACGCGCAAGCCTGTTCGTCCAGATCCGGCGGATATAGTCCATGTACGGCTCATCCTTCGGATGGGTGAGAACAGCTACCGCATCTGCGATCTCGCTGCCAAATATGCTCTTGATCTCCTCGACCGTGGCATCGGTGTCCTCCACCGTGTCATGCAGCAGGGCCACAGCCTTTTCTACATCGCCATCCAGCTTTGACGCCACCGCTCGCGGGTGATTGATATATGGTACGCCTGCTTTGTCTACCTGTCCCTCGTGCTTCTTGGCAGCAAACTCGTCTGCTGCCTTCACCACATCACTCAAAGTACCTCTCGCCTCCACATACTTTCCCACTTATGGTTTGTATTCCGCAATAGCCTTCTTTGCCGCCTCCTCGGTGATCACGCGGGTGTTCGAGGAGTCAAAGCAGAAGTCAATCAGCTCCGGATGTTCTTGCCATTCTTCTTCCTGGTAGTTCCATGACTCGAACGTGACGCCACGGCCTTCATATACCGCGCGTGCAATAGAGGAGTCATCGTCCCTGTCCTGGTAATAGAATACTTTCTTCTCCATGGCCGATTACTTCTTGACGGTCCCGAGCTTCTTGATCTCCTCTTTGGCCCTCTCCTCAGAGAGCACGCGATGATTGGCCGGTGAATAGACCAGATTGGAAAAGACCTCATACTCCTTGCCCTCAAGCTTCTTCCATGCCTGCGGGCCGATCTGCCACAGATAGAGTCCCGCGTCTTTCCCACTCTGCACGAGCTTCAAAAGCGTAGAGTCGGAATCGCGGTCCTGATAATAAAACACCTGATTTTCCATATCTGCCATCGCCTCCAGCGTCATTATACACTAATATTTGTGCTTTGTCAACACATACTACTTCTTCTTGAACGACTTCAGCCGCTCAATTCCTTTGGGCGTCGGGCAGGTCATCCAGATAGACTTGCATTTCTCAAGGCCAGCCTGCTTTCTCTTCTCATTGGGCTGGACTCTGGAGGTCTCATAGTAGTGGTGGCCCTTGTTCTTGAAGGCCATGGCAACGCTCGAATGGACCTGGACCTCGAATTTCTCCCCATCGGGAGACTCAAACTGAAGGTGGATCGCCTTGTACGCGCCGTCGCCGTCGGTCCACTTATTCTCTCTTTCAGTCTGCCGATAACCCTTCTTCGCCATCGCCTTTTCCATCTGCTCCACGGAATCGGCAATATTGTCATGGTCGCTCATAACGGTGAAGCGCACCACGTCGCCGAAGCCGCGAACATACTCTTCATCCGTCTTTTCGACAGGAGGATCTTTCGCCAGATCCGCCGTGCGTTTGGTGTCGATCTTCCGGGAGGTGGAGTTGGCTCCCTTATAGCAGTTCTCCAAACCGGACAGACGGCTCCCGACGCCGTTCACGGTCTCGATCATATCCTTGGTGATCTGCTGGCCCTTCCTGACCTTCTCGTCATAGATCCTCTGGCATTCCTCGGACCGGCCGTGCATCTGTGTGTCCAATCTCTGGCTTAGGCCTGGGATGGAGGCGATTGTATCGCCCGTGGTGGGGTCCTTCATGTAGACATAGTCGCTGCTCTTCAAACTCTTCACGAGCTTATCATAGGCAACGGCGCCGCCGTTCTGCTTCTCGATCAGATCCTCCATGCCCTGCATAACAGCCATATCGAACTTGGCCCCTTCTTTGGGCTTCGGATATTTGACGCCGCTCTTCGTGGCGCATGAATCGGAGAAGTTTTTCTTGGCATCCTCCTTGGCCTGAGCCACAAGGGCCGTGTTCACTTCGGGCTTTCTCCGGCTCTTCACTGTCTGCTTGCCGCTCTTGGCTCCGTTGGCTTTTCCCTTCGCGCCGACAGGATCAAGCCCCTTCTCCGCCCTCTTGGCATTTACCTCCTCGAAGATCTGTTTAATCTCCTTGCCCTTGGTTTCAATGCCGAGGTCAGTGGCTATACCGAACAGCCAGCCGAGGCCGGAGTCGAAGCGCGCTTCTTTTCCCTTGGCCCCGAGCCTTTCAAGGCGTCTCCCATAATAGTTATAGACATCTTGCAGCAGTTTCTCCATCGTCAGCCTTCTCTTTTTCTCTTGTTTTTATCCGTCGGTCACAGCAGCAGCGACCGGCTCATCATCGGTGATGATCGCCCGGCCGTTGTCCGGGATGTAGAAGACGACGTCAAGATCATCATCGGCATTGTCATCCTTATCCTGATTCGTCGCCTGTTGAGCGATCATCATAACCTGAGACATCTTGGCTATGGCCTCATTCTCCCGCATCTCCTGAAGCGGTGCGCGGCCTGCATACTCCATGATCGTTCTGAAGGCGTTTATGTCCGAATGATTGACCGCCTTACTGAAAAGAGACATGCACATTGCCGCATAGTTGCTCATGTCCCCCGCCTCGACGCCGAGCACCTGCATTTTGGCCTGCAGAGCCGGTGAAGCATCCGCGTCAAGGAAGTCATTCAGGAATTCGCGGATGGCCTTTCTCTTTCTATCCTTCTCCGCCTTCGCTTTGCCTCCAGCAGACTGTATTTGTCTTTGCACGTCCTTTGCACGCTGATTCAAAGGGATCAGATTCCCGTTCATCCCAGCGCTTGCGGTTTCAGCAGCAACAAGCTCTGTTGCTACGGTCGTAACAGCTTCAGACAGCGCCTCCGTCTCTTCCTTTTTCTTCCTTTTATTGGAAGAAGCGGCAGCCGTGGCCTTCTTTGCCTGCGGCTTTTTCCTTCCTGCGGTTGTTGCCCGAGGCTTTCTCGCCGTCGGTTTCTTTTCCTCTTCCCCCGAGGCTTCTTTCTTTCCTCTCGCCATAGCTTATTCCCCTCTACGCATAATATCTTTGTTCTTTTATACGAGCGTTGCGCCGTTGCTGATGAATTTCTCTACGTTCTCACGGCTCATGGCTACAGCCTGGCCGCGGCCGTTTTTCCATTTCAGGCCGAGCTTGTTCGGTGAGCGATTATAGTGGACGACCTCAAACTGAGATCCGCCGGCGCTGCCTACGCCTCCGCCCACAGAGTAGACGTCGCCCTCCTTGGCCTCTTTCATGAAGCGGTTGAGTGTTTCCCTTCTCTGCTTCTTCTCTTCCGCGGAGGCATATTGAGAGCCCCCAAGTCTGAAGACAACAGGGAGGGACTCGTAGGGCGCGGAGGATCTGGCTTCAGGTTTCTTTGTCTCCGCCGTCGTGGCTTTTTTCTCCTCCACCTGTGTGCCGAGCTTTCTCTGCTCTCTGGACTTGTAGCCGCCGCTGTTCTTCACAACGGCCTTCAGCTTGTCCGGGCCTCTGGAGACTTGGCCGCCATCGTCCACCATCACATGGGTCCCCTTCATGGTGATCCACTGATCGTCTTCTCTCTCCTTCTGTCTGCTCCTGAGCCGTTCAGCTCTCCGATCTCTGTACCTTTTGACGGCATCGTCCATCATTTCAAGGCCATCCCCTTTTTTATTTTGTCTGGTATACGCGCAGTTCACAGCCTTTTTCTTCTCTGATCTCGGGTCTCTGTATGCGCTTCCATCCTAATTGGCCCTCCACGGCCGTCCAGAAGAAGCGTGCCTTCTTGTTTTGGTCCAGGATATACAGAAACACATCCCCGTGCCACTCGCGCGTGAGCAGCTTTATAGCCTCGAATCCGAGGCCCCTTCTTCTTGCCTCCGGTTCAACGTAGAACTCGCCAATATACAGGGCATCTCCGAACACCTCAAACTTGACGTGCTGGATGAAGGCAAAGCCCTGGATCTTCCTATCTTCAATGAAGAAGCTGGATTCCCACGCGGCTGCCTTCCACTCCTGTTCCACCCAAGGGATGGTGTTATCATACTGGCGAAGCTCCTCCACGTACTCTTTCGACATACGGAGAAACAGATCTACGTCCAAATAGCACGGTGCTAACTCAACATTCATGAATTGTTTCCTTCTTCTCAGGCGGTGAAGTGAAGGCCGCACTCCGGGCAGTCGTACTCTTTGCCGCTGCTGCCCTTGCTGTCGTCATCTTCAGGCCAATCGACCTCTATGCCCCAGTCCAGATCCAGATCGCCGAAGTCCAGCGTGGACAGCTCCTCAGACAGGGCAACGAAATCCCACGCGGAGTACTCCCCCGCTTTATTGTCCAGGAGGCGGAATTTCCGCTTGTTCTCCTCGCTGAGTCCCGATACTTGAAGGACCTCTGCTTCGGTCTCCCCATTTGCGATGAGACTGAGCCTTCTCGTGTGGCCGGCGAGGATCACCCGGTTTTCATCCACAATGATCGGATTGTTGTAGCCCGTCAGATGGATGCTCTCCGAAACCGCTGCAACCGCCTTTTTATTCTTTCTCGGATTTCCCTCATAGGGGATAATCTCCGAGAGTTTCAATGTCACTAACTTCTTTTCCATACTTTTTTTCGCGTCAGTCGTCTTCCAGACTGTCCATATCCACAAGACCGTTTACGACCTTCCCGCAGCGCGGGCAGATCACGGGCTTTTTCTTTCTCTTCTTTTTCTCCCCATTATTATTGAGGAGGTTGTCGCCCATCTTCTCAAGCTCCTTATCCCAGAAGCCGAAGTCTCCGAAGTCCAGATCCTCCAGCTCCTTGAGCAGAAGATCATAGTCCCACTTGGAAAGTTCGGCCGTCTTGTTATCCAGCAGGCGGAACTTTCTCTTCTTCTCCTCCGTAAGATCGGGGATCACGATGACCTCCACCTCATCCACGCTGAGGCTGTCCAGCGCGCGCCAGCGCGTGTGCCCGGCCAGGATCTCCAAATTCTCGTCAACGATGATCGGGGTGATATATCCGACCTGATCTATGCTCTCTTCAACAGCGCCCATGGCCTCGTCGTTGTATCTGGGATTATTCGGATAAGGTTTGATCGCCGTGAGCCTTACTTTCCTGAGCTCCATATTTCCTCCGCGTATATATAGAAAAAGCCGGCACCACATTGTTTTAGGCACCGGACTCTCATAAGATCCATTTTGAAAATGCGGATTTTCACCGCACTGCTTGTTTCAGCCCACGACCTTCGTTTCCCAAACGAAAGCCAGCAGCCATGGGGCGGAGAGGAATTCAACTACAAGAAAGCCGGGTTGGCAGGCTTCTTTCATCCTCGGCAAGAATCGAACTCACATCTTCTGAAGTGGGAGGCTTCATCGCTCTTTCCGCTTTGAGCTACGAGGATGACGTTCCATCTCATGATCAACGAGCTCATAATTCCACCCATTTCTAACCCGGCATATATCGCATTCCTCTTGGTGATCTGACGGGACCCTGTATAACTTGATCCCGGCTTTCTGGTAATCCGCTCTGCAGGATACACAGAACGTCCGAATGTCTTTCGGCTTTCTTCTCATATCTGCTTTCTCCTTCAAAGCAAAACACCGTCATGCTCACCACAGATCGTGGAGAACATGACGGTGTCTCATATAAAGTTTTGGGCGGGCGCCACGGCCTCAATCAGCCATTGGCGCCACATACCCCGGCCATCATCAGCCTGCTTCATCCGCATTCGCGCCTTCACAGCCCTCCGACCGCTTTGTTTTTTTAATCGGGCTTTTTTCCCCGCTTAGATTATCGCTCTATCTCAATCACCAGCATGAACATTGATGAAGGGAGGGAAATCGGATACGGCAGTGCAATTTCCTTTTTCAGTGGTGGAGTTGGCGATTTTCGATATGATGCGTTTTCAGCGGGGCGTTTTCATTCTCTTTGTGTCGAGCCCACCGAGTCACAAATCAGTCTGGAGCTACCAGACAGCGCTTTCCCTGCTTTGGATCAGCGGCGGAGCAAACCATCGTCCCAAAAGAACAACAGTGAGGGTTTGACTCACACGGAACGACTCCGCATCTCCCTTATTTGCATTTCTGCGCGAGGCATCATGCAGGGCAGCCATCGTTAGACCGGCTGCAGACCGGCTTGGCGCAGCTTGGAGGACTCGAACCTCCGCACAGTTTCCCGTGACCTCGGATTAGCAATCCGGCCCCTTACCGACTCGGGCAAAGCTGCATTTTAAGTTAAGAGGCAGATCAACGATCCTGGCACGATCTCCCTGCCTCCCTGATTCGAGGCTCTCGTGTAATGAAGAGCGTTGTGCAGCGCAGAGGATTCGAACCTCCGTCTGTCCTGTCTTGATCCCGCCTTGGGGGGTCAACGCTGCATGCTGTCAGTCCTCGTCCACTCTCACAATAGCCTGAATATCGTCATATCCAGTATGATTGTTCCAGGCACTTTCCAAGGCTTTCTCCATATCATCGGCTTCCGTTGTGTACTGGCCGCTGTCTGTGATGATGACGAACTTCATGGGGCGCCTCCGATCATGGTCTTGATTCGCTTTCCGTCCACGGGATCACACGGTTCTCGAACTTTTTGTAGGCGTCCAGATAGAACTCCTGCTTATCGCCGTTGAAGGTGAGCTCGTAGTACATGCCGTCGTTCAGAGTGCTTGAAAGAAGGTATTTCCAATTCTGGAGGATCTTGCACTTCCACACGATATAGACATCAAACCATGGAGACGGAGCACTCTTGTCCAGATGCTCCTCGATGTACGCCCTTACCAGGCTTTGAGCTTTGTCATCCATACTTGCAGGACCTTCTTCCTCGTTTTCTTCTTTTCTTAATGGGATTTCCACCCACCTGCTTCGTTTCATCCAACGGCGCTCCGGTTTTTTTGCAGACGAGATGAGCAATGGTTTCAGCACCAGGATCAGCCTGTGATAGGAGAGATGACTTTATGGTGGAGCGTCAGCAGTCTTGTGGCTTTACGGTAAGGGTTATGCCTAAACCCAGTGGCACGGCCGTGAGGACTCGAACCTCAATCTAACGGTTTTGGAGACCGTAATGTTGCCAATTACACCACGTCCGTATATGTTCGAGGGTAGTGTCTCTCAGGGCATCCTTAACCCGTCGAACGTGCAGGCGTTTGAAAAAGCGGTTCGATGATCATTCGTACTGGCTGAACTTCCACGCCTGCAATAAGTTTTTATATCACCGGCTAAGCCGATCTGTTTCTCTTTTGGTGAAGATGAGCCCGAATGAGTTCCCGTCAAACGGGCTCTTCCCCGGATCTCCCCCGGCACCGCTTTCGTTCCATCCATTTATGCGTATCGCAAGATCGAAAAGGAGCAAAACGTGTTGCCGAATACGCATCAGCGGCCTTGTGGCTTTACGTAAAGGAGGTGTTTGGCTCATGAAAACACCCTGGCGGTCCATGTAGGCTTCGAACCTACGACATACGGATTAACAGTCCGTCGCTCTACCCGGCTGAGCTAATGGACCTTATTGCGTTCTACGATTCTTTTGAAAAAAGGTACAGGTCAGGATTTTCACCTGACACGGTTGGAGTTTTACGGGTATTCTTTCTTGATTCCCCGTCGGCCTTTCATACGTCATGCGTAGGAGCTAACAAGCTCGGCTGACTCGTCGTTACTCTTTTACGGCTTACACCAATCGTTCACCAACCAACCTACAAGAAGCCACACTTTAGCGTCTACATTTTCCGCCACAGCACCTTTTTGAAAAAAGTTGCCTACAAAACTTGACTTGATCCTTGTGATAGCGTGTACTTAACTCCCACTGAACGGGATCACGTCTACTAACACTGGGCAACTTGGGTCCGGTCAATCCTTTCGTGCGCACTGGAGTCTTCTCGGCTCCAGGATCTACCGGGTGTTTGTTCGGCGGCCGCCGATGGTGTCCCTGGAGGGATTCGAACCCACATGCTCCAAGAGCTCCGGCTTTTGAGACCGGTATGCCTGCCAATTACACCACAGGGACATATACGCCCGTTTCTCGATCGGTTGACCTCCGACGTTTGACCGCGGCAGGTAGGACTCATGGTACTTTCTTCCCCCGGAACCGAAAACCTTGTTAATCCGGGCATTGTGGAGTCAGCAACCGGGTACGATCCGGCCCTTTCAGTTTGGAGGACTGACGTGCTACCGCTAACACTATGCTGACATTTTTAACGCGCAGGCAGGGATTTTCACTCTGCATGAGATTCCGTGATCGGGAGCAACCGCTTTGACAGCATCGGCACTTTCTGACAACAGCCGAGCCTACGGGAACTTGGATTTTCTGTCAGTCTTTGAATCACGGATTTATTGGTGGGCGGTCACTATAGTCTTTTTACGCTCCATTCAGCATCTTTTTTGTCCGCTTTCGCGGATTCCGCACAGCACGCACCAATCTCTATACCACAAAGTAGCGTCTACATATTCCGCCACTACGCGTCGGGATCTGGTCCCTTTTTGTTTGCCCACTCGCAAGATAGACTATGTGGGCGATAGTCTGCACCGTCTTGCTCAGCCCCTCTTCTTCTCCGTCTATCCGAGGGTATCTCCCGGATGTGCACCTCCGGCGGTAAGAATGGCTGGTGATCCCTGCGGGATTTGAACCCGGCATTACCGGCGTGAGAGGCCGGCGTCCTGACCAGTTAGACTAAGGGACCCTATGGTGATGCTACCGGGGATCGAACCCGGAACCCCTGATATGGGGCACTCTGGCGTGAAAGGCCAGGGACTTTTCCTATTCGTCTATAGCACCGTAGATGGTGGGAGAGGAAGGATTCGAACCTACGAAGGCGTTAGCCGGCGAATTTACAGTCCGCTGCCATTGACCAACTCGGCCACTCTCCCATATTGTGTGGTACTCCCCGCCACGGTTTCCCACATCTTCTCGGTTAGGCGCTCCGCTTGCTCTCGCTTGCGGGCCCGTGGAAATGATAGCGTAGGGATTCAGCTATCCTCGGACATTCCCCCGCACCACATTCGCAGTGTCATGCCCTTTGCCTTTCACTGATACATGCTCAGTTGGGCGAAATTCTTACCGGCCGCAGGCCAACACGGTCGATGCCCATCAAAGTTCCGGACCTTTCCCATGAGCAAAAGGTTTATGATCTCCCCGGCCTTTACGGGTGGGGTTAACCATCCATTGAATGGTATTCTGGCAGAGTCGGATGGATTTGAACCATCGTCTCTCGGCGTCAAAGGCCGATGCCTTAACCGCTTGGCGACGACTCCGTGTTGCCGCCTAACCCTGCGGCGGGGCCTATTCTCAGGGTAGTGTCTCTCCACAGTCGGGGACTTCTGCCGTTTATCATGGGCTCGAAGAAGATCCCTTGAACCGCACTGCCGTTGGAGCCGATGGCCGGCCTCGAACCGACAACCTCTCGATTACAAATCGAGCGTTCTACCAGTTGAACTACAAGGGCATTTGGAGGCTTTTGAGCTGCCGGATGCCTCCCCCGGCGAGTAACACATCGCCCATCATGTCAGCTCTTTTTTCTGTATCGTTACGACTGCTTTGCTGTGGCTTTTGACAAAGCAGCAGGGCCGTGGAGCTGCCGGCAGGATTCGAACCCGCGACTTGTGCATTACGAATGCACTGCTCTACCAACTGAGCTATGACAGCGTATGGCGCAGGAAGGAGGAGTCGAACCCCATGGACTTTCGCCCACCCACGGTTTTCAAGACCGGTGCCAACCCGTATCGGCGTCATCCTGCATGATTCTTATTCTTTCAAAGAGGAGAGGGGCGCTTGTTGCCCGGCACCCGCGGGAGTCGAACCCGTAGGTCGTCGGAGTCGAACCGATTGTTCATCGCCCCTGATCGGAGACCGTCTCCGATATACACTTGAAAGCACTCGTCAGCACTTTCAAGTGCTTTGTGCCATTCAAGGCGCATACTGCCCACATGGCATGGGGTGAAGCCCACCCGTTTCGCAGAGCCATCGACGCATGGACCATCTGCCCAGGCTGTTCTCTTTACTGTCTTCCCCAGGGCGTCGAATCAAGAAGGGCCTGAGCAGCGGCGCGAGAACACAGCGCCAGCGGAGGTCAGATTCGAACTGACACATTGTATCAAGGTGAATTAACCTTGTGAGTTCGCCAATGCTCACAGCTCCGCGTTGTTATTCACTTTTTCGCTTGCTGCAGCTCCTTGATCTTCTTGTTGCAGTATGCGACAAAGGGGCTGTTGCCAACGGTGGATTTGATGTACTCCCAATCCTGGACGTTCATCTTGCTCTCCACCTGCTTCTGGAGATCGTCGAAGTCTTTGGCATCGTCTGCATCCGGATCGTAGTACTGGCTGCTGTAGTAGGTGTACCGAAGGTATTCCTTGCACTCCTTGGAAGGAGCGTTCTCATATTCGCGCTTCCAGGCGGGATTCTTCATGTACCGCTGGAAGGCCTCATCCATTTTCTTTTTATCAACGGCCATCCTTGTTGCTCCCTTCTCCCTGGATTGGATTGGTCGTCTCGTCCCAGAGATCGTTTTTCCACAGTTTGCCGGTCTTGGCATCGTAGATGGAGTGCTGATTGTGCTCAATGCAGAAGCGCTTGGCGTGCTGGTAGTCCTTGCAGTTGAAGGAGATCTCCGGATTCCCGAAGAACCCGATATACACGTCGTCTGATCCAAGCTCGTGCTTGGTCACGGCGGCCATCATGGCGTAGGTCTCGTCATCATAGGCGCCGTACTCATTGCCTATCTTATGGTTTTGGTGGAAGGTGACGCAGTACCCGTCCTTGACATCGACAAGCTCTCCAGTTGTCGCGCTGTAGGTCCCGGCCTCGGCATCAGGATTGTTCTGACGGAAGTTCTTGACCTTCTGCATGGCGTCAGCATACTTCTTCGCATCGGCCCGGATCTGCTTTTCCGCCTCCGGGTGCGCCTTCAAGTATGCCTCGATGTGCTTCTTGGACTCCTTTGGACCATTGACCTTGATATCTGCCTTGGTCATCTGCTCGGCAGATTTGGTCCCGGCGCTGCCACCGTTCTTGGGCGCAAAGCGTCCGAGCTTATCATGCTTGTCGTTGATGTCGTACCGTTTGCCGCAGCATTTGGCACCTCTTGCACCCAGCCTTGCATCTACTCTTGCATGATACCTGCGAACAGCGTCTTTGTCAATCATAGCACGTCACCTCATAGAAACAGGAAAGCGCGCCTGTCACCAGGCGCGCTCTAATTACCAAATATCTGCGAATATAATTATTCGAGTATAGGAATTATAGCATACTTTGGTGACACTTTGATGAACAATCTGTTAACCATTGGCTTTTCAGTGCTTTGATTATGCCTTGTGCCATTTACTGTATTGTACACTAAAATCAGTGACTTGTCAACGCATATTCACATAGAATTTCCGACGTTTTCACGGCCTACCAGCCAGTCCATGGTGACGCCGCAGCAATCCGCAATATTGGCAAGGGCGACAACGTCGGGGAATCGGCTGCCGTGGCTGTAATGCCAGACAGCAGCAGGCGTCACACCGATGCGATCAGCAAACGCCATATAGGTGCTGTCGCCTATGAGATCATTGAGTCTTTCGATGAAGGCCTGCTGCAGCTTTTCCTTCTCCTTTGCGCGCTCTTCCGTTCTCTCAGAATTTCGGTACACAGCATTCTTAGCCACTGGGCCTCTCTCCTTTCTATAAATCGTCACAGGCATGGGCATTGCAGAAGACATAGAGATAGTCCGCAATCTCCCGAAGCTCTGATACCTCGTACATGTCCTCTGTCTTATCTTCTATCTTCTCTCCTGGCGCATAGAGAATGGCTTTCTGCAGCAAGTTCGGATTGTATGGTCGCTTTCCCCGGATGAGTTTCTCCGCTGCCACTATGGGCATATCGTAGTCATTAATCTGAATCATTGGCTTCCTTTTCTCCGTCCGCCCGTATATCCATCTCCATAACCGTTATAATGGCGTAGTTTGCCAGGTCTATCAGGGTGTCGCGCACGGTCTCATCCTTGACCTCTTGCTTTCCAGATCTGATGAGGCTGTCGAAGCGGTCCAGTTTCTCGTACAGGCGGCCGGCTGCAATGCAGAGGCCGTATCTTTCAAGATTCCGACTGAACGAATCTCCGTAATCCCTGTTCTTTCTCTTATACAGATCGTTAAGCTCAAGGCAGATCTGCTCGTGAGCTATTGATTTATCTATTTGAACTTCGATTGCCATCCTCTTTTTTCCTCCGTCTGGCTTCGATGCCGAGTTTGTTAAGGTTTCTCTCTTTTGCCCACTTCGATGCACGTTTTTTCACGCACTCAGGGCAAACAAAGCCTCTTGGTCCTGCCATAAAAGGCTTCCCACAATCCACGCAAATCTCCAGGCACTTACTCATTGTCCCACCAGTTAAAGCCGCGATCCGCGTCTCCGTACTCCAGCTTTGTCATGGGGATGAAGCTGTCCTCGTCTCCCGGCCGGCAGGAATTGAAGAACACCTTGTATCCCATCTCCTTCATCCGGTCGATGTACTCAGGACGTACGCCGATAAAGGCCATATCCGCCCGTCCATGGCCGCAGCAGCAGCCGGTGGTCTTGATTCCGGCTTCCCACAGGCGAAGGATCTCCGGCAGCAGGCACTTGTCCACAGCGACAGTCTTTGGCTTTGGCGCGGCTTCCGGCTCCGTAGGGTCCTTTACCAGATAGGGGAGCATGATGTTGTAGGCACAGTTGTATGTGCCGAAGCCCACATCCTTACACTGCATTGGATCTTCCCCTCCTCCTACTTGGCGTAAAAGCAGGTGAACGGCTCCACGGTGAAGATGCAATAGAATGGGCTCGTGACGTCCTCTTCATCATAGAAATCGTCGCCTGTGGCGCACAGCAGGAAGCCTTTTTCACATGATCCATCAATTGGTATACTCACAGGCCTCTGTTTTTCCAGATGCTTGCGGATGATCGCGCAGAGAATATTGATGTCGTAGTCGAAGGGGAGCATGGTCCAGCCTTTTACCGGGGTATTGTCCCAGCACCAGCCGACGGCATATTTCCCGCTTTCGGTGATCTGGAAAACCATCTTCGCCGGATCTTTCTCCCTCCTGAAGATGGCGTCCTTACCGGATATCTCAAGCGCGGCTCTCACAGCACTCTCCAGTTCCCCGTCGGGTCCTATGCTTCCAGAAATTCTGAATATCTGATTGGATGAGAACATCATTTACAGTTCCTCCTTTGTCTTGATCCCCAGCACGTTCTTGGCTTGCTCTGCCGTGACGACAATAATGTCCGGGCGGTATACGATGTCTGCTTCTATGTATTTGCGGACTTCCGGCTCAGTTACCATTGTGCCATCATAGAGGGCAACCTGGTCAACCTCTTCTCCTCCCGGATACACTTTGGTGTACGTGACAGCCATTACCTTGTCGAGCTTTTCGATGCTCTCTTTTCTCATATCGAGGTTCTCCTTCCTCAGCTTGCAGGCGTGCGCAGGTCCATAGCCTTGCACGCTCCTATCAAACATCATGGGGTGAATGATCTTCCCGGACACGCTGCAATACGCAGCACGGCCAACAACGCGCATCAGCTCGCACTCGTCGCAGTAATTGATTTCTCCCTCGTGCTGGAGCGCTTTTTCAAGCGGCGTCATCACGGATTGTCCCCGAGATCGTCCAGGCAGAATACGATGCCGATGCAGAACACGTCTTCATCCTCGTACACATTGAAGGTTTCGTGCGGGATGTCCGTCTTGTACTCCCAGCTCGCGCCGCTCGGTCCACACCAAATGGCCTTGACCTCGTGGGAGCCGCTTTTCCACGTATCGGAGATGAGGCCATGTCGATTGATCCAGAAGCTTCCTCCGTCGTAGCACGGAATTTCTTCATGGACCGCTCCACACAGTTCGGCGCAGTCGTCGGAATACCCGTACACGATCACAATGTTATTTTCCTCGGCATAAGAAAGAATGCTTGGATCGGCATCCTCAAAGCCATAGGCGCAGCCTTTGAGCGCCTCTGCAACCTTCTTCACTTCTTCTCTGACCATCGTTTTACGCTCCTTCCTCTCAGGCGATGTAGCACCAGCTCTGCGGTGCCCGTGTTAAAGTATCTGCCCAGCTCCAGATCGGATTACTCTTCCAGATTTTGAAATCGCTCAGCTCTTTCGGCTGATCGTAGACCTTCACATCGGAGATATGCCACGCATAGCCTTTCTTCTCGCCCAAATACCCTTCAATGGAATTCAGGTCGAGGCAGGACGCGCTCAGAATGTCTTTGCCGATGCTCCTGCTGCTGATTTCGGTGATGGAGTCACAGGTAAATTCCCCTATGACGTGCCCGTCCAGATCGTTCCAGTCCCCATACTTGGGGAAGGTCTGATAGATATAGCAGCGAAACGGCGTCTGGAGCTTTGGGCAGGTCTTCCGGATCTCCATGGTCTTCTTGCCTGCCATGATCAGCTTGCACCACTTTGGATGTATGGAGAGCATCACACCGGAGATCCAATGTCCATTCCAAAAAAGCATTACTTCTGGTCTCCTTCCCAGCAGACTATCTTTTCGATTCCGGAAACACGACGTCCGGTCTTCAAATACTCCAGCCCGCCTTGACACGGTTTTCCGTCTTTTGTGGAAAAGCCCCAGAAATATGGCCCAGCCCCTCTTCTTTCGATCCTCGTGACGACCATCGGCGGGATCTCCGGGTGTCCGGGAACGCATACTTCGTCGCCAACAGAGATCCGTTCAATCGAAGAATTGCAGATTATATCCGCCACTTCTGAAAAGGAATGTTTGGTAAACACGTCAGTTATTCCCGCTGTGCCGAACAGCTTGAGGCGATTTTCATAGGACATACCCGCCACAATCGCCGCTACACGCCAAGCGTCTTCGACGCCGCTAAGATAAGCCTTGTCTCGGTCCTTTTGCGTCCCTGCATCGTATGGCGTCAAGTAATCGTAGATGTCAATCGAGGTCAAGATACCACCGTTGATCATGACACACGTTGTTCCAACGTCCTTGATCTCAATGATGTACTTATCTCCCTTCCTGAGATCCATGCAGATCACTCCTTTTCATCGAAGTAGGTAGCCATTTCATCTGCTGCATGCAGGAAGTAGGCAAGAGGATTCTGCTCATACGCCTTCCCGCAGAGGTCCTTGTCCTCGCTTTTCCAGGAACTCATGTGAAAACGAATTGCCTGTGCTTCGGCGATGCTGAGCGGCATGTGCATCATGATCAGGAAGACGCTCTTCTCACCGTGGCCGAAGACCAGATCCTCCTCAATGGTGTATGTGGGAACACTCTCCCAGATGAAGTCACCCTGGGCATCATGCTTCACGCCATATCCCATGGCAGCGGCCACCTTCTCCGGATCGTAGGTCTTCTGATTCTTCCAGCTCTCCTTGTACATGTCCGCTTTGCAGAGATCATGCAGGAGGGCGACGATTGCGACGGTCTCCTCGCTGTACGGGCAGGAGTCGCCGTATTCATTCTGCAGGAGCTTCTTCAGTCTCTTATAAACATTCAAGCTGTGCTTGCAGAGACCGCCGGCTACCGCAAGGTGATACTGCCGCGAGGCTGGCGCTCTGAAGAAGTCTGTCTCTTCGATCCACTTCAGAAGTTCTTTGCCGCCCGATCTGGTGATATACTTATCCCAGACTATATGAAAAAGCTGTTCTGCACGTTCTTTATCAACCGACATCTGTTTTATCCTCCTTTATATCAGTCCATCCATTTGTACATGAATCCATCCGGCGCAACTCCCGGCATCTTCTTGTTTTTCTTATTGCAGGCATCCAAAACTGTTTGATAGCTCAAGTAGTTGTTCCTTGCAGCTTCTCTTGCAGATTTGTAAATCATTACGGATTTCATTGTTTCCGGTACAACCTTCTCCACAGATCGCGCATTGTTACTCCGATTTCTCAGTTTTCCAAGGTCACTTTGCGAGATCGGCTTGAGGTTGTATATGCTCCAGTCGCTTTCCATACCGTTTACGTGCATCAGCACATACCCATCAGGGACCAGACCTGAAAAATAGGTGGCGCGCATTATCGCGGACATAGCTGTGCACCTTGTCTTCTTGTTATCCCCAGACAAATGCACATCACGATTCCTGCCTTTACGGTGTCCGGCAAGGCGGCAATCCTTTGTTTTGCCTCGTCTCCACACCGTTCCATCTTGCCTGACGTAATACTTTCCGCCATATCCGGGTATATCCATGCTCTCCGGGGCGCGCCGGCGCATCTCAAGTACTCGCTTTTCCAGTTCCACCGTTTGCTTCACCCTTTATCCATGGGCATCCGTCTTATCCTCCGTAGTCTCTGCCGCAAAGACTTTATCGAAAAGGCCAGACTCATTGAGCTTCGGGAAAAACTCTCTCAGCATCGTCTGATACTCCTCCGAGGTTTCGGAAAACTTCTTTTCCATGAGCTTGTCAAAGTCCGCTTTCCATTTCTCCGGCACGTTGAAGACATAGGTCGCATAGGTGTCGTCGAAGGAATCGTCAAAGGTTTTGACGAAATTGGGATCTTTGTAAAGCTCTTCCTCGCCGTACCCCTGTCCCCGGTTGTTGCCGCCGACTCTCGTGTAGATCGCTATCTGATTGTCTTCGGTCACAAAGCAGTCGCGGAACCGGGGCCATTCGTCCTGTTTTCTTCCCAGCATCGGCATGATAAATACGCAGGCGGGATTAAAGCCGTTGACCATGTTGTAGAGGCTCAATCTTCTTTCCTCCTTGCAATGTGTGAATTGTGTGGTCCGGGCGGGGAGACTCGAACTCCCGGCCTCATGCTCCCAAAGCACGCGCGCTGCCAACTGCGCTACGCCCGGTTATGGTGCGCCCTGGGGGACTCGAACCCCCGACCTGCGGATTAAAAATCTGCTGCTCTGCCACCTGAGCTAAAGGCGCATATTGTTGGTGTATCAGCACATTCCTGTCTAATCGCTGCCTGATACTGGGAGAGGCGAAACCCCTTGCGCGCAGGAGTCACAGAAACTCTAAGCGGGTGGCTTGTCCGGCGGGTGGGGCCGCGCTAACCCCAGGCTGCCTTTCGGCGCCATCACGCGCCCGCCGGGCAATGGTGGACCGTCGGGGACTCGAACCCACGGACAAACCGGTTATGAGCCGGTGGCTCTACCAACTGAGCTAACGGTCCTTATAGGTGGGGCGGCGCCCCCAAACCGACGCACGCCCCTGTCCGATCAGACCCTTTTCGCAACTGATCGGCACTTGCGGCGGAAGGTGTTTCCGATTGACCTGACATCTCACTGAGCCTGTTTACACATTTCCCTGCACCCAATGAGATTTTCAGTACCGAACACAATCTTTCGTGTCAACCTCCAGTCCCGCGGTTTACGGAGCTTTAATGTATCCTTCAGATTATAATTTCTCCAACCGGCTGTGCAGAAAGGATAAAGGTCACAGACGGCGCTCCGGCAGGTTTTTCTTAAATGCTTTCTTCGCTTATGACTTCGGCATTGCCTTCGTCAAACTCCACGCACTGATACGGGTACAAGACTTGGCTTTTTGCCGTATGCCCGCATTCGCAGCTATAGCAGTACGTGGGCGGGTATGTCATAAGGACTGATGTTCCCCGCTGCATCCTCTTTCCGCACTGATCACAGTACATGTTGACTTGGTATGACGCGGTGATCCTGGCTTTCTTGATCATAGCCTGCTCTCCGCCTCCTCCTTCGTCTTGAAGATGTCCCGTCCGAAGTGAGAAATATCGACGTCAACGCTGTAGACCGGCGCATCTTTGGTCCAGTCCTTTGTTATGGCGTAGGAGATCCTCGCATCGCCGTCTTCGCTCATGTAGACGTCTGTGATGAGGCCGGGCCAAACCGCGCCTTCCCAGATCACCCACGCCTCGCCTCCGCGCATATCCATGAGCTCCTTCCATGTCGCAGGGAGGATGATCATGCGCCCGGCTTCTTCGGCGTCTTCATAGTCGGCCAGCTTCATAAAGGCGTCAGCCCAGCGGAGATCCGTTGGCTGGGAGACCGATCCGTCGCTGTTGCGGATTGTCAGTCTACTCATCAGCCAACATCTTCCGTGGGCATATCCTGAAGCTCAGGATGGCCGATGCCTTTGATTTCATCCATGTAATTTTCGACGGCGGCATTCCATCCTCTGGCATAGGCGGCCATTTCGGCATCGTCCCGGTTCTCATTCAAAAGCTCCGGGTGAATGCTCAGCGCCGTCGCGCGATTGATCATATCCGCATCGAGCAGGTTGGCGATCTCGTCAAAGCTCTCCTTGGTGTAAACGTAATCGCCTCCACCGGAGACGAAGTCGATCTCGGCCAAATAACCGTTATTTTTGTCGGATGACCTGTCTGCGATATCGGTAATATTGTCCACGTTTACGAGCATCTTATTGCCCAGTCTGTTCGTAACTGAGATAAATTTAGGCACACTGAATCCCACCTTTCCTCAAAAATGCGTCCCATTTATCGACGATGTACAGCAGCTCCTTCGAGAGGTAGCACCTTGCCTCGAACTTCATCCAGTCCGGGACCGGGTAGTACGCCTCTGCGATCCCGCCGGCGATCGCAGCGATGGTGTCACTGTCGCCGCCGATGGAGATGCAGTTGCGGATCACGTCCTCGAAGCTCTCGCCCTCGAAGAAGCAGGTGAAGGCCTGCGGCATCGTTACCTGGCAGATCTCTTTCCCGTGACCGTTGCAGGCCTCGCGGTACTCCTTCACCGTCATCGGCAGCTCATAATAATTGCTCTCGATGTATCGGCGAAGATCTTCCTTGCTCATCCCCTGCTTGAGAAGCACCTTTGCCACCGCAGCAGCCTCGGCGCCTTTCAGGCCCTCTGGATGATTGTGCGTGATCGCTGTCACCGCATGGGCGAGCTGCTTTGCCTCTTCAACGGAGGAAGCCACATCGCCAACGGCGCTGATCCTCATGGCGCTGCCGTTTCCGCAGGAGTTATAGGGGCGCCAGTCGTCGCCCAGCATCCAGTGGAAAAACTTCCCGCCATAGCCGCAGGTGGGATAGTGGCGGCCGATCTCGTGCATGGTCTCCACCGCCACATCGGAGAGATCCTTGTAGCCATTCGGCGCCGAGCGCATCAAAGACTCGGCCACAGCGCAGGTCATCACCGTGTCGTCGGTGAACCGACACGCCTTAGCGCTGATGTAAGAGCTGATGTCGTCCTTGAAAAACTTGAAATTCTTGCTCAGGTGATTGTTGAACTCGAAGCGGCTTCCGACAATGTCACCAATGATAGCTCCAATCATTCTCGTCTCCCCTTTCTCACACGCGCGCTTTCACGCCATTCAGCCACTTCTCCAGATTGGAGACGATCCCGCGCATCTCCTGCACGTTTGCTTCGCTGACCACCAGATCTTTCAGCACCTCAACACGCGCCTCGATCTCCTTGACCAGATCAGCGCCGTTCATGCTCTCCGTGATCTCGGTCACGATCTCGGCCGGAAAGCTGGAGCCATTACAGTACCAGCAGTCAAATTCCGGCTTGTACAGCCAGTCGCCGGTCATCTGGAACGGCGGAAACTTCGCGTTGGTGGGTTTTACCATGGCGGTCCCATGGAAAGCCTTGTATCCTTCACATTTGATCATTGTTGTCCCTTCCTTTCAGTACCTTTCATATCATCCGGCCATGCCTCTTGACACCTTAGTGCGCTTCTTGACATTCGCCAGGCAAAAAATGAAGCCGATCAGATCACGCCGCCACCAGCGGTCGTGATGCAGACACCGCGAGCTCCGACATCGTATTCATTGCCGCCCTCGTCGATATAATGTCTGCATTTGCTGTGCACCTTTTCGCCGGTATAGCCGTTTATGTCATACTCAAGCTCCGGATGACGAATCAGCTTGCCGACAACCTCGAAACCGCACTTCTTCGCGTACTCACGAATCCTGTTGTTCATCGTTACACGCTCCTTTCCGCTGCCGGCTCAAGTGCCTCTCAGCATCTATAATATACCACTTGCCACTTTGTTTTTCAATTGGCAAAACGCACAAATAATAGTGCATAAAGTTGTCAAGAATTTATTGCCGCTTTCAGCTTCTCCAGGCAGGAATCACAGAGCCAGTAGCTACGGTATTTTGTGGACAGTTTTCTGCCGTTGTGGTAGAGCGTTGACGGAAGGTCAAGCATGGTTACGTATCCTCCTCTATGGCACCCTTCACATATACAGTTATCGTATGAAGATCTCAGCGCACCAAATTTGACATTGTCTTTGTATTCCAGGTCCTCCACTGTTTCACCAGCTCTCTTCCCTTTTTTGGTTCAGCCAATTCAGCCTGCAATCGAAACATTTTGTTTCAGGATGGCATACGGGCGTTGGAGTGCGTACGGCCGCAAACCACATCAAATCCCTTGGGCAAAGCCCATACGTTAATTTTGCCAGTTGCTCATTGTTCATGGATCTGACGCAATCGCCGATCGTCTGGTCCGACAGGCCGCCGAGTGAGCTGTCCTTGATCGTAAACATGTTCTCGATCTTGTGCAGGCACTTGAAGGGCGTCTTTGCCGCGGTCTCGCCCTCGCTGTAGAAGACGAAGGCCCCGTCATCCACGATTCTCTTGATCTTCCCGATCTCAAACCTGTCGCCGTTCTGGTAGATGACGTACTCTCCCGGCTTGAATTCTGTGTTACTCACGTTACTTCTCCCCTTCCACCGGAGCTTCCAGATATTCCTTGATACAGTCTTGGCAAACCCCGTGGGCTTCGCACCATCCCGGTACATTGCCCTGAATATATTTGCAGAGGCTTTTTTCTCCCATCACGCCGAAGAGCTCTTCGTCCGGGAGCGACCGAAGCCGCATGGAATTGGTCCTGCGTACCGGATCTACATAGTGGTAATTAAGCGTCAATCCGCTGACTGTTCCGACTGTTCCGATCGTATGACTGTCTTTCATGGCTTTCCCCTCATTTGCCGCTACGCTTTGCGTCCACGAATGCGCGCGCAAGATCGTCGATGATCTGGTGCATGTAGCGCTCCTGGAGAAGATCCCCGGTGTCAGATGCGATGAGGCACAGTTTCAGGTGAAGCAGCTCGTGGACAAGAGTCTTTTCCCAGTCATAGGGGACGATCTTCTCCCCGTAGTGGATCTCGTCAAGGATATCTATCCTCGCCGTCTTAATTACCTCTGTCCATGTTGTGCAGCCGGTGCAGTTTGGCATCTCCATATCTTCCGGGTGACAATAGTCATTCAGCACGATCCGCCATTCATGGAGGCCGAGCCTTTCCTGCCACTCCTTCAGAAGGTTGATATGTTCAGAATTATTGTCTTCCATGTTCTCTCACTCCTGCGTTATGTTCTGCTGATCCTCGATCAACTGGTTAAGCATGAGCCGATAGCAAAGCATGTTCGGGCAGTATTTGGGATTGTCGAAGATCGGTGTATCATCGCCGTTGTAGAATTTCAGGAGGGCCGCGGCTATTCCGGCCGAGCGTGAGACCCCGGCATCACAGTGGACAATGATAAGCCGGTCCTTGTTCTCCTCCACGAATTGCGCGATCTGACGCGCGTCCTCCGCCGTCATGGCCCATCCTCCGCCGTCCACGTCGTCAAAAGCGAGTCTCAGGACCCTCTTGATTCCGTTGTAGGGGCTTGCATACACCTTTGTGTCATACCGCTCCTCCGGCGTGCTTATGGAGATCAGGGCCGCTTCGGTGTCGTGTGGTCCGTAGCTGTATCTCTCCGCGTCCCTGCGGCTCATAACAGTGACTTGGATGCTCATTTGGACGCTTCCCTCTCGAAGAAGAATGTTATGGGCTTCTCATCCTCCACAACATTGCCGTAAAGAAGCCCGATCTTGTAGATATAGTTTGCCTTGAGCTTCCTGGGGATCTCCTGAATATAGCGGCGGAAGGTCTCCAGATCATGCGCCCTTTTGTAGTGATTGCAGTTTCGGCAAGCCGGCATGAGGTTTTCCAGATCGTCAGATCCCTGTTCACTCCATCCACGCTGCGGGATAAAATGATCGACCTGCATATCCTCATAGCGTATTTCACGACCGCAATAAGCACAACGGCCGTAATACTTTGCATACACAGCCATTCGTTTTTCTTTGCTGAAGCTCATCCGGTCACTCTCCTAACTGCTTTCATAACTGCGCCGCACTCGGGGCAGCGCTTGTAATACATGTCGCCCTCAATCAGGCAAAACGATACGTGGCAGTGTGAGCACTCCCAGTACTGTCCGATGGAATCGTCTTCATGCTCAATCCACTCCGCCTCGATTACCGGGCCGACCTTGCCTTTCTCTATCAGGACTTGCATAGCGGGAATCTTCGATATGTTGGCCTCGTATTCCTTGACTGCCTTGTTCCACCAACGAGCAGCGAGCGCGATCGTAGGATCGTCTCTGTCCTCGATCAGCAGCTCAGGACGTGCCTTGAGTGCTTCATCGCGCCTGATGCACTCATCCATCGTCAGCCTCTCCTTAAACCATCAGCGCAGAAGAAATCCGGTCTTCTTCCTTGGCAGCTTTGCCGTTTCCAATCGTGCCTGTGAACACACTCAGCGCAAGTCACAACAGACCGCACGTCTTCGGCAGGGATGCCGGCAAGAACACGTTCCGCTGCCCTGTGATATCTGTATGCATCATCTGTCATTACAGAGTCGAGGTTTCGTTCCAACGCTTCTGCAGACACGGCTTCTATTGCCGTCGAACGCAAAATGTACTCATCCATATTACGTTTCAGCCTCCTTCGGATCTTCTATCAGCTCCGGGATCGGTCGTCCGCAGGCGAAGCAGTAGTGGATCATGTTGGGCTTGACTGCGTGACCGAAGGCATCGTCAATGACCGTGAATTTGAGGCCGTCTGTACACCATGGGCACGCATGCTTTGGTGCTTTTTTAAGTACGAAATCGTAAAGCTCCGATGAACGGAAATAGGAGTTACAGTTGATGCACTTGACATCAAGCGCTTCAACATAGGGTCCGGACATCTTGTACATATAGCCTGGTCTATCGCAGTTTGGGCAGATCAGGTTTATCGGCTCCATTTTGAACATCAGTCGTCCCTCTTCATTTCCGGCCGGCTCCCAACGGCCAGGCCGAGCACCCATGGCGCAGCAGGCCCGAGTGGGATATTCCAGACGAGCCACACAAGGAATCTTTTCATAACGCAGCCTCCTCTTTTACCTGATTTCCATACAGGGTTTCCGTCTCTTCCATCAGCGTGCCACAAGGGCAGGTCTTGATTTCAGTTAATTCGTCTTCCTGGATATCGTCCGGCCCCCAGAAGCCAAAAGCGAATCCGCAGTTCGGGCACAGAAGATACATTGTTCTTCTCATCGCGCCTTCTTCTGATTGTCCTTGATCGGAGATACCCACTCATCACAGCCTTCTTCCTTGTCCGGCTGTACAAAATCAGGCTCTCCGTTGTGCAGCCAGCAGTGTCCGCAATCGGCGATTTCTTCGCCGTCGCCGCCCCAAAAGCAGTTGTAGCAATTTTTCATTTTTTGACCTCTTTCTTAAGCCAGTTCAGGAAGCACGTCCGGCAATCGTCTGTACTTGCACACTCGCCATCGCCTACGTCCACAACGGCCGGGCAGTAGAATTTATACCCGTCGTAGTAGAAATCCGTGAAAAGCGCGGCCAGTACTTCGTCATCCATGCCTCGGATCTCATCGCCCTTTGTGGTGGGCTTGCTTTTTTTCGCAGGTAGAGCGTTCTTTTGATCATTTCCGGCGTTCTCCGCACACGTTTCAGCTTGGCATGGATAGTATGGCACCGTGCTCGGAATGTTGGGAGAAGGCTTTGGAATATTGATCGTTTCGGGAGCCTCAAGAGGCTCCGCGCAGAAGCGTTTCGCTCCATCATCATATCCGGTGATTCTCTTGTACTGGCAGGATTCATAGCCTCCCGTATATCCGCAGAACCCAGAAGGTGACTTATAAGAGCAGACATACGGACAGATATAATTGCTCATTGCTTGCCCTCCTCGGCCTCAATGACGGTGGGCCTTATGTCTATCAAGCACGTTATATCGCCTCTCACCTTGCATCCCTTCCATAATTTGACCATAGCGTCGGCGTCGATCAAGCGGCCATGAGGTGGGACCTGGACAACGTCAAACACCTTGTCGCCCACCATCGCCATTGGATTTCCTTCCGCATCATAGCCTATTTCGATCTTGGCATACCCTATCGGCATGTCCATTCCCTGAATGATGAGACTCATCTTGCATCACCGTCTTCCGCTGGAACTATAGTGGGAGCTTGTTCGATGGCAAACAAAATCGAGTCACGATGAATGAGCTCATCATCATGGTATTCCTTTGCTCCGTCGTAATCGCTGTATGTTTCCATCAATTTGTAAAGCTCATCACCATCAATAAGTCTGCCGTGGGGTTTTGGAGGGATAAGTGGGCAGCTAATCATCCGGCTTTTTGACCTGTCTTTATCGCTTATCGTTCCGTCAAAGCAGATGTAGTTGCCATCCCATCTGTGTAATGGGCATTCTTTACAGCTTCTCGGCATGTCCATGCCCTGGATTGAAATTCTGCTCACGGTTCACCCTCCTCTGCTTGTGGACAAAGTCCTCACAAAAGTAAGCAGGTATTTCCCTATCCGATCCGTGAAAAGGGCAATACTTGTATCCACAGTCTTTGCAGTTCAGTTTCTTGTATGTCATGTATCGCCCTCCTCCGCCGGAATGATGGTGGTGGCGTTGTTAAGCCTATCAATGACTTCTCCTGCGCCAAGAGCCATGCGGTTCAAGTCGCCGATGATAGTGTGTTGCAAGGCTTCATCCCGGAGTGCTTTTGAAAGCGCATCCAGATCGCCAAGCCTCCCATGCGGCGGGACTGGAAAAACGGGGCAATCGCTCGGCCGGTCATGGTCCCTAAAGTAAGCCGTTTCAATAACCTTGTTGCTTACTTGGCAACGGCTGTTGTAGTGGCAGAAGCACGGGCATCCCAGCCCATCGCGCCCGCCAATGCCGCAGTTCTTAGGTACGTCAATTCCTTGGACGAGGAAACTCATCTTGCATGCCTCCTCTTGCACTCCAGACATTCATAGCCGACAAACTGTTCTGGCTTATAATGCTCTCCGGGATAGAGCATAACGTCGTTGCAGATCCTACATACAGCCACGATATAGTTGGCCTTCTTCCATCTTTCCCGGTCGGCCGCTGTGATCTCGTTTGCTTTCATGTATTACCTCACGATCATTTTGTCCGCCGGGATACAGGTCGGTGCCATCTGAATTGCCTTCAGCGAATACCCCACTCGGTCAAGCTCAGCTTCGTACATATCGCAATCGCCAAGTTCATCCTCGTCGATCAAACGGCCATGAGGCGGAACAGAGACGGCTTCTAAATATCCGCCATCATAAAGCACTCTTCCGTCGGCATAAATCGTTATGATTTTGCCGCCATACTTTGGCATCTCCAGTCCGGAAATGTAGATTCCTCCCGCAGTCTGTTCAATGCTCATAGGTGTCCTCCATGCGGGTTATGCCCCAGTATTTCACGAAACTCGGCCGTGATTTCCACCACCTTCGGTAAGAGAAGATCTTCCACCGAGGAGGTCTCTGATCGCACCAGCGCCAATAAGCAGCGCGTTCCCAAAGGCGTCTGTTTGCGCCATACCTCTTGGCCCATCTTTGTTGACTCATGCGGACTTTCCGAGCCTCGTATTCCACTTTGCTATGAGATCAGCCTTTGCTTTGTCCTTCTCCGCCGCCGGCGCGTCTGTTCTGAATTTCTCAGACTCCATGAAGACGCGGCATTCGCAGCGGTTTTGCTTTGTCCGGCCACGGGTAACATAGTACCAGGAGAATCCGTTTTCCTCGCCGTCGTTCATCTCCTCAATGGCGACGACCTTTTTACAGAACGGGAATCTTTCGAGTCTGTTGAATCTCATAGAGAAGCCTCCTCTCAGCTCTGCAGGTGCATCTGCCGCATTTTCTGGAGGAACAGGCGCATCTCTTTGTAGGTGAGGCCAACGCCGACACTCCCGACGCAGTTCTCGCCGAAACGGTCCTTGTCGTAGCTGAAGAGCATGTGTTTGCCGCTCTTCTTGTGGCAGATATCCACGGCCTGGATGTAGTTCCGAGCGTTCTGACGTTCATACCGAGCGCCCCACTCGTTCTCCCACATCTTCACGAACCCGAGGTCAGCGATTTTCTCATCTACGGTCTTGAGCAGTTTCATTGCTTTATCTCCCCTATATCTTTTCTTTTTTTGTGGCTTAATTGTAGCCCTTCTCGGTTCTCTTCTCCCAGTAGGCGCTTCTCTCGGCCAGGGCCATGTCGATCAGATAAAACCGAGGCTCTAATTTGACGTCAAAGGGGTTGCACGCTTCCTCGCCGAGATTGCAGGAGTCTCCTTCATGGTAGCCCGTCATCATAATGTCTATGGACCATGGCCCTTCGAGGCCCTCAACATTCTTCATGGCCTCGGCGACCATCTCTTCCACCAGATCCTTGTACCCGATGAAGGTGTCCTCCATCTTCTCCCGCATGGCGTCAAAGATGATCTTGTCCGTCAGGCCATAGAGATGGGGGTAAACATAGTCGTAGTCCCAGTAGTTGACGGTGAACAGGACCTTTTTGAGATCGAAGTCATAGAATACGCGAAACTCCGGCCTTAACGGCAAACCGTTGTAGATACACGGAACAGTTCTTGAATCATACAGGACTCGCTCCCGCACGACAATCTCGCTTTCTCCGTAGGCATCGGCGCAGATGGACTCGTACATGACATTGGCAATGTGCTCCGCGAGATCATAGTAAAAGCACATCGGGCCTTTACTTGCATCGAACTTGTTTGAAAAAGTCCCATTCTTCACGAACAGGGGGCCAAAGAGGCCTGCCTCTTTCACAGTCGGCATCACCTTTTCATCTACGAATTTCTGGATGTTTTCAATGTCTTCTTTGTAGTGTTCAAGGTAGAACGATTTGAAGAGCTCCGGCGGGACCGGAATTACAACACTCTTCGGTACTTCGATGCCGCAGTTCTCGATCTTCGGAAACCAGTGAGAAAAGAGGTTCAGGCCCTCGGACCTGTCAAATGGTTTCAGACTGCCGTATACGTCCATATCAGTTCCTCCCTGTGGAGCCGAAGCATCCTCTGTTCTTCTCGTTCAGATGCTCCACCGCTGTAATCTGGATCTTCGGCATTTTCTTTTCGATCTTGAACTGGCAGATCCTATCATTCACCTTGATCTCCGTATCTCTGAGCGCATACGCAGAGCAGAGCCATTCATTCTCGTCGCCAGAGAAGGAATTGTCCACCACGCCGGGCGAATTGGTGATGATGATTCCCCAGTTCTCGAACGTGCTGCCTCTTGGAGCGATCAGCGCTTCATATCCATCAGGAAGAATCATTCCCACTCCAAGAGGGATCTTCATGTAGTCGCCGGCCTTGATGCTGACGTCGATCGCCGACCGAAGATCAATCCAGTCGCAGTTTTCTTTCTGCTCCAAAGGCAGAATCTTGTCGCTGAAATACTTGACTTTGATTTCAATCATAGTTGTCTCCTCTGTTTCATCATCGTAGACCCAGTCCTTTTCGGACCGGTCATAGTGGCTGTTCGCCTTGCACCTGAAATCCCACATATCGAAGTTTCCCTTCTGCAATGGGCATTCATAGCAATGGACGCGATCATGTTCATCGCGGGCGCTGTACTTGGCGCAGATTCTCTTCTCCTGTTCACTTGTCAGCATGCGGTGTTCCTTCCAGGTATCGCTTTTCGATGTGAACCGAGAAGATCCCGTCGCCGCACTCGATCCCGGCCGCGCGGAGGATATTTCTGGCTCCCTTGGCGTTGTTCTCCGTGCGGAACAGCAGCAGCGTGCCGCGGGGAGGCATCGGATGTACTCCAATGAAGCCTTCCTGCTCCTTGATGAGCTTCACGGCACTCTCAAACCGGCGTTTTACGAACGGACGCATCAGGAGATTCGGTAAATTTCCAACGCCAAAGGCCCACACCTCCGCCAAGTCTTTTTCTTGCGGTTTGTCCATTTCTCCTAAACTCCTCTTTTCACATAGGCTTTGCCCTTGCACGCAAGGTACTTGTCTGTCGGGATGTAGTCGGAAATGACCATGATCGGGATATCTCTGCACTCTTCGCAGACGTGGTCTCCCTCTCCGATCGGGATTGCATTTTCACAGGTTGAGCAGCCGGGGCAGGCGGTGAGCAATGCAACACGTTCTCTCCATCTCTTTCCCATTCTGCCTACTCCTCCCATCCCTGAAAGTCTTCCCACGGGATACGCACCTTGTATTTGCCCTGATAGTACGTGGTGCCGACGCCGCAGGTCTTACAAAACTCGTTGAGATATGCCTGGAGCTCTTTCCTCTTCGCATCGGAGATGTCTAACTCGGCATCCTCGTACAGATCCTCGGTCGCACTTTCGATGACAGCATCGGCGTCGATGTGCATGTTCTCGGTCTCCGTGGTCCATACATACTCAGGCCGCGGATCTTCCGGGCTGTGATCGTCAGCCCACATAGCAAAGAAGGTCTCCCAGTCTCCGAAATAGCCGTCATCGTAGTTGAGATACTCCGTAAAGAACATCTCACACTTTTCGAGGACCTCCGGAGGCGCGATCGGTGCTTTCTCCAAACGCTCCTTTTGCTTGCGCTCTGCCTCCTCCCGGTCGAGCTTTCTCTGTGCCTCGCAGTTGTGCTTGGCGTAGCCGCGCGGAAGAATCTCGCCGCACAGCTTGCAGCGGTGTACGATCCCGTTGTAGCACTGCTGGCAGAAGGTCAAGGCCTGATGCTTGTACGGAAACAGCACTCCCCTGAGCTTATCCGGATCATCGCTGAGCCCATACACATTATCCTTAATCACCAGGCCGGTCCCGTGGCAGAACTGGCAGATTTCCTCGTTGTCGTGAAGATCCTTGACCAGCGCTGCGTCCACCAGACTCTTGATATACTCCTCGTCCTTCAGGAAGATCCTCTTGGGCTTGACAAATTCGTCTTTCGTGTTTTCACTCATTTTAGTGGCTCTCCTTCTTGTCTATTGTGATGGGCGGTTCTTTGCTCTCTATAAACGGCGGCCTTGAATCCGGGGTATACAGGTTTTTCGGATGATCCTGATCTTTCCAGCGGAAATGCCGGATTACGGCCCACATATCCTCCGCCACCATCATGTCTTCGGTCTTCCAGCACGGCTCCGGTTGAGCAATTCTGTACGCCGTCTCCATAAGGGGGACGCAGTCGTTTCTCCTTGTTATGTACCGTCGGAACAGTTCTCCGTTGTTGGGGTTATCCTTGTCAAAGACATAACCGTCCAGGGCGATCTCATCAGCGAAATCACTGAACTGACCGAGCTGAAGCCGGAAAAACCATTCGAGGGCTCTCTGAGCAACGCGAAGCTGGTTTTCCGTCAAAGTGATCTGGTACTCTACGGGCTTGCCGCCTTTGCTCATTCCTGCTTTCTCCTCTCATGGTGAAATCCTATGCGAGTCTGGGCATGCTTTGTTCGTGGGTATTTCCCTTCATAGCTGCGCATGCAGCTCCAACTGCAGAAGAAGTGCTTTTGGCTGTTGACGATGAGTTTATAGGCCAACATCGTCTGATTGTAGCAATAGAATTGCTTTCCGCAGTCCTCGCATTCCATCATACGTGCGCCAACTTGGCCTTCCATGCTCTCCCTCTCTTCCGATCAGGCAGCATCAATGTGAAGTTTGCGCTCGCGCTGCTCCGTCTTGTTGATCGTCCTGACCAGCTCGCGGTCGCCCTTGCCTCTGGCCGTAACGATATAACCTTCCGCGGCAAGCCCCTCGATCACCGAAGAGGCAAAATCGAAGGCAATGCGATCTCTGAAAACTCCGGCATGATCGGAGATTCCGATCCTGGCGAGCTTGATCTTGCCGATCGCGCACTCTGCTACCTCGTCCTTGAGGTGGAACAGATCACGGCGCTTTGTCACAGCCACAGCGAGTACCTGTTTCCTCACGTCCTCTTCCTTGCCGGAAAGGTACTCGGCGTATTCCTCATCCGTCATGTCATAGACAGTTTCGTAGAGATCCACCCAGCGCAGAGAGAATGTTTCCCTCTTGAGCAGACAGCCGGCGATCTTCCCAACATCGTTTTTGAGCACCGAGCCGCTGATCTCCTGCGGATGAATGTACAGATGACCCTTGCCATTGCTGGCATCGGTCATGCCATCCACGGTCCACCCGGCCTCACCGAGCGCCGCGGCAGCATCCTTGTAGAAAGCCTCGCGTGTTTCTGTCTTTTTGAAGCCCAGGCTGCCCCCCTCGTAGTAGCTCGGAGTCTCCACGCGGAAGTACACCTTGACGTACTCGTTTTCCCCATACTTTTCCTTGGGATTCCAGTTATCCGTGAGCTTCCCGTCGCTGCCGTACTGGCGTCCCTTCGTGTTATCGTGAAACATGATTTTTCCCATCAAGATACCTCCCTTTCCACAACGGAGATCGTCAGATCCCCAATTTCTTTTCTGTCTCCGTCAGCAGCCTCAGCCCGGCACCACTTGGCGAGTGCTTCGGCCTCGGCCCTCTGGATTCCGGCAACGCTGCAAAAGTTGAAAATCGAATAGTATTGCCATGCTTTGACAGTCAGCTTCTCCCGGCCGACCTTCAAGGTGGCGAATTTCTCTCTTACGCTTTCCTGGACCTTCTTCGCCACTCTCCGGTCAGGCTCCCTTCTCCATGACGAGCTCAAAGACGCGCAGCACCGGGATCTTGACCCAGGTGATCTTCCCAAAGCAGGTCTTGGCGTACTTGCTTTTCAGCTTCTCGGTCACGATCTCAGCAGCCTCACCAGCGCTTTCGGCGCTCACATTGCGGTCGAACGACACATTGTATGTCCTCTTCGTAGTTTCACCATGAGCGACGACCTCGCGCTCATAGGTAACGCTTCCGGTCACATAGTATTTCTTCATTTCCGAGCCCCCCAGATCAATACCTGCTGTGTGCGTAGCCGGCCATCGAACGAATCACTATCCTGATCGCATCCGCGACAGTTTTTGCATCATCCCAACTTTTATCGCCAACGAAGATGTACTCCTTGTGTCCGTTCGGAATGATTCCAATAACGGTGTGCGCCTCCTCAACAGTCTCCGGATCAAGGCCGCCGCAAATCTCAAACGGATACCTTTTCTGTCCCCAATCCAGATAGCTCCAGTTGATTTTGACGCTTTTCTTCCCGATGGAAGTAACGCTCCACTTCCAGTTTTCGTCCGCCTTGTCCTCTTTTTTGACAAGCTCCCGGATCAGATCCTTATACTCACGAAAGTCAATCATCTTGTACCCTCCGTTTCACATGAAACGTCAATCAGCATTTTCAAATGCCACTTGCCATTTCCAAGCCCAAAAGAAAAGCGCCCTCTCAGCATCTACAGTATAGCAGATGGAGGACGCTTTTACAAGTAGCAAAATGCACAAATATTTGTGCTTATATTATACGATTTTACCCCGTCATCAGAACCTCTTGAGAGGCCTTCATTCTGGGGAGTTTTCCGTGGTAGACACAGCCGAGTTTCAGGCGGCGGAGGGCGGCATATTGAGCCTTTGTAGGCTCCTCACAGATATAGTGGGTGTCCCACACAGCCATTGCGCCCGTCAGCCCCAGCAGCCAGGTCAGCCAATCTAAGTAGTAGCGCGGGGGCGTCATATCGCACAGCTCTTTTCTGCTCACGCCGAGCTTTTCGCATGCTGCCGCGATCGCCCACTCCTGGTGTGAAGGTACGGCGTAGTGGATGGCGCCATCTGCCGTGATGATGACCTCCAGATAATGGCAGTATTTCTCCCTGTGCTTTTCGAGGTCGAACGGGGAGTACACATCGTAGTCCTTCATGCGCTCAGCGGACAGGCCATTTGAAGCCGAAGTCCGTCCTCTTGATCTTGCACCAAGGCCGGCCGTCTTTCCAGAAGACGATGCCCTCGTAGTTATGAGATTTGAGGAAGTCTCTGATCCCCTCGTAGCTGCGGTCCGGGATCTCCAGCTTCAGCTCTCCATGTCTCCAAAGCGTATCATGGGGGAGCTTATGGGGATTTCCGTTGAAGTGCGGGCCTACAGCCTCATAGGTGGCATTCTCCTCGAAAGGAAGCTGATCTGCGTTGTTGAAGGCCTCGACAAACCAGCAGTCCTCTTTGCTGCTCCAGTCCACCGGGACCCAGTGCGGCCAATGACCTGTTACAGGATCGGGCTTATCGCACTCGATGGCGCCTTCCGGGATCTTTCGGCCATTCTTGGCGTCAAAGCGCTTGTAGAACCGGCCGTCGATCATGGCCGTAGCCGTACCGTCAACCTTGATTGTGGCCTCTCCTTCGCCGCGGAGCACGCCTTCAAGGCCGGGCGTTACCTTGTTCAGGGCCTTAACCCTGTGATCAGGAGAGAAATCGCGTTCAAACAGCGTCGGAATTTTCTTCATTGTCTGTGCCTCCTTCGTTCATTTCCTTATATGCGTCGAGCTTTTCAAGAACCTCGGCCACACACTTTTTCCCCATATTGCGGAGCCGGAGAAGTCCGTAGTGGCCCTCCATTTCAAGGATCTCGTCCAGCTCCTCTAACGTGTTGATATCCGCCCTTTTCAGGGCATTGTATGATCTGGCAGACAGTTCAAGGCATTCTATCGTCTTCCCTTTTCCAAGCGCCTTCTTACGCTCCTCGTAGGCAGTGAGGATGGAGGATTCCTTATCCCTCAAGCGCTGCTCCATGACGCTCAGGTCTCTCTCCTTCGCATCCAGCTCAATAATATGGCGTATCTCCTGATCGGTGTAGTCGATGCAGCGTCTCTTGGACGGATGCCGCATTTTTCTTGCAGCTCTGACGATGATCTGACGGGCTCTCTCCGGGGAAACCGAAATCAGCTTGCCGACATCCCTGAGCGTTTTCCCGTCTCTGAAATAGTAGAGGATGGCCTGGCGCTCACGGGGCGCGAGCATTCCGACAACACGCATCACCCTTTCCTCTATATCTGCCGGCGGGATCTTCGTGTACGGCTTGTAGATTTCATCCAGCAGGTTATACGGCCACGGAGCTATGTACTTCTTCGTTGAATCAAGATATGGCTTCTCCGCCGTCTCCGTCAAATACCTCTCGTAGCTCTCCCTGATAAGGCCCTTCATGCCGTCGGAGGCACCGTATCTCGCCGTCGGATCGTCTGTCCTTCCGGTCAGATAGTCAAGGGAGACTTGGAAGAAGTCCGCGACACACACGAGGCTTTCGATCTTCATGCCCACGTTTTTGTACATCCACGCGGCCAGGCTTGCTCTGGAGACCCCGATTCTTTCGGCGGCCTCTCCCACCGTATACGGAGAATCGTTTACGATCTGCTTGAGACGTTCCTGAACGATGGGGTTGCAGAACTGATTTGTCCCTGGATAAAACTCTTTTCTCATCCGTTGGCCTCCATTTCCTCTAACAGGTTGACTTGGTCATTTGTGCCGAGACCGCCCGTACAGGCGATGTTCAGTGACCTTTCCGGGTCTTCCCGGTAATACTTCTGAATGTAGTATTTCTCGCGCTCCAGTATGTTCTCCCCCTTGGGCACGATCTCCAGGACCTCAAACGCATAGTCCGTTATTTTATCTATGGGAAATCGCTCTGTTTTGAGATGCTGGCCCCAGCGGAATATAGGGGCGTACTTCGTCTGGCCTACGTAGAACTCGCCGGTTGACTTCTTCCTGATGATATAGATATAGCCGGAGATCGGCTCATCGAACATCTCCCTCGTGATGAAGAACTCCTGATCATCCGCCGGGTGAAGCCTTGCGCGCTCGGTCTCCCTGTACCTCTGCTTGCAGGTCATGCTACAGAAGTGCTTGTCGGCGTAGTCCTGAATATCGTAGAAGTCGTTGCGGATCTCATACGGGGAGAAGCCTATAGGCTTGGAGTAGTATGTCTCCACTTCCGCACCGCAGCAGTCACACTTGAAGCGGATCTTATCAAAATACTTGTTGGTATCGTAGCAGTGTTCCCCGATGATGATGCAGTACAGATCCCCCTCCTGGAGCTTCTTGCTGTACCGGAAGCCGATCTTGTCACCATACATAGACCGGATGATGTCTTTGAACTGATCACGGCTCTCGCAGATCAGACAATCCATCAGGAGCTCATTATTTTCAGCCTTGCTCGTTGACTCATAGAGTCCGAAGCCCAGCTTGTTTTCAAGGTTTTTCTGCCTTTCCTCTTCGCTCGGCACTTCATAGATTCGGTACAAAACTTCCAGCATTAGTGTGTCACTCCACGCCGTTATATCTCATTTCCGGTTTTTCCGCCGGCTGCTTTTCGCTATTTTGGATTTCACATGCTTATGCTTGTGAAATCCCTTTTCGCGCTTTTCCCTTTTGGGGGATCTATAGTGCCCGTGGCCTTCCCCGGTCTTGAGGTTTGGCTTTTCCACCACAGGCAGGTCCATCCGCGGCTCAAAGATGTATGCGGCAGATCCCAGATCAAACATTCTCATTCACCCCGCTTCTTTAAGCCGTGAGCATCGGCCTAAGCTGAGACGCCTCGATGACGTACTTGGCCGGATTCTCCATGACCTTGCCGTACTCCTCTTTGCCCTGAAATTCGTCGATGACGGCCTGTTCCTTCTCCGACATATCTTCATACCGCTTGTGGCCGTAGGAGGGCGGCAGCCAACTTCTCTGACGTGCAGCGAAGATGTTGAGGCGGTCGATGATTGGCGCAGCCTCCGGGCGGAACTTGATATGGCAGGTCCCCTTCTTGTAGAACTTTGCCGTGAAATAGGTGAAGGACAGCTCCCCGCGGGTAGCTTTGAGATCGTTGGCATTTGAGATAACAGAAAAAGGATCTCGCGCCCATCCGATCTCCCCTTTGTCCAGATACGTCAAGGCTCTCTCCATGTCAGAGATCGTGCGTGTCAGATCGTAGGTGTCCAGCTTGTCCCCATCCCAGGAGGAGGAGCTGAATCCGTTGATCGGCAGGATCACCTTCATCCCGACTTTCCAGGCTTTATTAGTCGCCCAACCGTTATAGTAGTGTACGTTGTCGCTCTGAATCTCGCGGCTCCAGGAATGCTCTTCGCTGAGCTTGCGGAACAGGCTCATGATGGAGTCCTCGACGCCCTGCTGGAGCTGGAGCTGAATGTCATAAAAGACTTGCATGACATTGTGCTTGTCGAACTCATATTCGGACATCTCGCGGACCTTGTCATGATAATCGGATTGCATCTGGGATGTCATTTTCTCCCGGAGCTGCGGCTTGTCCAGCAGCAGATTCCAATACTTGTAGCGGAGCTTCTTCAGATACTCGTTGATAACCTCATTGGTGGCCGTTGTGAAGTCATGGCCGCCCACGCTCATCGTGATCAGCGGCTTTTCGCTCTCGTGAACCCCGGTGATCAGGTGCGGCGCCACAGCTTCGTAGGCCATCATGAGGTCGATTCCGGTCCTGGCCTCCAGATTGAAATACTCGATCAGGCTCAGGATCTCGTCAGCAATGACAATCTGTCCTTCCTTCTGCTCATGGAGATCGCTGTAGTCCTTCTCCACCGCTTTTTTGGCACCCTCGAAGATCGAAGATTCCACCGCGCGCTTGCGTGGAATGTCTATGTGAACAACTGCCACTTCGACGTCGGTTTTCCTCTGCGCCTCCTTAAAGGCGTCCTGGACAAACTCGATCCTTGCCTCGTACTTTGCCAGAAGGCTTTTCAGGAGCTTTCTCTCATTGGTATAGGGATTGCGGATCGTCTCCGCGTTGAGCAGGCAAGCGATCTGGCCGCCGTCCTTCTGCAATTCGATTGCATGGAGAAGGTGTGCGGCGCCGGCGGAGAACGGAGGATTCATCAGGATCAGATCGTAGCGCTTGTTCGTCCTGTAGGAGAGAAAGTCATCGCCGACAAGGTGGTATCCCTTACCGCGGAGAATCAGGCGCAGGTTGTAATCCAGCTCGATCACATCGAAATTCCGTTCTTTACCACGGATGGATCTCTGATACCTTGTAGTGCGCTCCCGTTCAAGATGCGGGTTTTTCGCCAGGCGTGCCCTGTAGCTCGGATAATCCTCGTACTCCCTTTCCCGGCAGCGCTGCGCCATATTCAGCACAGCCTCCACAAGATTGCCCTTGCCGGCGGAAGGCTCAAGGATATCTGTTACGCCGGACCACCTAACGTGGGCGAGGAGCTTTCCGGCGAGTCTGTCAGGCGTGGGATAAAAGTCCTTGTTATCCCCGGCCGGAAGGTATGCGACATCCACTTTTTCTCTGGTCTTGCGCCCGGTGTTGGTGGTGGCCGCCTCCTCCAGGGCCTCCGGGTGCTTCTCGCAGTACGCACGGATCTTCTTTTTTGCCTCCGCAATGCTGTTCGCATCGCCAACATGGTCGATGCTGCGCCTTTCGCTGGGATGGATGCTGCCGTGATTCACTTTGAGATAGATAGTATACCAGCCCTTGTCCCAAGCCCCCTTCTTCTCCCTTTTTGAGATCTCGAAGGTGGCAAGGTCGCCGTCAACATAGCAGATGACCTTTCTGGGCTGTGCGCTTTTGTGGTCTTCGTAGCAATTAAGAATCATTCCAGCGGCGGCTCCTTTCTGCAACGCCCTTCTACTCTCTTCTCAT